CGTTCACGCGGACCTCGGTCGGGTCGAGTGGGAAGGGACCCGCGAGCTAGCCGAGCGACAGGCGAAGCACTACGGTGTCCGGTTCGAGGTCGTGAAGCGGACCCAGAACGACCTGCTCGACCACGTGGCCGAGCGCGGAATGTGGCCGTCCAGCCAGGCGCGCTACTGCACCAGCGACCACAAGCGCGGCCCAGTTCGTACCCTCATGACCCGGTTGACCGACGAGATCCGGCGGGTCAACGGTGGCGCCCAGGCCCGCATCCTCAACTGCATGGGGATCCGGGCGCAAGAGAGTCCCGCGCGCGCCAAGAAGGTGCCGTTCGGCTTCGATAAGAGCGCGTCGAACGGGCGCCGCTCGGTCGACACCTGGTTCCCCATCTTCGACTGGTCGGTCGAGGACGTATGGGCGTGCATCAAGCGGTCGGGCGTCGAGCACCACCGGGCCTACGACCTCGGAATGCCTCGACTGAGCTGTTGCTTCTGTGTCCTGGCCCCCGAGGCCGCCCTGGTGTTGGCCGGCCAGCACAACCGGAAGCTCTTGGACGAGTACGTGGCGGTCGAGAAGAAGATCGGCCACACGTTCCGCAAGAGCCTCCCGATCCTCAAGGTGCTGGAGAAGGTGGAGGCGGGCGAGCAGGGCGAAGGTGGCGTCGAAAGCTGGTGCATGTGATGGCCCGGCCGCTCAAACAGATCGCCCGCTACATCAACGACAACGCCGAGCGCCTCCAGTTGAGCCGCGCGACCGTCGAGGCAACGAGCGTGTCGACCGACCGGCACTGGAGGGGGAGCCGGCTGCGTCACCCGGGCAAGGGGCGGAAAGGCAACCGCATCAAGGTCTGGGACCTGAAGGGCGAGATCGTACTCGACCACAACGCGGCCGAAACGTACCGGCGCAACGACGAGGTCGAGCGGTGGCTGGCCGACTGGGAGCGGGGTCGCCGGTGGGCCTTCGACGGGTGGGTAGACCGGAACGGCGTGAAGGCGAAGCCGGCGTTCTGCGACTGCCCCGCGTCCGACGAGCCCTACATGATGATGACGGTGCAGCACCTGCCCGGGTGTCCGAGGCTGGAGGGTTGACGATGAACAAGTTGCTCGACGCCGTCGAATTCGCGACCATCCGGCACGCTGGTCAACTCCGCCAGCGGGCCAAAGGGATCGCGCCCCTACCATACATCGTCCATCCGGTTGGGGTGGCCCGCCTGGTCGCCGACCACACGGACGTCGACGACGATGTGCTGATCGCCGCCGTCCTGCACGACGTCGTCGAGGACACCGACACGACCGTCGAGGAGGTGGAGCGCGCGTTCGGCGCCAGGGTCGCCGGCCTGGTCGCCGAGCTGACCGACCCACCAGGTTTGAAGGGGGCGGCCAAGAACGCCAGCCAGCTCGCCCGCATCCACGCCATGTCCCACTACGCCCGCATCATCAAGCTGGCGGACAAGACCTACAACGTGCGCGACATCCGGATCAACCCGCCCGGCTGGTCGCGGGCCGCCCGGCTAGGCTACCTGGAGCACGCCGAAGCAGTCGTGCGCGCGTTCGAGTTCGGGCTGGGGGTCCGGCTGGTCGAGCGATTCGACGCGGAAGCGGCGATGACGCGCGCCGTCATGATGGATGAAGCGGCCCGCTAGGTAATCCTCTTGCTGGACCGCCACCACTTTGCTAGCTGGGAATCAGATGACCACCTGGCTCGACACCATCTGCGACCCGACCGCCAAGAACCGTCCCTCGTTCGTTGCGGCGCCCAAGACCGCGCGGATCAATGGGACGAGCTACACGGTCGCGTCGGACAGCAAGAGGGTCGTGTTCGTGCCGGGCGACCTCGGGTACGACGCGACCGACCAGCAGGAGGACAACCTGTTGACCGACTTCCACGACCCCGCCGTCGTGGTCGCGACCATGGAGGTGGCGGTCGATCGGTTGCGCGGATGGGCGGCCGAACCGGTCGCGTGCGACTACCAGGCGGACCACGGCAAGGGCGTGACGTGTTCAATGTGCCGGGGGGCGGGCTCGACCGCGTGCGAGTGCGACGCGTGTGGCCACCGCCACCAGTCCGCCTGCGAGGAGTGCCGGGGGACTGGTCGGGGCGGCCTGGCCGTCTGCCTGGAATGCACGTTCGATCCGGTTGTCGGGCTCCAAACCGAGCGGCTCGGTTGGCTGGCGGACGACGTTCTGGTCAACCGCCACCTGTTCGACGCGATCCTCCCGAACGTCACGGACGCGACCATCACGGTCACGACCGGCAACCAATTCGACCCCATCTTCTTGGTGGGGACGTCGTCGGGCATCCGGATCGTCATGATGCCCACCAGATCCGACACCAACCGGACGGTCGACAGCCGCTTCAGCCGGTGGCCCACCAGCCCGCCCCGCCGGATGGGCAACTTGCTCGTGTAACATGAGTCACCTACAGAACCTACAGCGGCAACGGCAGCGGCGAGAGCGCCGGTCGCTTGGGTTGTGCTGCCGGTGCAGTAGGAAGGCGTTGCCCGACCGTTCCCTCTGTCAATTGTGTCGAGAGAAAATCTCGCTATCCAGGGCCTGGACCGGACATCGCGCCTGGGCGCAGGTGTGGCGACGTCGCCGATGGGAGCGACGCCTCTGCTGTGCCGCCTTGTTGGCGGCCGGTCGGGTCGTCCGGTTGACTCGGGTGGACGATCTGGCGTTGTCGCTTGGGATCGCCCGCACCACCGATCTTGCCCATTTGTACGGGTGCCCGATGTCGATGGTCTCGGCGGCCCGTTGCGAAACCGACACCCGGTATGCGCGCGCTGGACTACGAAAGCTCGGCCTGCTGGACCCGACCAAGAGACTCTTGGTGCCAGTCCAGGATGCTCGCCCGCCAGATGATGCATTGTCCGTTCGCGAAGGTCTCGCCCTCTTGCCCGCGATCGTGAGGCTCGCGCGCGACGAGTACGACCTTACCGATCGCCACATACGTGTGGCTCGCCTGCGTGCTCAAGGATTGCGGTTGAAGCAGATCGGCCAACAGGAGGGGGTGTCGCGCGAGCGGATCCGCCAGATCGAAGCGGAGGCCATCCGGTTGATGCGTGAGGCGCTCAACCAGTTGAACCGCTTGACCACCGCCGCGGTGATCCAGTACCGGAAGCGGTACATGATGGAGGCCAATCAACCCCGTCGCCCGTTCCGCACCGCCATTGCCTATCGGGTAGCTGCTGGCGGATGGGCGCTAGGGCTGTCGTGCGGGCATGTCGTACGGCGCCCGAACATGACCAACGAATCGCTGTGGGATCAGTACGGGAAGGCGTTTCTCGTGCGATGCCAGCATTGCCCGATGGAACCGACCGGCGCGACACCATGACCAAGCCGGTCGACCAGTTCAGCCGGATCCCCGCGAAGGCGGGATGGTGCGACACCACCAAGCTGCCCCGTGGGCCGAACGGCAGAGCGCACTGCCGGCAGTGCGGCGCGGAAGTGCCGAAGGGGTCGCGGTCGTTCTGCTCGAACGCGTGCATCCACCTGTGGAAGCTGACGACCGACCCGGCCTACCAGCGCCAGCACGTCCACAAGCGCGACCGGGGCGTGTGCGCGATGTGCCGGCTCGACACCGACCAGCTCGAACGCGATTTCCGCGAGGCCCGGCGGGCCAGCTATCGGGAGCGCTATCCCGATCGCGACCCGCCCCACCACACCTCGGACTACTGGCTGTACAGCAACCGGGAAGGGCCCACCGCCCTACTCAAGCGGCTCGGGTTCCTGGCGGGTCGATCGTTCTGGGAGATGGACCACATCGTTCCCGTCGTCGAAGGCGGGGGCGGCTGCACGCTCGCCAACCTCCGGACGCTCTGCCGTCCGTGCCACCTGGAAGTTACCAGGGCGCTCCGAGCCCGGCGCGCCAAGAACCCGAAAATCCGCAGGAGAGCGATGCCATGAAGAACATCGGAAGCCACTCGCACGCCGCCATCACCAAGCTGCTGCCCGACCTGGACGCCCAGTACCGTCGCGCGTGCGACGAGCTGGCGGCCGCGCAGGCCAACCAGGAGATGGCCCGCCAGAAGGTCGAGCAGGCCGAAACGCTCCTGACGACCGCGATGGGCAAGTGGATGGCGGGGTTCCCCCGCCACATCGTCGTCCTGGCGGCCAGCCAGATCGACGAGCTGGCGGCCCGGCCGTCCGAGCCGCCCGCCGCCCCAACGGTCGAGCCTGGCAACGGGGCCGGCTTGCTGGTCGAGGAGCGGTGAAGTGAAGCGGCAGCGCCGCCCGCCGAAGGCCCCCCGGTTCCCCCTGACCCTCCCGTTGCTGCCTGGGCTTCGGTGGAAGGGGAAGCTGAAAGTGAGTGCCCGCTGTCAGGATGGGTACCCGGTCGCGTTCGACGCGGAGATCAATCGACCGGAACCAGAGGTCCGCAACCATCCCGAGCGCTACATCTTCGACCGCACCGTCCTGACCGCCAAGCAGTTGAAGGACTGGACCGGATGGAGCGAGTGATGCTGCTACCTTCTGCTCCCGAACGTAGGGGTCTTACGGTGGCACGGGACACAGAGGGTTCTGCCGTTCCGGACGTCGAACCGAAGCTCCGGGTATCGCGCGAACGGCTTGATGTGGTCAGCGTTCAGCCGGCCACCACGAGTACCGCATGTTCGACAGGTGTAGTCGTCCCGCGTGAACACGGCCGTCCGCCAAGTCGCGTACTCAGCGGACATGCGAATTCGAGTGGCTTCCGGAGATGCACCGCCTTTCCAGTTGTGCGCTTTCTCACCACGTTGAGCCGCAGCGATCTTCGCGCGTGTTTCCGGTCGGCACTCACGTCCAAGCAACGCCTTACGCAGCTTTTCCCTAACGCTGGGCCTCGACAGGATCTCCCTGTTCGCCTTCTGAATTCGCTCCAGTGCTTCTGGGCTGTGTCGCCTGCCTGTGTGCTTAGTGATCATCCTGGTGCGATACGCGGGATCGGCCCATCGCCTCTTCATTCCAGCCGACATCTTCGCGATCGTTTCGGGCGCCTTCTCGACCCCCTTGTTCTGTGTCTTCCCGCGGTGGGCAGCGGCCATCATCTCGGCATAGCCTGGATCCCTCCAGGACCGAAATTTAGCTTCCGACAGCTTCCTCCTCGTCTCCTTGCTGTGCTTGGACCCCTTCCGCACACCAAGAGGATATCATGTACCTCATAGACGGTACGCCACTCCTCTACAGGGCCGCCCACTCCTATACCCTGACAACCTCACGCGGTGAGCCAAGCGGCATCGTCTACGGAGCGGTTAAGATCCTGTTGGGGCTCATTCGCAAGCTCGACACCACCACCGCGGAGATAGTCGTGTTCTGGGACCATGGGAGATCACGTTATCGGACCGCCCGCTACCCCGCCTACAAGGACACGCCCGCCCGCGCCGCATCCAAGGCGATGTTGCCAGGAGGATCGTTCCAGGATCAGCGGGCCGCCGTCCATGCCATCTTCCAGGCGAAGGGGATCCGACAGGTCTCGGTCGAGGGAATCGAAGCGGATGACCTCATCGCCATCGCGACGACCACCGGCACTCATGTGGTCGTGTCGGACGATCTAGACCTTTGGCAGCTCATCGGGCAGCGCGGCACCCAGGTGTACGCGCCCGTCAAGGAGATGTGGGTCCGCGATCGGGACGACTGCTTCAAGCTGACGGGCCTGTGGCCCGAGCAGATCGCCCCCTACAAATCACTTTCCGGTGATCCAAGTGACGGACTACCCGGCGTCACGGGCGTGGGCGACAAGACCGCCAAGCAGCTCCTGTCGGTCGTCCAAGACCTCGCCGAGCTGTACCGACGGCTTCGCACACCTGGCGACCGCTTGCCCGTCAGCGACCGGATCGTCAACGCGCTGCTCGCCGAGGAGGATCGAGTCAAGCTGTGGTTCGACCTGTGCCAGCCGCTCGATTGGTCGATGCTGTCGCCCGCCGAGCAGGCCGGCTTTCTGGCCGGATGGCAGGGCCCCCTCCAGACCGACCGGACCGCCGAGTTCGAGCTGTACGAATCGTGGGAGCTGTACGAGTTCCGCCGGAAGCTATCGGAAGTCCCGTGGACCCGCCCGATCGCGGAGCCGGAGGTCCCGCGGGGCGATAGGATCGCCCGCCGGGGCATGCCGGCCAACCCGGACGATTGGCAGGTCCAACAGGCCGCCACCGCCGCGCAGGTGCGAGGCTGTCATGCCTGCACGATGCGACAGGAGTGCAGCGGGCCAGTTCCCGGCAACGTCGAGCGCGCGACTGAACGGCCGTGGGCCATGATCGTTGGGCGCAACCCAGGCGCCTCGGAGGACCGGGAAGGTCGTGGGTTCGTGGGGCCGGCGGGCAAGCGGCTCAACCAGTTGCTCGTCGGTCGAGCGGCCGATGAACGTGAGGTCCACGGCCGGTTGATCGAGCGCGCGACCACCTGGGTGACCAACACAGCGAAATGCTGGACAACAGGCAATCGAGAACCAGAGCCGCATGAGTGGCAGGTGTGCGCGGGGCTATTTCTCCGGGAAGAGATCCGGGCGATTCAGCCACGCCTCATCCTATCGTTCGGCGCGCTTGCGATGACTGCCTTGACAGGGTATACTGACTCCATCATGCAGCGATCCGGCACGACCGTCGCGGGCGTGGAAGCAAATGGGATAGTACAGTACGCCGTGCTGGATGGCGGGGAACGCCGGTGGGACCCTGTCATACCGCCCGCCTGCACGATCGTGTTGCTGCCCCACCCTGCCGCCGCGCTACGGACCAGGCAAGCGGAGCTGAAGCTCCAGCAGGCCGGCAGAGTTGTTGCGGATCTTCTCAAGTGAGAAGGATTTTCTCAACTAAGCAAGAGCGCCACGTTGCCAGGCGATACGTGCAAGGAGCCAGTCTGCAAGCCCTGGCCATGTTTTTTGGTGTTTCGACGCCGACGATTTCCACCGCGCTCAAGCACGTAGGTGTGCGCGCCAGGCCGGCCCATCGTCATCGCACGTATCGCTGTGATGAGAGCGTCTTCGATACACTGACACGGGACACTGCTTACTGGGTTGGGTTTTTGATGGCAGATGGGTGTATCTACTATGATGGGAGTTATCGAATAACTGTGGGGCTACAAAGTCAAGATCGCGCGCACCTGCACAAGCTGCGGCGATTCCTGAGATCAGATCACGCTATCACCGAAACGGTGAAGAGGACGACTCAACATCGAGGAGTTCGATACAGCATCAGATCCGGACGACTCGCGCTTGCACTTGGCCGATGGGGTGTAACGCCAAGAAAGTCCTTTTCGGCGAAAGCGCGTGGTGGAATCGATCAGATGGCATCGTTCTGGCGGGGTGTTGTCGACGGCGATGGGAGCGTCATGCTGACCCGTGGTAGGCGCTACCCGTGCATCAGCCTCGTAGGCGCGTCGCGTGCTTTACTCAACCAGTTCGTTGCCTTTCTCGCCAGACGCGGGCTCGTTGCCAAAAATCGTTCTGGCGGATCCGGTCGCTGGCAAGTTGCGGTGTACGGTGAGAGCGCCAGTAGGCTTGCCAAGATCCTGTATACGAAGACCGGCCCAGCTCTTGCGCGGAAGAGGAAGACAGCGAACAAGCTGATGAAAAACGATTGACACCGGCAAGCCGACGTGCTACGTTGAAACCAACAAGCTGGAAGGAAGGGGTCGTGGAACAGATCGAAGCCAAGCAGTCGGAGCCCGCCGAAGGCGAGGTCCGGACGATCACGTGGATGAAGGGGCGGAACGACGGGGTCGTCACCTGGGAGCTGGGCAAGCTGGGCGTGCTCGCCCGGGAAGCGACCGAGCGGCCGAACGTCGGGGAGATGTGGGTCGTGCAGGTCGTCAAGGACACGGCGCCCGGGACCCACGGGGGCGTCTTGATCCTCCTGCCCGTCCGAAAGGTCACGGCCGTCGAGATCGACGAGAGTGTCGCGGAGAACGCGATCGAGGACGTCACCAACGTGGTCCAGTTGTCCGTCAATGCGCTGTGCGAAGACGCGACCGTCGAGGTCGTGCGGACCAGCCGGCTGGTCCGCTACACCATCCAGTCGGACCAAGACACCCGCTGGCTGTTCGGTCACGATGGCGCGACGATTGCGGCGCTCCGGACGGTTGTGGCGGCCATGTTGTTGCGCGCGGGCGCGCGCGGCTGGGTCGACTTCGGTGAGGCCCCCCCGGCCGCCGAGTGCGAGTGCGGCGAGCGCTACACCGACCCGGTCGACTTCGACATGCGGACGACCGGGCCGAGCGAGACGGAAGAGCGGTTCGAGGACGATCGCCCCACATACTACGCGCGTCGCACGTGCGGGTGCGGGGTGGCGGTCTACATGAGGACTTGACTGGTGGGGATCCCGCTCTACAAGGCGGCCGTCCTGATGGGCTACCAGAAGGCCCACGTGGCCGGGCCAAGAGGCCAGCTCATCCGGGTGTCGATTGGGTCGCCCCTGTTCCCCGGCCAATGGACCGAGCTGAAGATCGGGGACGGGTCCGGCATGTACATGCACGGCCGCACCAAGAAACCGATGCTCTGGTGGGTCGCGGAGCAGTGGCTGGCGGACGGCGACCTCCTCAAGATCGAGACGAAGGTGGGGGAGGCGGGGGTCGGGCGGGACGAAACCCGCTCGATGGAGATGGTGTTCTCGATCGATCCACGCGCCCCTCTCGTCGAGGTCAAGTGGAAGGGGCTGGGCTATCGGGACTGGCCCCTCCTGAAGGCACGGGTCCGGGAGGTGTCGCGCACGACCCCCCAGATGGAACGGGACATCTCGATCACCGCGGTCTATGACGACCGGCAGGACGGCCCGCGCGATAGCGAGGCGGTGGCAACCAAGCGGCAGGCTGACGAATGAGCGGCCGGCCCATCACCGTCTCGATCGACTACTTGCCAGACGGATCCAACGACTTGGTCGCCGACGACGTCGTGGTGGTGGCGTTCCGGCGGGACGGCCGCGCGAACGTCGAGACCGTTCAGACGTTCCAACCGCGCCCCGATCGTCGCATCATGCTGAACGCCGCGAAGGCGCTGCTCGCCGAGCTGGCGGAGGATGAGCGTGACATCTATGGGAAAGCGGCGGCCAGGGCGCTCGAACGGGTCCACCGGAAACTGTAGGGTCCGATGGGTCAACGGACGAGGCGGCGGCAGAGTGGTGGGGGGCGACACGATCAAGTGGATCGCGCCCGCCGAGTTCATTGTGCCGGTCACCATCGTCACCAGGAACATCGAGCAGGCGCTCGACGCGCTGGGTTGGAGGAAGCGACGTGGACACGATCGTCAAGTACGTGGGGATCCGGCACGAAGGCGTCTGCATGGTCCGGCGGACCGAGCTGCGAAAGGGCGTGGTCATCCGGATGAACGAGATGACCAGCGTGCCCGCCTTCGACTGGGGGGACGCCGGAGACCATGACGGAGCCGGCCAGCTCGCGCTCGCGATCCTGTCCGACCACCTTCGCGATGACCTGAAGGCCATCCGGTTCCGTTCGGCCTACCGGGACGCTGTGATCGCAAGACTCCCGCAAGCCACCTGGGAGCTGCCCGCCGAAGAGGTCGAGCGGGTCGTGAAGGAGTTGCGGGTTGGCTGACCAGTTCATCTACGTCCACGAGGACGAATACGACCCGGTCGACTGCATCACGGCCGGCGAGTTACGCGCCAGCGGGGTCGCGATCCCCTCGGACGTGCCGGACTGCGGGTGGGTGCCGCGCGCGTCCATCAAGCAGTCGATCGCGGACGATTGCTCGGTCACACCGGACGGCCGGTTCAACGCGACCATCGAGATCCAGTTCACCGTGGCGTTCCGGTGGGTCGAGATGGACTGTACGGTCGATCCGCCCGTCCAGGAGGAGCCATGAACGACGCGACCAAGTGGGGCTGGATGTGGGACGGGGATGAGGATGCGCACGGCCCGTTCGACTCGCGCGAAGAGGCGCTCGCGGATGCCAACGCCAAGCTGGTGGACATAGGTGACGCGTTCTCCGCGACCGTCATGCTGGGTCACTGCCGATACGCCGACCCGGTCGACTCGATCGACATGGAGGTCGATCACGTCCTCGATATGATGGACCAGCGGGCAGGCGAAAACGACTTCGGATGGTACGACGACGAGATTTTCGAGGCGAAGGGAACGAAGGTCGACGCCCAGAAGGCGCTCACCGCCTGCCTGGAGGGATGGGCGCGCGAGTGGGTCGAAACGTCCGTCTGGACGCTCGATGAGGTCGATCGGGTCGAGCTGACCCGGGATTGCTAGGGAGGAGTGGGTCGGATCAAGGTCGAGGTGAATGGCAAACTGGCCATGTTGCGCGAGGAGACGTCCATGGAGACGCGGGAGCGGGAGACTCGCGAGGCGTGGGCGGTTGAGGACCGGCAGACCCTCGTGTGCGCGGCCAAGAGCCGCCGGGTACCCGGCGCCGACCACATGAGCAGAGCTAAGCTGCTCGACGCTATTGTGGCGATTGAGCTGGGCAAGGATCGATGATCACGCTGGCGGGCGCGGGGCGCGACCGACTCGCCATCTTCCTGGTCGACGAACCCGAGGATGCCGCGGCGGTGATCCGCTCGCTCCTGAACGTCCGGGAGAACCGGAACCAGACCGGCTTCTTCCTCCCGGTCCACGACTTCCCGATCCTCCGCGAACGGCTCGACCGCCTTGGCATCACCCAAACAACCGGCCGGCGCGAAATGGACGACAACGCCGCACTCGCGGTCCGGTCGTACCTGGCCGCGCTCGAACGGAACGATCGCATCAAGGCGGGCGACCTGAACGACGAGATCGTCGCGGACATCGAAGCAGGTGCGCTCAAGAGTCCCCTGTGGACCGACCAGGTCGCGGACGTCCGGTTCATCCTGCGGCACGGGCGTGTCGGGGTGTTCAGCGAGATGGGGGTGGGCAAGAGCTTGACCGCGCTCGCCGGCTTCGTGGTCTTGCGGGCCCGCCGGCTCGCAAGGTACGCGCTGGTCATCGGGCCCAACGCGGTCAAGCAGAACTGGATCCGGCAGATCGCCCAGCACACCAGCATGACGGTCGAGGAGCTGGGGAACGGGCGGTCGACCGTCTTGCGCCGCATCAAGAAGCAGGCGGCCCGCCGGACCGACGTCTGCATCACGCACTACGAGGCGCTCCGGTCCGACGACATCCGCGACCAGCTCGTCAAGATGCCGTTCGACATGGTCATCTTAGATGAGATTCATCGTGCAAAAAACCTCGACACCGACACGACCAAGGCGGTGGCCGACACGCTCGCGCGGATCCGCCCGGCCGTCGAGCTAGTCGAAGCTGATATCGAGCTGGTGACAGAGACTGGCATCGTATTGACGACCGCACTTCTTCCTGCTAGCATGGCCATTGGTGATGAGGTCGAGTTCCTCTAGACGAAAGTTTACCGACAGGCAGGAGAAGGCGATCTGCCGTCGTTACTCGGCCGGCGGAGACGGCTGCGTCATACTTGCCAAGGCGTTCGGCTGCACGCACCAGACCATCTTGGATGTGTTGCGACGTCACGATGTCGCGGTCCGAGACCACACCGCACCAAAGCCAGGCCGCCGAAAGCTGAAAGGACAGGAGAGACGCGTGCTCGCCGCGTATGCGGCTGGAGCCAGCATCAGAAAGCTAGCGGTCAAACACGGGGTCTCGGACGTGGCGGTCAAGGGGCTCCTCGTTCGCAACGCCGTCGAGATCCGCAAGGTGCGAGGGCCGACGGCTTGGAACTGGAACGGCGGCCGTCATGCGACGAGCGCCGGTTACATCTACGTGCGGTTATACCCTGGCCACCGCTTCTTCCACCTGACGAGACGCGGCTTGATCCTTGAACACCGGTTGATCATGGCGCAACTGCTTGGGCGACCACTCACGGCACGCGAGATGGTTCACCATATCAACGGGATCAAGGACGACAACCGCCAGGAGAACCTTCAGCTCCACCACAGGAACCACGGATCCGGAGTGGTGCTCAGATGTCAGGCGTGTGGGTCTGTAGATATCAAACCGGACAAGATCGCTTGACACACGCAACCCGTCAGCGCCATAACTGCCCGAGGATCCATGAGCGACTACATCGACGACGTCTTCGGGGCGAACGGCATCTTGGCCAAGAGTGACCTGCGCGCCGCCGTCCGGCCCGGCCAGATCGAGATGGCGCGAGCGGTCGACCATTCGCTCCGCGCCCGCGCCAACATGATGTGCGAGGCGGGAACCGGGACGGGCAAAACGTTCGCCTACCTGGTGCCCGCGATCGCCAACCAGTTGGTCACGATCGTCGTGACGCGCAACAACCTGCTGGCCGACCAGCTCTACCTCAAGGACCTGCCGACCCTCCACCGGCTCCTTCCGTGGAAGTTCACGTTCGCGCAGATCAAGGGGAAGGGGCGGTACCTGTGCGTCGCCAAGTTCCCGGGGCTTCCGGGCTCATCGCCCCCGCCCCTACAACGGTACGATGACGCCGACGTCGACGCCGAGATCCAGCGGTGGGCCCCAACCACCCGGACGGGCGACTTCTCGGAGCTGTCGTTCACCATCCCGGACCGCCTGCTCCACCGCTACACCGCCAACCAGGACGAGTGTGAACGGCGCAAGTGCCCCGCGTTCCAGTCGTGCCACTACTACGCGGCCAAGCGGAACGCGGCAGTCGCCCAGGTGGTCGTGACCAACTACCACGTGTTCTTCTCGCACCTGCGGTACGGCCGCGTCCTGCCCGACTACGACGTCGTCATCATGGACGAGGGGCACGACGCCCCCGACATCGCGCGCGACTTCTTCGGGTTCCGCGTGACCGCTGGGGCGGTCAGGAGGATCGCGGGTCTGGTCGGCAGAGCCTCGAAGGCCAGCGGGGACGCGGCCGCCGCGCTCAAGAACGAGTTGATCGACTCGGCCAACACCCTGTTCGCCGACCTGGCTGCCTACCAGGCGATCGAGCGGGGCATCCGGATCAGGAAACCGATCGCCGTCGAGTACACCGGAACCGTCCGGCTGCTCCGCGATGCCGCCAGCCAGTTGAAAGACGAGGCCGATGAGCTGGCTGTAGAGGACCCGCCTGGCCGCCAGGAGTTGCTCCGGCATTCCCGCCGCGCCTCCGAACTGGCCCGCCAGATCACCGAGGCGGTCAACCTCTCGAAGCACGAGTCGTTCATCTACCAGATCGACGGCGATCGCGCCGACCTGGTCAGCCGGGCGATCAACCCGGCCGAGTTTCTCGCGCGCCATCTCAACGTCGGGCCCGCGCCCGACACCGAGGAGTCGAGCGCGGCCGAGAATGACGATGGCGTCTACGACGACCAACCGGCCGACGAGACACCCGAGCCCCACGCGCACGTCATGACGTCCGCGACCATCACGACCCCGACGCTCGGCGGGGCGCCGTCGTTCGAGTTCGTGCGCACCACCATGGGGATCAAGGAGACGGGCGTCTGCTTGGCCGAGTCGCCATTCCAGCTCGACCGACAGTGCCTCCTGATCATCCCGTGGGAAGCGCCCAGGCCGCCGGAGGGTCGTCTGTCCCCCGCCACCAGAGCCGAACGGATGAAGGGGTGGCACGCGGGTGTCGCCAGCATGGTGGTCAAGGTGGCGGAGCGGGCGCGCGGCCGTACCCTCGCGCTCTTCACGTCGAACGCGTCGCTCAACGCATCGTACGACGCGCTCGTGCGCGCGGGCCTGCCGTACCAGATCCTCCGGCAGGGTGGCGGCACCCCCAACGCCAAGCTGGTCGAGGCGTTCAAGCGGGACGTCAACTCGGTCCTGCTGGGCGTCGACTCGTTCTGGCAGGGGATCGATGTGCCTGGCGAATCGCTCTCGTGCGTCGTGATCGACAAGCTGCCATACAAGCACAGCGGCATCGACCCCATCCTCGACGCGATCGAAGAGCGGGACGGACGCGACCGTGCGTTCACCGAGTACAACCTGCCCCGCACCATCATCCAGTTCCGACAGGCGTTCGGCCGGCTGATTCGGTCAGAGGCCGACAAGGGCGTGGTCGTCATGCTCGACCCGCGCGTCATCGAGCGAAACCGCGCCCAGTTTCTCGGCGCGTTGCCTGGTGTGCGACTCAGCCAGGACCTCGGCGACATCCCATGCTTCCTCGACGGCGCTGCACCGATCCCATTCGTGTTGCCGCCTCCGCCGCGGGTTGGAATCCGATGAAAAGAAAACTATTGACTACCGAAACAATGGACGATGACGTCACGCGAGAGAATCAAGAGGAAGAGAAAACGGGACCAAAGCGCCATGTCCCGCGAGAGCGAGCAACCGCTGCCCTCCGACTCGATGTTCGACGCGTCACGTCCACCGGCCTCGTCGGCAAAGAGGCATGGGCATTGCTCACCTCCGAGTATGAAAAGGTCGCGCGGGGCGTCCAAGACGGACTGACACGTGTGTGGTTGCGGATCCACCAGCTACGTCAACAACACGGTCGAATCAGGTGGCCGTTTACCGCTGAGATGACGGCGTGGCCTGAAGGTACCCCATTACCAGTCGAGTGGTTTCGGGACACCGACTTCGACCGGGATCCGACCGTAGGTCCGAGGTATATGCCGCCTATCATTACCGGCAAGACAAGCAAGCCATTGAAGAATCAACCCAAGAAGCCCGACTTCCTTGCGGCCTACCGGGCCGGCGAATGGTTGGGCGTACAGGACACCATCTACTACGCGCTCCGTGCCCAAGGGGTCGGTAGCGCGATCGCTGCCAGCACATCCAACAAGATCGCCGGCTCGGAGCTGTCCTGGTCGAAGTTGATCCGGCTGATCAATGGTGGACTCAAGTATCCGGTGCTCGACCGAACATTCATGATCATTCCAGGGAGTGACTGGAGCCTCTCGTTCTCTCCGGTCGAGCGCCCCGTCACCAAGAAGGATGAGCACGGCAACGTCATGGTCGACAAACGCGGCAAGGAGCTTTACGTACGCGATGCGGCCAAGAAGGTCATGTACGCGCCCGTCTTCGATGAGAACGGCGACCCGGTCCTCGCGCCCGTCATCAATTTCCGCGTCGGTATCGACAACCTGCCTTTACGACTCACGTGCGAGCGGTTCCACGGGAAGGGCGCGCGTTCACGCAACGTCATCCTCAACCACTTGGCAGCGATGGGGGCAAGTGTCGGAGATGTCAACACCGACCAAAAGAAGACGCGAAGGAAGAAACCGCTCGATGCCGACGAAGTGGCCGCTATCATAAAGACTGGCTGGCACCGCGGAGCCATCACGATCCGTCGTGTCTGTGAGAGGGCCGGGGCCAAGACGTCGTGGCAAGCGATCATCGCATACCACTCGCCAAGACCGGACAAGAACACGGAGACAGACGCGGTCGTCGCGGTACACCGAGGCATCGCCAACTTTCTGACGGTTGCGGTGCTGTATCCTAATCGAGACAAGCCGTGGTTTCCGCATGCTTTCTCCGGCGACGGGATCGTCCGATCGAAAGTGATGTTCGGGGCTGAGCGTGATCGAGCACGACGCCGCGGCGGCGGCGTTGGGCGGCGGGCGCGCAACCGCCTGATGGCAAAAGTGGGTGACAAGGAAAGACGGCTCAGCAGTCTTCACTGCTGGCGGGCTGCCGCCTGGCTACAACGTATCATCGAGGAGGTAAATCCCAAACTAGTCATCCTAGACGATTTCTCCACGCCGATCGTATCGGACTCTGGAGAATCATTGCCAGGGATGATTACCAGGTTTCCGTTCGCCCAACTCAAGCTGAAGGTGATCGACGCCATCACTAGAAGGGCGGGCGTTGAAGTCATCGAGGTACCGTCGAAGTACGTGTCGGTCCAGTGCCCAGTGTGCAACAACACCGATCAGGGGAACATTCACAAGCGTGCGGGCGTACGGTGCATCCCGCATTTGGAACGAGATGATCGCAACGCTGGCACGTTCGTGGAATCGGGTGAGTTCCACTGCACCATGTGTCACACGGTCGGCGACTTGGATCGGATCGCCGCGCTAAATCTGCTGATTCGAGTAGGTGATCCGGACGGGAAGCTCCGCAAAGGGCTGTGGCGATACTATGAGCAGATCAACAGGGTCAAGGAGGCGGAAAAGAAGAAGAAGGTCGGATAGGGATTCTCGGCGGCGAGAAGGAGCTGTGAAGCGATGGTCCCCAACAGACGGCCGACTGCACCGGCCGACTGGGTACCGCACTGTCGGTATCGCAAAACCACCGCGAGCATACGGGCCAGCAGCTTCACATCTCCTTCTTGCCGCAGAGTACGGCGTGCGAGCGGTCCAGTGGTGCGTAACCAACAGAACCGACGTTCTTTGACAATTCAAAGGTAGCTGACGACGTTTTGCTAGGTGCTCGCAATCCCGTCGCCAGGTACGCGGATTTGTACCGCTACCTGGCGACGGGTTCGCATCGGTAGGGACGATGCGGTGGAGTGCAGGAAGCGGATCAGCGAACGGGAGAAGGACCGCCGGGAGGTTCGCATCGGTAGGGACGATGCGGTGGAGTGCAGGTCGGCCGCTATCAGTGCGATCGCCTCGTTGAGGGTCGTTCGCATCGGTAGGGACGATGCGGTGGAGTGCAGGAGATAGTGACATCGGAATGGGACCGATTCTGAACCGAGTTCGCATCGGTAGGGACGATGCGGTGGAGTGCAGGGGCAGCGTCGAAGCGCAATGCGCGGCCGACGCGGAGTTCGCATCGGTAGGGACGATGCGGTGGAGTGCAGGCGGAAACGGAACTGCATGACGCGCATGAAGCTGGGTGGTTCGCATCGGTAGGGACGATGCGGTGGAGTGCAGGCCGTGGGCCAACCGGGCGAGCCAGTCGGCCTGGTTCGGTTCGCATCGGTAGGGACGATGCGGTGGAGTGCAGGCAGTTTTCGGCCCGCCAGGCGGCGCCCGCTCTCACCGTTCGCATCGGTAGGGACGATGCGGTGGAGTGCAGGGTGAAGTAGCCGTCGGCCGATGCCGCCGCGCACCTGCCGGGTTCGCATCGGTAGGGACGATGCGGTGGAGTGCAGGGAGCGAGTCGCGTTCGATCAACCATCCCGGCCCGACGTTCGCATCGGTAGGGACGATGCGGTGGAGTGCAGGGGCGCAAGCTGAAGGTGCTATTCGATGTCGGCTTCTCGTTCGCATCGGTAGGGACGATGCGGTGGAGTGCAGGGAGAACAAGGACCAGAGCCTGAACGTTGTCCTTGACGTTCGCATCGGTAGGGACGATGCGGTGGAGTGCAGGTGGGCCGAGCGATACGGCAAGTCCCTCGGGCTGGACGGTTCGCATCGGTAGGGACGATGCGGTGGAGTGCAGGTCCTGATCGGCGGCTCTACGGGATCAACGTGAGTAGTAGTTCGCATCGGTAGGGACGATGCGAAGGAGTGCAGGGCGATCGTTTCGCGAACCGGGGTCGGCACCGTCTACTTCGGTTCGCATCGGTAGGGACGATGCGGTGGAGTGCAGGGGAGGTTCCGACGGCGCCTCCTCCGAAAGACTGGAGTTCGCATCGGTAGGGACGATGCGGTGGAGTGCAGGTCGTGTGGCGCGTCGACGAAGCGATGGAGCAGGAGTGGTTCGCATCGGTAGGGACGATGCGGTGGAGTGCAGGATCGGAATGCCGCGCGCCAGCCCCTGCCGCACGATGGGTTCGCATCGGTAGGGACGATGCGGTGGAGTGCAGGGTCGGACACACCTCGGCCCTCGCGCGGCCAGGCGACAGGTTCGCATCGGTAGGGACGATGCGGTGGAGTGCAGGCACGAGACGAAACACCCACGACTTGCGCGGGCGGAGAGTTCGCATCGGTAGGGACGATGCGGTGGAGTGCAGGGGGAGTGCGCGGTCTGGGTTGACGATGAGGTCGCGAGGTTCGCATCGGTAGGGACGATGCGGTGGAGTGCAGGAACGCGGAACCAAGGCGACCGAGTTCCTCCCACTCGGGCGGTTCGCATCGGTAGGGACGATGCGGTGGAGTGCAGGGCGTGCTGACCGGTGCCGGGCGGTAGCGATCTGACCGGTTCGCATCGGTAGGGACGATGCGGTGGAGTGCAGGTCCATCGAGGGCATCCCCCTCCTAAGCGGAGCTATCGGTTCGCATCGGTAGGGACGATGCGGTGGAGTGCAGGATCGGGTGCATCGAGAATGGCCCTGGTCGCTCTCGCAGTTCGCATCGGTAGGGACGATGCGGTGGAGTGCAGGAACTGGCGGTTCTCGGGGGTGAGGGCGCAACGGACGCGTTCGCATCGGTAGGGACGATGCGGTGGAGTGCAGGATGGTCGAGGTGTTCATGACGTCGAGCGGAACTGGGGTTCGCATCGGTAGGGACGATGCGGTGGAGTGCAGGATGGTCGAGGTGTTCATGACGTCGAGCGGAACTGGGGTTCGCATCGGTAGGGACGATGCGGTGGAGTGCAGGCAGCGCAGCGACGATGGCCACAGGCGTCACTGGTGCGGGTTCGCACCGGTAGAAACGATGCGGTGGAGTGCAGGGTTCGCCAACACGATCATGAAGTATGAAGTCTCGGCATCTGCCGATCGCACCGGTAGGGACGATGCGGTGGAGTGCAGGCGATGAATGGCTGCTCGGCGAGCTTGCCGACTTCGCGGATCGCACCGGTAGGAACGATGCGGTGGAGTGCAGGTGGTAGTGCGACAACGAGAAGTCGTGGTGACGGACCAGATCGCACCGGTAGGATGCGGTGGAGTGCAGGCCCAACTCCCCTCGAACCAACCGCGCACCAAATCGCCGAGATCGCACCGGTAGGGACGATGCGGTGGAGTGCAGGTACGAAGCGAGGCACGTCCGAGGCGAGATTCTGGACTGATCGCACCGGTAGGGACGATGCGGTGGAGTGCAGGAACAACCCGGGCTGCACCGCAACGTGTGCGAGCGCCTAGGAACGATGTGGTGGAGTGGTGGAGTGGTGGAGTGCAGGAACGTGTTGTCGGTCCACTCGATAGGAACGATGTGGTGGAGTGCAGGCAGCCAGGTCAGCCAGCACCCTTCAGCACCCTTGCGGTGATGCCTGTTCGCACCGGTAGGAACGATGCGGTGGAGTGCAGGCAGGCGGGTGCCGCGTCAGGTGCCCAGCTCGGCTCCAGGTTCGCACGATGTGGTGGAGTGCAGGGCACAGATCGCGGGTGACTTGGTGCTCGCGGAGACGCACTGGTATGAACGATGCGGTGGAGTGCAGGGGGCGCGACGAGATGCCTGTCGCCCCTAGGATACCGGATCGCAGTAGGAACGATGCGGTGGAGTGCAGGACCACAACGTGCGGGTCCGTCAACTGCCGGATTGCGCACCGGTAAGAACGATGCGGTGGAGTGCAGGATCTGGTTCTCGTCGTTCTTCGCTTGGGCCCAGGTTGTTCAGCACCGGTAGGAACGGTGCGGTGGAAGTAAAGATCGCACAGGCGTAGGAGAGGAAGACTGAGATGGAAGAGAGAAAAAGCAGGTACACAAACTGGCTCACAGAGCTACGTGCGACACGTGCTCAAAGGGCCAAGGACGAGATCGCGTTCTACGCTCGCATCGCCGAGTTCGAGACCGATACGGACTCGTGGGAATGGACAGGTATCTCGTTCGACCGAATCCTCAAGCTGGAATGCGGCATCTCGCCAGACCGCTACCGCGCGTACGTCAAGGCTGTCCGGCTCATCGGCCATGAGATGCTGCTTGGACTCGGGATGGACGTTGCGCTACGGCTCCGTCGTTTCATCGTTGATGACATTATACTGGCGACCCGTCTTTATGAGCGGGTTGCCACCCGCATCATTGGGTTCTCTGCTACGCACGACCGCTACCCAAGCCCAACCTACATCGGCCAGATCCTACGTGAAGAAGCCAAACGGCTCGGCATCGTCGTGCCGGTCAAGCAGAAGACCGAAGACAAGCTACAAACGGCGATCGGTGCGCTTCGCCGCATCGCTGAAGCGAAGGGTCTGAGCCGCAAAGAGATGCAGACGATCGCCGCCGAAACGCTCGTACAAGTGGACATTGAGGTGGATGGTGTGGAGGACCACCCGGAGTGAAGGGCCGCATCCGCTCCGTCCGCCCGTTCCAGGAGGCCCGCCGCGTCCTCCTGACCGGCACGCCTGTCAGCGAATCTCCGCTCAACGCGTTCCCCGTCCTCCAGCTCATCGCGCCCGAACGCGTTCCGTCGAAGACCCGGTTCGACCACCACTTCATCGTCCGGGCCGCCACAAAGGCGGGGCCCGTCACCGTCCAGAAGGCGGTCGGCTACAACAACCTCGACGAGCTGAAGCGGATGCTGGAGGCGGTGTCGGTCCGGCGCCTGAAGGCCGACATCCGCGGGATGCCCGACCGCGTCGAGACGGTGCGGTACTGCCAGCCATCCGGCCGCCAACACGACCACTACCGCGAGATCCTCAAGGGCATCCTGGCCGACATCGCCGCGTCGCCCGACTGGGCCCTCACGCTCGACATCGCGTGCGTCAAGTTGCTGCGGCTCCGCCAGGTGCTCAACTCGCCCGAGATCCTCGGGCTCGACGGGCGGTCCGGCAAGTACGACGAGCTGGATGGAGTGGTCGAGGAGGTGCTCTCTGATTCCGGCCCATACGAAGCGAAGCTGTTGATCTGGACCGAGTGGAACCGGGCGGTCGACCTCCTAGCCAGCCGGTACTCTGGACACGGAGTCATCACGGTCGACCAGCGGACCACTCAGCAGCAACTCGCCGAGTATGAGAGGACGTTTGACCGTTCAGATGAGCGGATTGTGATTGGGACGCCAAAAAAGGCCGGGACGGGGATGGACTGGCTGGCTAGGTGTCGGACGGCCATTTACGTCGAGAAGACGTACTCGCTGGTCAACCATGTTCAAAGCATAGATCGGATCGTCCGGAGGGTCGGGGAGGGTGACCCGGCCGACTCACCGGCTGTTCAGCAGGTCAAGCGAATCAAGCGGTCACCCGCGTCCATCCTGTATCTCCACGTGCAAAACAGCGTTGACGACGCGGTTGATTTCGTCCTCCGGAGGAAAATCGATCTTGGCGTCGCCCTCCTCACAGAAGATGCTAGACTCATGGAAGATGGGCGTATGGATTTACTCCAGATGCTCCAGACGGGCATGAGCTAGGAGGATGAGGTGCGAAGAGGGGTGGTTTCGACGACATCACAGGTCGGCAGTTCGGCCGACTCAAGGTGGTTCGGAGGGTCGCGAACAAGGGGACCGCTACCGCGTGGGAGTGCGTCTGCGATTGTGGCAAGAAGGTCGTCGTGCTTGGTTACTCCCTCTGCCGAGGGAACACACGTAGCTGCGGGTGCTTGGCGATGGATCTGCGCCGTGAGCGAAACCGGTCCAAGGGAATCCCACCTGGAACGTTCGGGAAGCTCACGGTCATCAAGCAGCACGGGTTGTCACGCGGACGAGATGCTACGTACCTATGCCACTGCGCGTGCGGCCGCGAGGTCGTAGCGGTCGGACACCGTCTTCGTAGCGGCAAGACGGTGAGCTGCCGATGCAAGCGGCGGCTGTTGCCAGGTGAAGCCGAAAAGCACCGGGTCCTCCGCGGGTACATGAGAAATGCAACCACCCGTGGGCACAAGTTCACGCTGTCAGAAGACGAAGCCTTCGCGATCTTCGCATCGCTATGCTTCTACTGCGGGGCAGCACCAGCGAACATCTCGGATGGTGGTCGAGGCGTTTTCGGATCCTTCACCTACAGCGGGATCGATAGGATCGACAGCGACTACGGGTACACGCCAGAGAACGTCCGTCCATGCTGCAAGATGTGCAACACCGCCAAGCACAACTACTCCGTGGGCGTGTTTCTCGCGTGGGCACGACGGCTCGTTGAGCACCAAGCAGCGCAATGCTTGACAGCCGCAGGATAGGTGTGTGAGAAGGACTGACCAAACTTTGAGGAAGGGGAACATGGCGACCAAGACGAAGACGACGAAGCGGTCGACCGGCAAGAAGACGGCGATGCAACGGACCAAGACCAGGGTGGCGGCCCACACCAGCGCCTCGATCGAGAAGAGGGTGCTGACCGCCATCAAGCGGGCGGGCCGCGCGTACATCGCGAGCATGGACCTCGCCCACCTGACCGCCAGGTCGACCTCGTGGGTCGCGGTGACGATCCGGAGGCTCCGGGACGCCGGCCATTCGATCGAGTCGAAGCGGGGGATCGCGGGGGGCTACAGGCTCGCGCGCGCCTGACCTGGCCGGTTCGTGGACCTCCGGTCATCTGATGTCGTGCTGGCCGCCCGGATGGCCGAGAATCCAGAAGTATTGCGCCTAGTTATAGGCCGTCAACCCGCCCAACCAACCACTTTGCCGACCGTAGCCCTCCTCGTCCTCCTGGTGGTCGTGGTCGTGGTCGTGCTCGCCTGGCCGCCCAGCCGCTCCGCTGAGCCACGTTCTAGCCGGCCGGTCCACGAGCGGTCGTCGTGCTGGACGGACGGCTGGGAGGCGGCCAGGCCGGTCTCCCCACGCTAGCGAAAGGACGTGCCCGATGACTTCGCCCAGCACGAAGGGGCCGGCCGCCAGCCGGGTGGCCGAGCTGTACATGTGGGTCATCTACGAACGACCCAGCGACTTCCCGGACGCCTGGGTGGTGCGCAAGTGGCGGACGGGTCCGGGCGGACGGCTGGAAGTGGCGCTCACGTGCAACACGTTCGACTCGCTGGAACGCGCGCGAGCCGAGGGGGTGCCGGCCGGCACCGTCCGGATCCACCGCGGCCCGAACGACGATCCCGTCATCGTGGAGACGTGGCTGTAAGTTTCTCTTGACACACGCAAGCAACAGCGATATGAGTGTCGCGTGAACCGGAAGGACCGGGAAGACCGCCGCTACCACCTGCCCATCCTGGGCAAGCGGATGAACCTGCGGCTCGACCGGCTCCGCCACGACCTCGATGAAGCGGCCAGGAAGGTGGCGGGAGGTGCCAGGAAGGCTGGCACGACCTGCCGGACCGATTGCTTCGGGTGCTGCTACCAACTCGTCCTCGTTGGCCTAGCGGAGGCGCTCCTGATGGTCCGGTGGCTCAACCGGCACGGCCGCATCACCACCGAGATGATCGACCGGCTCCAGCGGGCCGCCGGGCAGTCATTCGGCACGACCGCCACCCAGCACTTCCGGCAGGCGATCCCATGCGTCTTCCTCGACCAATCGACACCCGACCACCACTGCACCATCTACCCGGTCCGGCCGTTCGCCTGCGCGACCTACTGGACCAAGGTGGACGATCCAGCCGTCTGCTACCCAACCGCCAAGCTGGACATCCCGGTGGTCGACACGAGCGTCGCGGCCGCCTGGTACCTGGTCCATACCGGTGAGGTGGAGGCGGCGCTCCGCAAGACCGACGGGACCGAGATGTACCTCCCAGCCCCATTGCCCATCGCCCTGCTGGTCGCGATCGACATGATGGCGCGGGGGGTAGGAGCGATCGACGCCTGGACCGCCCGGACACCAGAGGATCAGGCTAGGGCGCGCAGCATCCTGGACAGGAGCGGAGCATGACGCCAGAGGAACGGCTCGCAAAACTGCTGGACGATCGGGACGAAGAAATCGCCCGGCTGAGCGATATGGTCGAGGAGCTGAAGGATCGGCTCGAAGGACATGAAGAAAGGGGACGACAGCGAAGGTAAAGGGACGCCGTTCCGCATGGGTGCGCGGCGGCTGGGACCACCAACGCCAGGTCGGACGCGAACACCGACGGGGAGCATGACGGATGCACCGGATCGACAGGATCAAGAAGAAGGCGAACAAGACGCCCGAGGAGAAGTGGTTGCTCGACCTGCTCGACGTCTTCATCGCGGCGCTGGACGACGAGTGCTCCCACTCGCACCATCCGGGCTCGTGCCACGCGATCGGCAAGCCGTGCGGGTCGAAGAGCTGCGAGGCGTTCTTCATGCTGGGCGAACAAGAGGCGCGGCGATGAAGGTCAAGATCCCAGAGCCGCTCTACCGCGTCGAGACCAAGGCGCTCAAGTCCTACCTCAACGAGGACAAGTTCCGCTACCAGAAGTACGCGGAGGTCGAGCTGTCCGAGCTGTCGCGGCCACGGTTCCGCGCGCTCGTGAAGATGTGCGAGCCCCACCAGAAGATCCGGGGGGTCGGCCTTCTCCTCAAGGACATGCGCGCGTGGGAGCGGGTCGCGGCCGGCGACCATTCGGTCAAGCCCCGGTCGGTCGAGCAGTTCGCCGATATGGCGACCGAACTGATCCGTACGTCGGCGGGCCACCGGCTCTACCGCAAGGACCCCGAACGAGACATCTGGCTCGCCTACTACGTCAACAGGGTCGCGTACCACCCGCCCGAACATCGCAGCCATGGGTACGAGACGCCCCCGTCATGCAGCATCCGGCTCATCTGGGAGGAATTCGCCCAGCGCCACCAAGATAGCCCGACGTGGCACGCGGAGGACTCGCTCCACATCACGCCCGCCGAAGCGCTGGGCCGCAAGGGCTACTTCATCGAGACCGAAGAGATGCGCGCCACTACATGGCCGACAGGGACCGGTTCCACCAGCTTGTCGGTCGGGTCGGCCTCCAGGTTCTCGCGACCGGCGTCGCGACCGACGACCTAGATGGCAACCGGGAGGGGCGTAAGAGTTCATGGTACTGGAGCCGGACGAATCGTATCCGGCTCGAACACGCGGGCGAGCCGGCCCGCATGGTCGTGGACGTGTTCCGCGAAGGCGACAAGGAAGACGAGGAGCGGGACATTCCGATCGACCCGTGGTTCTGGGACCGCAAGACGACGGCGGTTGGCGAGTGGGACGATGACGACGGCGGTGACCAAGATGACGACCGCGAGGATCTGGCGCCCGATGACGTCAAGGAGCGCCAGCTCCCAGAGATCCCCCTCCACCCGATGCTCGCCACGTTCGACATGCGGCGCCACATGCGCCTGCGCGTCCACGTCGCGTGCGTCGAGCCCTACCGCTACGACGAGACGATCGCCACCAGGCTGATCCTTCCGCCGGACGACCGAGGGCTCGTCGAGATGCTGGTCGCGCACAACGGCGTGTTCCGCGACGTGGTGGCGGGCAAGAGTGGGGGCGCCGTCATCCTGGCGGCCGGGCCGCCCGGCACCGGCAAGACGCTGACCGCTGAGGTGTACGCCGAGGCGATGAAGCGGCCGCTCTACAGCGTGCAGTGCAGCCAGTTGGGCGTCAGCCCCGAGGAGCTGGAGGAAGAGCTGCTCAAGGTGTTCGTCAGATCCCAGAGGTGGAACGCGATCCTCCTGCTCGACGAGGCGGACGTGTACGTGGCGGCTCGGGGCAACGACCTCGACCAGAACGCGATTGTCGGGGTATTCCTCCGGACCCTCGAATACTACGCGGGCGTCCTGTTCCTCACGACCAACCGGGCCGACGCGGTCGACGATGCGGTGGCGAGCCGGTGCATCGCGCGCATCGACTATCGGGTGCCGGCCAGCGAGGCGCAGCGGCGCATCTGGGAGGTGCTGTCCACGACGGCCGGCATCGCCATCTCCGATGCGGTCATCGACCAGGCGGTCGGCGAGTTCCACGACCTGACCGGCCGCGACATCAAGAACCTGTTGAAGCTCTCCCGGATGGTCGGGGCGGCACGCAACCAACCCATCACCATCGAAACGATCCGGTGGGTCAAGCGGTTCAAGCCGACCGGACGGGCATCCCGTAGCCGTTTCTATTGACACGCGCAATCATGCTGTGGTACGGTAGAGTCGTAAGCTGGAGGTTGGCGATGAAGAACGTGTTGGTCGCGATGATGCTGGTGCTGGTCGGATGTGTCGGAGTGGATGACGACCCACGCTGCGGCGCCGGCACGGTCGAACGCGGAGGCGAGTGTGTCGCGGGCGACGGGGATGCCGATGCCGACTCAGACGGGGACGGCGATGGCGACGGGGACGGCGACGCCGACGGTGATGCGGACGCGGATGCCGACAGCGACGCCGACGGGGACGGCGACGGGGACGGCGACCTCGATTGCGACGAGGACCAGGACTGCTACCCAGACGAGGACGGGAACAACTGCACGGTGCCGAGGTGCTCGACGGGCGTCTGCATCCAGAGCCACGAAGAGGATCAGGACGGAGATGGGTACACGTCAATCGACTGCGGTGGGATCGACTGCGATGACCGCAACCCCGACATCAACCCGGAGCTGCCGGAGATCCCTGGCGACGGGATCGACCAGGACTGCGACGGGGCCGATGGCGCCAACCCGGACACCGAGAACATGGACGCGACCTGCTCGGACCGGTCGGACAACGACGACGACGGCTACACCGATTGCGACGATTCCGACTGCGACGGAACGGCTCCGTGTTCAGGCTGATTACGGGATGTTCGCGGCGGTCACGGCCGCTCCGAGCGCTGCGGTCCCGTTTACCCCGGCCGAGTTCCTGATGATGTTGCCCGCGTAGGTGCAGCCGGTCCCGGCACCCAGGTCCACCTCATCGGTCGCGACATCCGTCCTGGGGAACCGGTTGCCCGTGATCGCGACCCCCTGGGTCGTGACGACAAGCGCCTGAACCTGTGTGGTATCGCCCGCATCCACCACGTTGCCCGTGACCGTGCAGCCGAACGCCTGGATCCGGATGCCGATCGAGTCCGAGTCGGACACGACGAACTGGATCTCGTTGCCCGACACGACCGTCGAGGCACCTGACACGTCGATCGCGGCGGCCAGGACGTTGTCCTGCTCGGTCTCGATGTGGTTGTTCGAGATGACGCAGTTGCCCCCGCTCGTCAGGATGGCGGTCCGAAGGGTCGTGCCCGCCCCCTCGATCGTGAGGTAGTTGCCGGTGATGACGACGTCGGGCGACGACGCGATGATGCCGACGTGCGCGTTGGTCGTGTTGTCGGTTGTGAGCGTGTTGCCCGAGATGGTCCCGTGGCCGCTTGAGTTCTCGATCAGGATACCGCCGATCGTGCTGGTCCCGTACGAGATGACGTTGCCGCTGATGACCCACTCGGTGATCGATTGGGCCAACCAGATGCCCGCCGTCGTGGACGCCCCAGCAACCTCGTCGATCACGTTGTTGCTGATCTCCACCAGCCGGATGGCATCGCCCGCCGCCGCCCCGATCTGGATTTGACCAGCCGATATGCTGTTGTCGGAAATCTCGATGTCGTCGCTGGTCGGCGCGCCAACCGGGTGGATCCAGATAGTTGGATCAGTAACCCCGCCGACAGCACCGAAATTGTTGCCGATGATTTTGAGACCTGCCTGGGCGGCCGCGAAACCAGAGTCGAAGTAGCCGGACGTCGGGCCCGCTTGCGTTTGGAACGTGTTGTGCAGAATGCGAGTGTTGAGATGCAGGAAAGACGCGCTGCCAGCGAACAGAATGCAACCGAGCGTTGCGGTCGTGGCGCGCTCGATATCGTTGCCTTCGACGAGGAGCCGCGCGGTAGCGTTGTTGACCCGGATGAACCGCCCCGTGACGAGGAACCGGTTGTTCCGGATGATCCAGTCGTTCCAAGTGGCGTCGATGGTACCGTTGAACGCGACGCCACATTCGATATCGCAGTCGTGGACGTGCAGGTTCGCGATCGTTTCGGCGCCCGCGATCGCGCTGTCCGAGTAGAACGAGTCGGTCCCGACGTCGAAGAAGCAGTTCTCGAAAACGATCTGACTGGTCGATGACCATCCTTCCGCCATCAGGATCATGGTGGAACCGGCGGCTCCTAGGTCGACGTTGCACCCCTCCATCCGGAACCCCTTCTCATCCGCCACCGACGTCGTGTTGGTGAAGAGGCCGGCCGACACGGTGATCTCGGCGTCTCGGATCAGCACCCACGAGGCCGTGTTGCCCCCGTACGAGATGAATCGCTCGCCAGTAATTGCCAGGTCGCCCCCGATCCACTCCAGCGCGCCGTTCGACCCGATCGTGAACTTGACGGCCGCGCCACTGAGCGTGACGGTGACGTCCGGGTCGCACGTGATGCGCAACGGGGTCGTGAGCGTCATGGTCGTGATGACCGATTCGCTCACCAGGCTGGTGATGTGGAGCGCGCGGATCCCCAGGGTCGTGGCGTAATCGACGGCGGCTTGCAGGGAGAAAAACTGGGCCCTGTTGCGCGCGCCCGCCTCGCTCCTCCCGACCGTCAGGCTGCCGACGATGTTGTCCAGCCGGAAGATGTTGCGCCGGTAGTCCAACAGGGATGTGATCGCACCCGCCGCCGTCACCACCTTGGCGAGCGCGATGCCACGGCCCGGTTGATTGGCCGACCCGTCCCCGATGATCTGCAAGAGGGTCGAGATCGAGGTGCTGGCTTGCAGCACGCCATTCAGGTCGAGGTAGAGCCAGTTGGTCGCGTTGTCGGTAAGGGCGACACCCGTCTGCTCGCCCCGCTCGATCCGCTCGCCGAAGATGTAGGAAATGCCGCCCGCCACGTTGACGTTCAAGCCGCCCGCACTCGTGACCTTCAGGCTGTTGTCTTCCGGGATCGAGCCGATCTGGTTGTAGCCGACCAGCACACCCGACACCCGCAGCTCATCGAGGTTGCGCTCGTGGACCGTCCGGCGGATCACCTGGGCGGCCGTCCCATCCCCGAAGATGAAGTAGCGGGAATCCTCGTCGTGGAAGTTGAATTCCTCGGTGGTGCCGTAGAACCGCTTGTCGAGCGCCCGCTCGGTCGTGACGCCACGGCTCGGCGTGTAACCGAGGAACCCGGTCGCCGAACCGGTCCAGCAGACCATCGCGATCCGCATGAACGCGTCGGCCGACGCGACCGTCGCGACCGTGATGGAGTCGGTCTGGCTGGCGCCCGGCAGATCGGCCGTGATGACGAATACGTCGATGTAGTCGCGGTCGTTCGCCGCGACCAACCGGAACCATCCGCCCGCCGCCACTGCAACGGTTGGACCCAAGTCCCACGCGAGCGTCTGGGCGGGGAACACGTAGGCTAGGTTCTTGGCGCCCGCGGTCGTCCCGTCCGACATGTCGATCATCTCGACGCCCGTCATCCTTGCGGGAGCGGTCGGCCAGGTCGCGCGCGCCGACACTGAGATGGCGGTGGTGTTGTCGATCAGCACCTCGTACAGCACCGCGGCGACCGGCGCGGTCGTGAACGTCACGATCGTCGACAAGATGGAGGTGAGGCGACGACCGTTCACGTAGTAGGTGTCGACACCGGCGGGCGCCGTGACGACGAGGCGGTCGGGCGCGGTCGTCGCATCGATCGCGACCGCCAACGCGGTGCCGCTGGACCCCCGCCAGATGCCGTTCGAGTGCTGGATGTCCTGGTGGGTCTCCAGCTCCTCCAGCTCGACGCCGCCCAAGTCCGAGATGCGGAGGCCGTGTGGGTTGGTTGGAGTGGGGGTGCCGGTCCCAAGAAGGCTGCGGTGCAGCCAGTCCTCCGAGGTGAACCGGGCGATCGTCTGGTTGTAGAGCGCGGTGATCGTGATGGAGTCGCTCTGGTTCGAGCCGGGCAGCGATGCCGAGATCACTTCAACGGTGATGCTGGGCGGGCTGCCGCCGCCACCGAACAGCGTGAACGAGCCGCCGCCCCCGACGTTGACGCCCGCGCCCGCCGAGCCACCTGGTGGCGTCCAGGTCAACAGGGTGCCGACGAACGTGAACGCGAGCGTGCCGGTCCCCGACGCCGTGTTGGACGAGACGCCCGTGATCGTCACGCCCGTCACGTTGATCGGCTGGGACGAGTAGTTGATCGTGTTGAACGCGGTGGGGCTCGCGATCGAGCCGGCCGTCAAGGCGCCGCCGGTTGCGGTCACGCGCGCGAGCACGAGGGCGCGGTCCTGCGCGTCGTTCGCGAGGTTCGGGTCGGTGGTGAGGAGGGCGGCGTATCCAGCCGCCGTGTAGACCCGGATCCGGACTGACCGGTTCGCGTGGGTGTCGGGCGAGTTGGTGCCGGTCTCGTGGGGCTGTGGGTCGGTCTCGTTTTCCGTGTAAATCGCGAGCACGAAATTGACGACCCCGAGCACCGAGCTGGCCAACGTGATGGCCGATTGACCGGGGCTCAGCACCACGTAGTTGCCGTCGGGCGCGTAGCCGGTCCCCGCCGCCACGTCGATCTTGGTGGCGTCCGCGCCGTTCACAGTGACGCCGAACCCGCTCTGCACCCCCATGGCCGCTTCGTCGAGCGAGCGTTGGATGTGCTCGAAGATCCTGGTATCCCGCTCGAACGCGAGATCGTTCTGATGGATTTCGACGCCCTCGGGGTAGAGGGACCGCTGCGCAGACGCTGCCATAATGTTCTCCTCTTTACGCGACCAGCCCGCGGCGCGGGATCAGCGCGGACCTGACGTGCAGGCCGCGACGAAGTCGGTACTCGACGAATTCCTCGACGGTTTTGCTGTGCTTCATCAAGTTACAGGGCTTGCACGCGCAGCAGATGTTCGAGATGTCGTTCGTCGGATGAATCTCAGCTCTGCTGAGCGGGATCTTGTGATCGACGGCGTACTCGGTGCGGAGCACGGCTTCGCAGTAGTAACAATGACCACCTTGTTCGGCGAAGAGCCTACGAAGATCGTCGGTTGTGTGCTGACCTGGCACACCATGCTCTCGCGAGCGTCGACGGTGGTATTGGATTTCACGGCCGCAGGGTTGTTCCGAGCCCATTGACGGTAGTACTCCCTAACTCCCTCCGGATCCGCCGCTCTACGTACCTCTGCACACTTCGTCACCATGGCCCGCGCTGCATCTGGATGTGCCAGCCGCCATCTACGAACGCTTCTGCGTGCAGCCCACTCCGGGTTTTTGGCAGCCATGTCTGCATCCCTGCGACTCACACAGCTCTTGCAGTCGGCCCGAAGACCATCCTTTCCTTTGGCCTGTGAATGAAACTCCGAGCGCGGCTTCTCTTCGCCGCATTTCGAGCACCGCTTCAACGCTGGCGTCGAACGTCGCATCAAGGTCTCAGAATCGGGATCGTGCCGCCCACTCCGAAGGCATTCAAGCCCTTCGCGCTCACGCTCGACAGCCTGAAGTCCCGAACATCCACGATCCCAGAGATGCTGACACGGTATTGCAAGAAGCGGCCGGTCGCGGGCAAGACCGCATCCTTCTCGGTCGCGGCGTACGGGGCGGCCGCGAGCGCGATGAGCGTGGCGGCGCGCCGCCGCTCGATCGTGATGGTCGGGACTTTCGTCGGGTTGGCGCGGAGCGACTGGTAGGTCAGGAAGTAGATCGCGTCCGTGTTGAACTGGTCGGGCGCAATCAAGACGGTCTGGTTATCCAGATATCTATACCCGACCGATGGGACCGTCCTGACGTTGAGCCCGTCATTCTCGATGAGCGATGAGGTCGTCTTGTCCTGGTCGCTCCGGTCGCCCAGCCGGGCCCTGCGGGTCTGCGGGTTGAACACCACCTGACTGGTCCGCGCGACCGTCACGAGCAACGACTCGTACCGGCTCCATGCATGGATGTCCACATAGAAGATATAGTCGGCGAACGTGCCGGCCAGGTCGATCGAGGCCGACTCGAACCTGATGAGCGCCTGGTAGTCGATCGTGTAGACGGCGCCCGAGTTGTAGCCGGTCAGGACCCGCACGACCGTCGCGCTGTCGAACTGCCAGCGGGTGTTGGGCATGAGGGTGCCGTCCTCGTACATCCGGGTGGCCGTCTGGTCCTGGTTGCTCGTGATCGCCAAGGTCGCAACGAACGGGGCGACCGGTGGAGTCGGGAACGTGAGCAGCTCGCCCGACACCAGCGAGATGCGGGCGGCGCGCAGGTATGATCTGCGCGCGGGCGTCCGGACGACCAGATCGAGGTTTGTGCGGATCCCGCCGAACAGGTCCGCCTCGGTGAACGCGCCCTTCAGGTTTTTCGCGACCCCCACCGTGTACTCGGTCACGTCGAACCGGTCGCCCTCCACGTGGGCGGGCAGGACGGTATCGACATGGCCTTTCGGGGTCGCGGGATCGAACGGCAGGCCGATGAGCTGGTCCTCGGTGGCGGCGAGCGCGATGGGGCTCCAGATGAAGATCAGCTCGCCGAAGTAGGCGCGGTGCTCGCTCCTGGGTGTCGTGTTGACCCCGAGGTTCAGGGCGGTGACGTTCGGTTGCCGGAGGACCGCGCGCGCCAACTCGATCGTCTGGCCGGCACCAGCGCCATCGTGCCGGACCCGCACCTTGAACTGGGTGGCGGTCGCGGGCAAGACGGTCGCGAGCGAGATGTAGGTCATCTCGTCGCCCCCGTTCGCGTTGACCGACGGGACCGCAACCGCACCGCTCTCGACCCACCCGACCCCGAAGTTGACCCCGACCCGCACGCTGATCGGGGCGGTATGGCGGTTCCGCACCCACACAGAAAACGTGAACGGCCACTCCAGGTACTGGAAGACGCGATCGTCCGCGTCGGTCTCCAGGGTGGTGTCGCCGGTCCCATCATTCGCGAGAGCGAGCTGCTGGAAATCGAACCACCCGTACTCCAGCAGGTTGGCGTCGGCGGACGCAACGTTGTCGGCCAGCCAACCGTCCGGCACGTTCGAGCCGAGCAGCGTGACGGTCTCGGTGTCGTTGATGCCCGGCAGCGACCCCGCCACTACCGTGATGCTCGCGCCCTGCTCTTCGTTGGCCGACCCATCAAGCTGGTAGGGGAACGAGCTGTACTGCTCGACCACATCGCCCGCCAGCTTGCCGATCACGAGCCCGGGGGCCGGTACTGTCAAGATGTCGGTCGTCCGGTTGTTCGCCGAGATGGTGACGAGTTCCTCGCGGACCGTGTTGCGCGCGACAACCACCTGGAACGTGTTGCTCGCGTCGGCCGATCGGAAATCGTCCGAGCTGACCAGCTCCAACGAGGTCGACCCGATTGCCTCGGGATTGACGAGGGTGCTGCGGACCCACGGGTAGCCCAGCACCGTGAAGTACGCGTCGGCCGCGATGTTTTCCAAGACGATCGAGGCGGTCGCGCCAGCCGTGCTGGCGGGTGTCTGGAGCCGGACGCGATCGGTCGTCAGGACGCTCGCGACCGCCCCGTAGGTCGCGCCGTACCGTGTGTCGGCCGTGAGGGCCGCGTTGATGTCGGCGGCGACCTGCGCGCCTGTACGGGCCCCACCAGCCGTCAGCGTGATCGTGATGGACCCTTTGCCATCCAGGTTGAGTCGGAGCTTGTCGTTGGTCGCCGCGACGATCGCGAACGTCCCGTTCGTCCGGCCGTCCAGGCGGGCGGGCAGGGCAGGCCCGTTCAGCTCGAACGCGCCCCCCGCCCCCACGTTGACGGCTGGCCCAATCGCGCCCCCCGGCGTCGTCCACGCGAGCGTCGTGCCAACGAACGTGAACGTCAGGGTCCCGGCACCCAACTGGTTGGCCGGCCCGAACCCGGTTGGCGTGACGCCCGGGATCGCGGACGCGCGAGTGAACTGGCTGCGGTCCCGCTCCTGAAACCTGGCGTTTCGCACGAACGAGTCGCCCAGCACCCAGCGGGGCCCGAACGTCCGGAACGGGAACGCCAATGGGGTGGCGGTCGTGATCGATGAGACGGTATTGTCCAGCCCCTTGCGTCGCCCGCCGAACATCCGGTACGCCTGGTGGACTTCCTGGAGCTGCTCGCGGTACGCCTCGTGCTGGTAGGCGGGCGTATTGAGGTGGAGGAGCCGCTTGCCCCATACGTCCTCGATCTGGCCCCGCTCAGCCGTTTCGAGCCGGAGGTCGTTGAACGAGTCGGTGATGTTGGCGTCGATGACTTCCAGGACCTCGGCGAGCGCGGCGAGCGCGGTGTGGACATGGCGGGCGTCGACGGTCGTCTGGATCCGTTCGGCCGTGATGTCGTCTTCCAGGACGATCGTGTTCTTTCCGAGGTCGAGCGTCAGGGAGAACCGGGCAACCGAGTCGGTGTCGGTCGTGACGGTCCCGCGGAACCGGTCGTTCGTGAAGATGCCGAACACGCGGTTCGGCTGGCTGGTCTGCATGACCAGGTCGTACGGCCGGGTTCCCTGGTACGGGATCCGGATGCCGGTCGCCTGGTAGAACTGTCCATTGGGGATCTCGTCGATGAGGTCGGCGTACCGATTCACATCGGAGCCATCAAGATTCCTGCCTGGATTTCCCGGCATCACACACCCTCTTCGCGTACAGGAAGGCCACGATTACGCCTGAACCGCACATACTCATCAGCAGTCTTGTCCTGCTTCTGGAGATTGCACGGCGGGCATGCACAGCAAAGATTCTCAACCAGGTTTGATGCTCCTTGCCTGAACACCGGGATCTTGTGATCCACATGAAAAGACGTACCCAACGGAACGCCGCAGTAGAAACACGACCCAGCCTGCCGCTCGTAGATGGCCGTGACCACTGCTTGCGTCACTGTGCCGGCGAGGTCAGCCTTCCGAGCGCGGCGATTGCGTACGTGGCAGCGCACCTTTTCTTTGTTTGCCTTCTTCCACTCACGGAGTCTGATTCGCTCCTCTGGTGTCCTGCTGCGACGCGCTGCCCTCTCCCGCTCCTTCTCAATATTGTCCTTAACCCAAGAGGTCGCCGCCGCTCGGACCTTTCTCTTGTTCTCCGGCCTGATGTACCACTGATTGAACTTGGTCCAACACCGTTCCGCGTATCGCTTGTGGTACTCCCGATCGCTAGCGCGCTTTCGCTCGACATTGGTCTCACGCCAGCGGGCAACACGGGCGACGACACAGACGCAACACTGGCTACACAAGCCATCCGAAGATGCTGACTTGCGATGGAAAAACTTGGAGGTGGCCGGCTTTTCCTCGCCGCACTTCGAGCACTGCTTCATCGCCGATCGCGTCATGATAGCAACCCGGGCCGCCCGGCCGTTCGGTTCCGGAGGGTTCGGTCGTTGACGAATCCGATCGACGTGCCCGCATTTGACAGGACGCGGAACTCGAACGTCAGCAAGTAGGTGAAGGCGTCGACCAGTTCGGTCAGGAACCCGCTGGCCAGGTAGACCCTGAGCGTCACGGTCCTGGGGGTCCGGACCTCCGGTGACTCGGTCCGGATGAAGTCGGCCGCGACCTCCCGGACGAGCGCCGGCTCATTGGCGAACAGGATGAGGGCTGGCACAACGAAATCGTCGAGTGCAACGGTGAAATCGTACGGCTGTGTCAGGGACGGGTTGACCGCCCGAAACACGACCGACACGCTGGCGTCTGGATCGAACGGGGCGCCGTCGTAGATGACGAACGAGTTGGCCCGCACGACCACCCTGTTGCGCACGCGCGTGAGCCGCAGGATGCCGCCCCGCGTATCGTTCGGGACGATGACGTTCTCGACCGTCGCATCCCCCATCACGCACGTGATCCGGAAGATGTGGCGGAAACGTGGCGGTAGAGACGCGTCGAACTCGCGCGACACACGGAAGTAGTTGGATGCGTCGACCCGCAGCTCGAAGTCGAAGAACCGGGTGGTAGCGGCGGGCGGCAGCCCCACCACATTCGTGATGATGTCGAACGAGACCTGCGTCTCGACGATCGGGTCGAACGTCAGGACGGACGTCAGGACCGCCGAGCTGTTGACGGTCGTGCCGGACCGAAGGCGTAGATCATCGTCCTGCACGACTGTGCCCGACCCCGTCGTACTCGCCGTCCACTTGGTCGGGTCGATCACGACACCCGTGAAGCTATCGTCCCGGCTGGTGTCGATGAAGACGTTCGGCAGCCCATCCGTCGTTCCACCGATCAACGTCAGGATGGTGCCGCCCTCGATCGGCCCATCCACCACCGCCTCGATGATGGCGGGGGGCGTCGGCGAAGGTGGCGGTAGCTGCGTGCATACTTGGAACCCCTGACTAACTACGGAATCGATAGTGGCTTCGCCAAAAGACGCGCCACTGTCGAATCCCTCGCCAGGAAAGTCCGCCACGCTACTCCTCGCACTGGTTCATTTCTTGAGCTTGTGCCGACGGATCTGGTGAACCCTCACCAAATACCGGCGCCTCGAACGGTTCTCCAGACGGGGGATCGGGCGGTCCTTCGCCGAACGATGTTGTCGGATCAAACCCCTCTCCCGGGAAGTCGGCCACGCTACACCACTGGGACGCTGCCGTCCCAAGGCAGCACCACATCGCCGACGATCACCTTGGTCCTCGTCCCACCATCGGAGAGCGTGGACATGTTGGCCCGGACCGTCCCCTTCCAGCGCATCTGCGAGCCGAAGCCCTTCCAACCGAGCGAGCTGGCCGTGGACGTGTCCCGTCCATACGGGATCGGGAAGTGGTTGTCGTCTCCGTCGTAGGGATTCGACCCGGCCCCGTTAGGCGCGATCGTACCGCCGCTACGACGGTACTCTAACGCGGGCATGTCCACGAACAGCTCAGGTCCGCCGGGACCGACCGTATTCTTGTTGAACCAACCAACAGGTCCGCCGGTGGCGGCAAGGCTCGTACTCACGAGCGTCGTGGCTGAGGCCGCTTCGACGTAGTAGACGGCCGGATCGGCGTCCACCGAGTTGAAACTGCCAGCAGCCAGCGGCTCAAAGACGATGGCGGTCGGGTTTGCGCCGGTCCCGTTCGTTACGCAGAAGAACCAGAACGCGAACGGCGCCGCGTTGTCCGCTCCGATGTGGATCCTGTAGGACGCGGCTGCCGCGAACAGCGTGGTGCCGACCGTGGTGGTGCCGAAGAGATTCTCGTCGTCGGTGGCGGTCGGCTTGTCGTCCGCGTCGCCGGCCGTCAGCGTGAACCCGTCCTCGGCCGACATCGTGATCCACCAGAACGCCTCGCCCGAGCTGCCGCGCTGGCAGCAGAACTCACGCCGCGGCACGGCTGAGGGCGGCTGCCGGATGCAGAACCAGGCGCGCGAGTTGTTCATGCCGCCCGCCCCAGCGCCGGCAGTCGTGATCCCGTCGGACGCTGCGAAGAACGTGGTGCCGTCGCCTGACGATCGCACCACCCAGCCGGCCGACTTCAGCAGTTCCTTGAGCAAGAAGACGGCCTCGGCGCCGCCGTTTGCACCACCCGCGTTGTTCACGTCAAATTGGTACGCCATTGTTTCACCTCGTGAAGCCGGGCCGACCAGCCCGGAGGTTTCGGAGGACCGGGTCGTTCGTGATGGCGATTGAGACGGCACCACTCAATGGCGCCAGCACGGTGAAGCGGGCGGCGTCATCGTAGGTGAACGCGTTGGTGAAGACGGGCAAGATGGCCGAGCATATCGCCATCTTGATCGCGACCGTCTCGACCCGAGCGCCTGGTGGCGTCGTGCCGAGAACCCGATCGCTCGTGATCGGATTGGCGTCTAGCATCGGCTCGGCGCCGAACACCACCATCGTGTGGACGAAGAAGTCGTCGAAGTCGGTGGCGATCGCGTAGGCGGCCGTGAGGTTTCCGACCGTGATGCGCGCGCTCGCGGCGGTCGTGGGAAACCCGCTGCGCCGCAACACCTCGGTCGTGCCGGCCAGCAGGTAGACGGTTGAACCGGCCCGGATGATTCGCAGGCTCCCGGACAGATCGGAAGTAGACAGGAAGGCCGACTCGATCGTCACGCCCGCCACCACTACCGTGACCTCGTAGCGGTTGCCGAACGACCCACCCGTCTTGCGCGCGATCTGCGCGTAGTTGTTGGCGTCGATGAAGAGGCGGACGGCCGCCATCTCGATCGGGCTGGCGGCCGGCAAGGCCGCCACATCGGTCTGGACGTCGAACTCGACCTCGATGTCGGTGTCGAGCAAGGTGGCGACCGAGTCGATGCGCGCGTAGCTGCCCGCTACCGCGCCTGTCGACAGATGGAGGCGACCGCCCGATTGTGTGGCGGCCGAGCCCGCCCCATTGGTCGAGGCGGTCCACTTGGCCGGGTTGATCGAACCGGCCGCAAAGTCGTCGTCGCAAGCGATGTCGAGCAGGTTGTTGGGGCTCGCGATCTCGACAGACGTGCCGCCCGTCACTGGTCCGGCTGTCGGCGTGATGAAGTCGGTCATGCTACTTCTCGAACTCGATGCCGATTGTTCGGCGGTTCCCAGCGGTTTCGTGTGCGGTCCACGTGAACCGTGCCCCTTCCACGATCAGACCCCGCTGGTCGGTTGGGACGTACTCGTACCACAGCACTGCCCGGTCGGTCGTTCCATCCTGTGTCGTGACGTCCGCGACGAAGACGCGCGCGAGGCATCGCACCACCACACCACGCAGTCGTCTGATGGGATCGGTAACTCCGTCCCCGCCGCATTGTCCTCACCCCTTCTTCTTTTTTGAAGATTTGCATCCACCTACACCACCGTGAGCGTCACGTTCGTGCTGGAGATCCTTCCGTACGATGCCTTGTCGATCGGGATGTCGGCGGGCGCGGCGCCCGACCCGATGATCCGGAACACCGTGAACACCAGGTTGTCGACCCCCGCGATCTTCCGGACCTCCGCGTTCACGTCCGACTGCTCGTCGTCGTCACCAAGCCCCTGCCCGTTGATGAACGCGACGATCGATGAGACGGCCGCCGCCACCCCGTTGACCGAGTTGGTGCCGGCCAGGAACGAGATGTTGCCGGCGATCTCGACGTCGATCTCGGTCCCCTCCTTGAACAGGAGGTCGCGACCGAACACGAACCGGTCCGGGTTGACGAACTCGTCCTGTAGGGTCTGGGGGAGCGTGTTGTAGTTGTAGGTCACGTTGATGCTGGCGCCGATCGTGGGCGCCGCACCCCCCGCGATGAACACGACCGCGTCCTGCGCGCGGATCGAACCAGCGTTCGGACCCGTGTCCTTCAGCAAGACGTAGTCGACCCCCTGGATGAACGCGGGGCCGCCCGCGTCGACCGACGCGACCGACGAGACGGGTTGGCGGTCCAGCACAACCATCTGGCCGACCCCCAGGAAGGTGTGCGACTCGGTCGTCGACACGAGCGACTGGCCGATCAAGTACGCGTCCACCGCGCCCGCGTTGGTGGTGGCGCGCGTGAGGAGCGGGTCCTGCCCGAACACCATCCCGACCCCCTCGACCGATGTGAACAGGTCGTCGACGTCGCGGCTCAGGCCGAACGGGGTCGAAATGTCGGTGCCGGCGATCGCGACGAACAGGCGCTCGGCGAACCGCTCGTTCGACTCGCGGTCCGCCCCGTTGATCGTCCGGACCCGGTTGGTCACCTGGTCGAAGCCGGGCAGGCTGGTCTGCATTTGGGTGATGCGACCTGGCCCCACGTTCCCCGCCTCCCCCACCGCAATCGCCTCGATCGCAACCTCCAGCTCGTAGAAGTTGGTCGCGGCATTGAAGTAGAGGGCGGCGGTGGCGGACGGGAGCGTTTGGGTCTCGGTCGTCCGAAACGTGATGGCGCGCCCGAGCGTCGCGTCCACGTTGGTGGCGAGCGGGAAGTTGATCGGGACGGTGAGGTCGGAGCCGGGCGCGATCCTCGCCTGGAAGATGACGGACCCGGCCGCCCGGGTGCCAGACGACCGGAGCAACTGCTCGTTGAACGCGTACTCGTCCAGCTCCTGCTCGGTGAAATCGCCGACGTTCAGGAGCGACATGATCAGGCTGAGGCGCCGGATCCTGTCGTTCTGCGGCTCCATGGTGGTGGAGACGGGCGCGATCGTGTCGTGGATGGGGCCGACATCGACGTCCAGGCTGGGGTTCCGGTCGAGCACCGCCGTCTTGATCTGCTCCTCGAATTCAGCGGCCGTGATCTTTGCGATCGCCATTCCCTACTCTCCAGTGACCGGCGAGATGGAACCGCCGCGCGCGATCTCCTCGCCCGCCTTCGTCGTGATGGCGGCCCGGAAGATGACGGTGGTGGGGTCGGAGTCGTCGATGCGCGCCTGGTTGAACGCGAGCCTCGCGACCGTCTCGTTCTTCGCGAGGACGGCGCGAATGCGACGCTGGATACCGATCCAGCGGTCTACCGCGGCCGAAATCCGCTCCATCACGGAGAACGCGACCATCTCGGGCGAGTCGGGCACCGATCCAACCAGGCTGACGATCGACGCGCCGAACCCGTTCGCTTGCGTCTCGATCGACAGCAGCTCGCTGAAGTCCTGCCGGGTCTTCGCTAACCCGGAGATCGTCAGGGGGCGACCGGTCGCATCATCGACCACCCAGTCGCCGTTCTTGATGAAGAGTGAAAGGGCCATTCGTTCGCCTCACGCGGCTGGGGTGACCAGCTCCACGATGATGATCTCGATGAGGGCGCAGACGTCGTCCAGCAGGGTTGTCAGGCTGTTGAGCCGGTCGATCTCCGTGTTGATGTCGTCGATGATGCCGGTGTATTCGCGGGCCCGGTAGAGCAGGTTGTCGAGCGTGGCCTTGAGCGACTCGATGATCTCCTGGGGGGCCGACAGGAAATCGCCGAACTGCGCGCACGTGTTCACCAGCCTGGCGACACCGGTCGGGTAGAACGAGAGGCCCTCGGTGATTGGTGCGAGCGCGCTCTCGTAGAGCGTCTGGACCGTCTCCAGCTTGATGGTTTGGAGCTGGACCTGGGTCCGGTTGACCAGCAATTTGGTCACGCGGAAGTCGGCAACCGCTTTCTGGGCGGTCGCGGCATCACAGACGGCCCGGAGGGTCGCGACCGACAGGGTCCGCAAGATGGTGGCGACGCAGGGTTCCAGGGCCATCGGGCTCCTACGATACCGCCCAACCGAGCGGAACTTTAGAAGTCCAGGTCACAGGAGGGTCGCGACCGTTGGGCCCGGGAACGTGACCGTAACCGTGAGGGTCCAGGCGTGGATCGCGGCCGCCACGTTGGCCGCCACCTCCGCGGATGTCGCGGCCGCCACGCCCGTCGCAAACACGGCGGCCAGCAGGCTGGAGAGGCCGGGGGGCGCGAGCGTCACGACCCCCGCGCCGAACAGGACCGGCGGCACCATCCAGAACGCCTGGAACGCCAGCTCCATGGCGGACAGGGTAGTGGTACCCAGAGACGCCACCCCTCCTGCGAATGCGGCGGCCAGCGCGCCAGCCAGCACCCCCTCCTCCAGGCCGGTGAACGCGGGAATGACCCCGTTGGCCGTCGCGACCGCCGCGTAATCGGCGTACCCGCTTGCCCACGAGGCTGCCGCGTCGGCCATGTCGCTGGAGCCCGCGAACACGCCCAGCAGCCCAGACGTCAACGTGGTGGGGTCGAGGGGCACGCTAGGGGGTCCCGGGCGACGCGAGCTTCTGGGTGAACGACACGTCCGACAGGATCGCGTTGGACGTCAGGTACGTGGCCTTGAGGGCCGACAGGGTCGCGAGGGTCGCGGGGTTGAACGAGGCCGGCCCCATGGCGGTCGCGATGACCGCGCTGTTGAGCGCATCCATGAGGGCCTGTAGGAACTGGTTGAGCTGGACGCCCAACGGCACGTTCTCGATGGCGCCAGGACCCCCCAGCTTGATGGTGGTGGAAGGCTGGAGCACGAAATCGCGGAACTGCGCGAGGAACGGGCTCGACAGCCCCGTCAGCTTGACGCCCAGCACGGTCGCGAGGGCCGACAGGGTGGCCTCCACGTTGCCGAGCGCGTCCACCTCCAGCTCGAACGCGACGGTCGCGCCAGCCGCATCGTAGACGCGTACGTGGGCGCGGAGCGGCCCCCCTCCCGATCCAACCGTTGGGGCGAACGGGGTCATGTCGTCCACCACATCCCCGAACTTCGCGTCCACCACCGGGAGGGCGACGGGTCCGGCGTCGTGGGCCAGGTAGGTGCGGTGCTCTCGCAACGCCCCGCCCGACAGAGCCGACTCTTCCGTGTCGGTCGGGAGGAGTTGGCGGCGCACCTCCCCGAACCGCACCTCCGACCCGAACGCCGTGACCTTGTGGAGCGAGCCGTCCAGGATGCTTTCGAGCCGGTCACGCGACAGCGTGAGGGCGACAGGTCCGCCGGCAAGCCGTAGGGTGCCATCCGCCCCGCCCCAGATGGTCGCGCGGCCGGCCGACCGCAGCTCGTACTCGCCCGGCTTCAGCTCCCGGATGAGGAACTGGTCGGCCGCGTCCTCGTCGGCGAGCTGGCCGTAGTTGATCGCCTCGAAGTTGACGATGTGCATCGCGCCATCCATCCCCTGGACGAGCGTGACGGTGTCGCCAACCTGCGGCATGAACCGGAACCAGCTCGACCGGCCCAGCGCGAACGAGAACTGGATCATCGGCAGCTTGACGTCGTCACGGACGCTGCCGCCCTGACGGATCCGAACCTTCAGGATACCGTTCCGCGCGTCGACCGCCGTGATGACGCCGTCGACAGCATCGCCCGGGATCTCATCACGAGACCCGTGGAAGGGATCCTCGTCACCAGGGATCGGTTCCCTCATATCGTGACATCTCCTTCCTCGATCTCGCGCAAGTCTAGATCCTCGATCGGCACCATGACGGCGCCCTGCTGGATGGTCGCCTCCCTGGTGTGCCGCTCTTCTTCATTCAGATCCGGTGTTGTGGTGTCGGGCTGGGCGCCGAACAACACCCGGTAATTAAGTGGACGGCTCGAATGTCCGGAAAGCGGCGTGTATATCATCTTCGACGTTTTCGAGTTGCTGTCGAACGACATCATGCCGGTCCAGCCGCGGAGATACCGGAGCCCGACGGACGTCCGCCACCCTCCATTCCACGCGAGCGAATGGGATACGTCCGCGGACGTCCCAATGTGGTTCCGCAGCTTCCACAGATATGGACGGTTCAGCCCGCAGGCAAACCGAGGAACGATCGGCAGCCCAACCGAATGGGCATCCGCGTTGACCCGGTTGAGCATGATGTTGGCATAGATGCGAGCCGCCTCTTCGGTGCGGATCCGTCCCTTCGCGTTGCCCCGCTCCTGTCTGGTCCCGTAGACCGGGAAGAGGGCGGGCAGTTTGACAACGACGTCCGACAGGTTCGCCATGATCTCGTTGCTCGTCTGGGTGTGGCGCGATGGGGCCACCGGAACTGCCGCGATCGTCCTGACGGCCGCGTCCGAGAAGGTCGACGACGTGGCAAACTGGTCGTCCAGTTCGACGATGTAGTTGCGCTCGAACACGCCGAAGTCGTCTGGATCGAAGTCGTACAACGGGAACTCGACGATCAGGTCCCCCTTCGGGGTCGCGTAGAATACGAACTCGATGCGGGCGAGTGCTTCGTAGAGGAGCTGTAGGAAGTTCTGCGATTCCGACTTCATGTTGTACGACTGGACCAGCTCCAACCCGACCACGTCGTTGCCGATCGACTCGGCGCCGGACGGCAGCAGCATGAACACGCGGCCTCCGTCGACCGGGAAGTTGACCGGGTCCTCGCCGATCAACGTGATGAGATCCTCGGTGGTCGCTTCCGAGACGCTCTTGCCCAACCGCTCGCCAGTCCTGAGCCGGTAGTCAGCCTCGTCGGTGTCCTTGTTGATCAATGTGTGGATGTCGCTAAGCTGCACGGGCCACGAAGTGATCCCCTCCCACTGTTGTAGCGAGACCGGCACGAGACCGTCGGGCAGCGTGTCGCCCCCGTTGATCGACAAGCCGAACACATGGGCACCGACGTACGGAGACTCCAGTGCGAGCCGGGCATCGCTGACCCGGTTCTGTGCAACCTGCATGACCGATCGATTCTGTTGTCCCGAAACAACCGTGTCTTGGCCGGTCGCCTCGGCGGGTGGGACTTGAATGGTCGCACGAAGCGTCTGGATCTCCTCCTCGACCCTCGCGCGCAACTCCACCCGGTCCGTATCCTTGGCCGGCTTGAACGACCCGATCCCCGAGATACCGAACCGACGCTGGACCCGATCGCCAAACCGGTTGACGAAATCGATGGCGAACGCTTCCTTTTGCAGCTCGCCGAGACGGGTGCGATCCTCACCGCGTCGCTTGATGTAGCTGTCGAGGTCGCGGCGTTGCGCGTCCGTCAAGGTCTCGCGGATCTCCTCGATCGAGGAGGTCGGTGAATACCTGGTCGTGTCGATCTGCCCGATGAAACCAGCCTCGATGGCACGCTTCTGCGCGTCCGCCTCGGTGATGTTGGGCGGGGCGATCAAGAGGGTCTCGAAGATGGGTTCCCGCTGGGTCCCGAATACGATGAAGTCGATGATCTCCGTAAGCGTCTTGTTGGCAAGCGGGTTGGAGAACGCGCTGTACTGCGCCTGGTCCGCCAACGTCCTGGTGTTGGAGTCGATGAGACCGGGGTTCGAGTAGACGCGGGCGTACCGGAACAGCTTGGTTGGGTCCTCGGACGAGATGTTCAGGACCTTCTGGTTGTTGACCGAGCAGTCGTCGGTGATGTCGGTCAGGAGACCCGAAAATCCGTAGTACCAGATGGTCGGGTTGAACGGGTCCCGGAGGAAGATGCGGAGCGGGTCGTTCGGGTGGAAGATGGGCACGCCGTCTGCGTATGGGTAGCGCGACCGCCTGATTCGCCCGATCGTGTTGCCCTTCGCATCGATGTTGTCGACCGTGATCTTCGTGTGGGCTTGCTTGAGGAAGAAGATTTTGCTCTTGACCGACGCGGAATTGGACAGCCGGTAATCCGCCGTGGTCGTGTCGCTCGCCGCGTACTGGTCGGACCGCTGACACGCCAGGTCTGCCACCTCCTCGCCGATTTGCGTGACGCCGATGTCCCGACTCCTGACCTGCACGCGCTTCGGGTCGATGCCGGTCAGGAAGAACATGTCCTCGGTGGTCAGGAGGTACTTGTCCCTCTCGTTGATCAGGGTGATCGAACAGGTGTTCGGCTGGTTGCCGACGTGGTTCTTGATGTTGACGGCGGTGACGTCGTTGGTGACGTCGAAGCCGTATAGAAAAACACGGTAGGCCGGGAACGCATGCCGCACCTTCGGGAGAGGCCCCGTCGGAGGCGAAGAACCGAACATGAACGTGAGGGCACGGTCGACCGCTCGATTGTCAGCCATATCACTCGCCTCCCACGACCTCTGGGCTCGAAAAGACAGAGTCGGCCAGGTCGAGGGCGCCCTGAACTCGCTGGAGCGATGACTCGCTGAAGATGTAGTCGGACACGAAACGAACGAGGTCGTCGAGCGGCGGGTCAGTCGACTGCACGGTGAACTGGACGCTCCACTGCCGCTGGAACGGTTCCTGCGCCGACTCGCTGAACTGGAGCACGTTCATGAAGAACCCGCGAAACTTGACCTGCTTGGGAAACAGGGCGGACGCGTACGTCATCGTGACCATGTTGGGGACGCCCGCCTCCAGGTCGACGATCGGGTCGAGCGTGAGCTTGTAGAACCGGAGCCACGCGAGAAGATGGTCCTTCGCGCCAGTCCGATCGAACGTCAGGTCGGCGCCCAGGATGCGACCGATCTGCCGCTGGAACGCGCGCGGGTCGATGTTGCCGGTCGTCCCAGATAGCGAGAGGGTCAGGATGTCGTTGTTCTGGCCCCTCGCGTTCGAGAAGTGGAAGTAGATCGTTCCCCCAACAACATCCTGCTTCTGGATCCTCTTGGTCTGGGCGAACTGGACCTGCTGCGGGTTGATGAGCATGCAGAGGGGTGCGACGCCGTTGCGCGCGTTCATGTCGGACTGCCAGATGATCGGCACCCGCGTGGTGTTGTCCGGCCCGGCCGTCAGCGTGCTTCGCAGAATCGACCCGATGTCTGCCAGGAGTGCCATCTATTGTTGCTTCCTTCCGGATCGAACCGCTTTGTGTCTGGTCGCGCTGATCGATAGCGCCTGCGTGCCGATCACACCCGTGACGCTTCCGCTCCGTTGAGCCGGTTGAGTAGCGGCACCCGCGGGGTCATAGCCGGGCTCGATGGTACCGCCTCGCCGAGGCCCGCCCCCCCGCAGACCAGCCGCCTTTCGAGCGCCCGCCACATCCCCGCGGATCAACTTGTTGATCCCGGCGACATCCGTTGGGTCGCCCGCCCCCAGGCCAAAACCGGCCGGTTGGTCGAGCCTACGACCCGTCGCGATGTCCTCGATCTGGCCGGCCGCCGGGGGATCCTCTTCGCCGATCCCCTCCAGCGCCTTCTTGAGCGGCTGGAGCCCCTCCACGCTGCCCAGGAGATTCTCGCCAGCTCCACCGATGTCCTTCAAGCCCGCCCACGCCCTGCCGAGTGCGTCGGGAAATATCTTGGCCGTCTCCTTCATCGCCTCGCTGTAGGCCGCCGCCGTCTTGTCCTCGCCCTTGAGTACCGCGATGGTGTAGCGGACCCCGAGGACCAGCTCGGCCAACCCGGCCATCACGATGTCGAACAGAGCGGTCCCGACCTTGCGGACGCCTTCGAGCGATTGCCGCATGAACTTTTGGAACTCCTCGGTCTTCTGCGCTTCCGTCTTGAATGCGCCGGCCAGCGCCTTCTTCTCCTCCTTGGAGAGTTGTTCGACCGTCAAGCCACCCGCCAGTTTGTCGCCGATGTCCATGATGGCCTTCGCGCCCTTGAACCCCATCCGCCCTTCTAGCCACGCGCGAGCGGACTGCGGGTCGCCCCGCGACATTTCCAGCGCCATGCTGCGCAACTCCGTGATGCTGCCGGCCAGCACTTGCGGGTCAGGTCCACCCTCACGGGTGAGCTGGTTGAGCAAGTGGGACCGCGCCTCCAGCCCTTTGCCCATCCCGAGCCGCTCGGCCAGCATGACCTGCTCGCCCATCCCGAAGGAACCAAGACCCCCAAGGATCTGCTGGGTCGCTTGCAACGCCTCGGCACCAGCGAAGTGCTTCTTGACACCAATCGCCTCGTACTGAGCGGTAAGCTGTTGGGTGAGGCCGATCACCTCCTTGGTGTTGATGCCCATGTGGCGGACACCACCGGTCGCTTGCGCGATCGCGTTCGTGAACGTGGCGAGTCCAACGCCCGACTTCGCGCCAGCGAAATTCAGCTCGACGACCGCCTCGGCCGCTTCCTTGGTGGAATAGCCGTACTTCGTCATGAACTCGCCCGCTTGCCTGGCGGCCGTTCCGCCAGCCAGCTCGAAGTGACGTTCGAGCCCAAGCGTGAGCCCGTAGAGCGTCTGCATCTGGGTGCCGTACGCCTTCGTGACCCTAGAGCCCGCCTCGCCCGCCGAGATGCCGGCGTCGCCGTACGCCTTCGCGACCGCCTCCAGCTCTCCGCGCGTCGCGCCAAACTGGATCTCCAACTCCTTCGCGACACCCGCCAGCTTGCCGGCCGCCATGCGATCGGCCTTCTCGGCCTTCGCGCTGTACGTCCTGGTCGACTCCTCGAAAATCTGGACGAACCGGTTGGCCTCCGCCTCGTACTTCTGGGTCTCCGCAACCCCCCAGAGCATGAGGCCCAGGATGCCCCCCACCCCCATGGCACCTGGGGTCAGCATGGAGAACAGGTTGCCCGAGACCTTCCGGATGTCCTCCGCGATAGCGTCGGGCGTGATGCGGATCTTGCTGACCGCGCCCGACAGCATCCCCCGGATCTTCCGGAGCCACTTGGACCGTTGGCCCTTCTGGCCCTTGCCCTTGTCGACGTCGGTCGACTTCTGGTGGACCTCCTGCCAGTCCTTGACGATGTCGTCGATCTCACGACGGCACCGTTCGGTGTACTGGCGGATGTCCTGGATGGGGCCGAGCCCTACCTCGGCGAGCAGGCGGTCGACCTCGATCTTCTGATCGGCGCCGGTCCCCAGCGACTCGGCCGCCTGGACCATCCGCTGTTGCGCTTGCGCGTACTCGGTGACCGCCTCTTCGGTGCCCGAGATTTTGACCTTGGCTTCAAGCAGCTCGGACATCGTCATCCTCTCTTACGGAGAGCAGCGATATACGGGTAGGGATCGATCGCACCGACCCTCCGCTCCCTCGGATCCGAGGACTTTTTGACGCCCGGATCGACGATCCTGTAGTGAAGATGCGGCGCCCCCTTGTGGAAGGGGGCGCCCGGGGTCGATGGAGGGCTAAACGACTGCTCCATCAGCTCCCCAACCGGATCGCCCGCCTCTATCTTTTCTCCCCTCTTGATCAGCAACGGGTGTTTCAGGTGGGCGAGGTAGTGGTCCAGTCCGGTGACTGGGTCGTGGATGGTGGTGCTCGCCTGACCTTTGTGTGAAGGTCGCGCCACTTTCACGATCCCGGTAACGGGCGAGAACACTGGAGTGCCGCCCGCCGCCCCGATGTCGGACGCGGCGTGGAACGCGCCGATGCTGCCGACCGCCTTCGCGAACGCGTGACCGAACGAACCCGGTAGGAGCGCGCCTTTGCCGCGCAGGGGGTCCGCTTGGACGACCTTGTCGCCGTGGGGTCCACTGTAGACACCAGAGACATCATCCTCCGCATGGCTGTGGTCGTGCCCTTCCTCGGCGGCTGAATCGGCGTGGGCGGCGTGTGCGGTAGGGGGCGCCACACTGGTGAGGGCACCGCGCGACTTCTCGGCGCCCGCCCTCACCGCCACTCGACGCATCTTGTCGCTCTCGATCGTCACGAAATGGATGGTGACGGGGAGGTTCTCGCCGCGGACCGTCCCGAATTCGACGCCGGTGATCGCGATGTCGCCCGCGCCAAGATCGGTGCCAGCGAACGTGCTCTGCACCCCGGGCGCCGACTCCGCCGCCTCCGACAGGATGTCCTGGACCGCCTCGAAGTCCCCTCCCCGCTGCGCCGCGGAGAGAGCGAGCTGTTGCTCGACCCCGAGGGTAGCGGTAGCGCCCACCCCCGCCATTCCCCCTTGTTGTCGCGACACCCCACGGATCATCTCACCGCTGGTCCTCATCGCTGCGGTGATCGCCTCCTTGGACCCGGCGCTGAACGTCAGCGCGGCCATCCGCTTGACTGCCTCGGGTGTCGTGACCGCCCCCATGAACGCATCCATCCCGGCGGACGACGGTAGCAAATCCTTCCCGTGTTTTCCCAGATCGGTGAACCCTTTACCGATGTCCTTGAGGATCTTCTCGTTGGCCGTCTCCGCCTCCCAGAACGTGTCTTCCAACCGGCCCATCTGCCTCTTCTCCGACTCGGTCAAGTTGGAGAAGCCGGGGATCGCCGAGAGCTTGTCCTTGAGGGCGAGGGGGATGTAGCGGAACCCGATGACCAGCTCGGCGAGCCCGACGGCGATCAAGTTGAACAGGCCGAGTCCGATGACCGCGATGTCGCGCGAGATGTCCTTGAAGGACGTCTCGAAGTCGGTGTGGGTGGCGCGCTCCTTCTTGAACGCCTCGTTGAACGCCTTCTCGGCGTCGACCCGCTCCTTCTTGGTCGCGTTGGTGTTGTGGAGCGTATCGACCGCCTGGATCATGATGAGGGCGGATTGTGGACCGAGCTGCGGCATCACCCGTTCGAGCGCGACGCCGATCTCCTCGCGGGACAACTTCCGGCCCCCACGGAACAGGTCGACAGTCGCGCGCGCCATCTTAAGCGCGACGCCCGGCCCCTTACTCGGGTCCATGTAGGCGTCGCGGAGCGCGTAGTAGGCGCCCAGGTCTGTCCCGAGCCCCATCTTATCGGCGACCGCCATCTGCATCCCCTTCGACATGCCCGCAAGCCCGGCGGCGATCTGGCCGGTCGCCATCACGGCGGTCGTGGCGGCGAAATGGGGCTCCAGCCCCTTCTCCTCCAGCATCTTCTGGAGCCCGTACACCATGTTGAGGCCGTCCTGCACGGTCGCGCCGTACTGGCGCATCTGGCCGGTCGCCGACATCACATCGCTCATGAAGTTCTGGATCCCGATGCCCGAGTCGCGGCCGGCCAGCGCGAACGTCCCGACCAGCTCGGTCGCCTCCCTGGCGGTAATGTTGTACTGCTGCATCAATTGACCCGCCGTCCTGGCGGCCGTGCCCTCCGGTAGTCGGAGCGTTTGATCGATCGCGGCGGTCGCGATCGCAACGCTCGCGCGAGCGCCATCTACCCGGATGGACGTCTTGGCCGTCGCCTCCTCGATCGTGACACCAGCGTCCGTGAGCGAGCGGGTGACCGCCATCGCCTCCCCTTTGGACATCCTGAACGTGTCGACCAGGTTGGCGAACTGGCTGCCCAGCGTTGCCATGTGCTGCTTGGCAACCGCGTAGCCTTTCGCATCACCTGTCGCGATCGTCTTCTCCCAGAGCTGGGAGTACCGCTCGCCCTCCGCCCGGAGCTTGTCTTCGTAGGAGAGGCCGTAGAGCAAGAGGCCGACAACGCCCCCCACCCCCATGGTCGTGATGGTGGAGCCGACCATTCGACCGGCGGCCCCGAGCGCCTGGATCGACTGTTTGCCGACGTTGAAGAAGTCGCCCACCTTCTTGGCGATCGAACCCCGCTTCTTCGCGCCGGTCCTGGCGCCCTCCTCGTCCTCTTCGTCGTCTTCTCCGCCCCCATCATCCTCTCCATCCTCTTCGAGGACGGCGGCCCGGAGCGTGTCGATCGCCGTGACCAACTGCTTGTACTCGGTGAAAACGCGGGCGAACGCCTGCGATTGCACCTCCGACTCCTCGCCCGTCTTCTTCGCGATCCCAGCCGCCTCAGAAAACTCGGCGGCCGCCTCTCTCGCCTCCTCGCCCAACCGTTTGGCCGCCGCGATCTCCGCGTCCGACACGACCGCCTTGTTCCGCTTGATCTCCTCGATCAGCTCCTTGTACTTGTCGACAACGTCGCCGAGACCGACGTGCTGAACGATGAGGTCGAGGTCGGCGCCGCCCCCTCCAACCGATCCTGTTTCGGGGGGCGGCATGACGGTTTAGTCGTCGAGCACGAAGCTGCTGCGACGCGCGCGGGCGCGCTGGCCTGGAACGTCCTGCTCGGGAGGAGCTGGGGGATGAACGCCGTCGACCACATGAACGCCCGCGACCGCCAGTACCTGGCGGCGCTCCACCTCGCTCATCCGCGAAATATCGATCGGCCTGTCGAGGATCTCCATGCCCGTGTCAGTCGACAGCGGCCCAGGCGGAACATCGTCGACCTCCTCGATGACCGGGGCCTCGACCTCATCTTTGCCAAGCGCGTCGATCGACTTGGCCAGGTAGTCGAGGAACGCGGGCCTCGCGATAGCGGGAAGGATCGGCTGAACCTCCGCGAACGTCTCGGGCATCCGGATCTTGCCGGTCACAGGGTCGTGGATGGGGATGAGGTGGGCGCCCAGCACACGACCAAACGACGCCTGTAGGAGGTCGGCGTGTTGCTTCTCGTGCCGCTGGATACCGGTGTACAAAAACGCCCACCTCGTCGGGTTCATGTCGCGAAGCTGCTGCCATGGATCGCCGGCATTTCCTCCAGCCCCGTTTCCTCCTCCCCCGCCGAAGAGAGACCATCCTCGACAGATGACGTACTGCTGGATGTCGAGGAGTCGGTCTCCCTCGATGATGCTTTTAGGCGGGTGATCACCTCCGCGCGCCGCTCCTCCAGCTTGCCGTAGAACTGGAAAAACTCGGTGATGATGGCGTCGTCGAACTGTTGCAGGTACTCGTAGAACCGCTCGCGGAAGTAGCTCTTCATCTCGTCAGGATCATTCCGGATGAGGCCGAGAAGCTGCTCGTCCTGCGGGAGGGGGAACAGCGCGGAGATGGGGGTTTCGTTGACGTGGCTGGTGGCGGCCGCGACCGTCGCGCTCTTGCGCGACGACAGAAGCGCCATGTTGGACGCCATCGAGACGTACTGGTCGCGCCAGAGCGCCTCCCCATCCGACAGGGTGTGGAGGCGGAACCGCCGATCCGCGAACTCGAACGTGTCCTCGATACGACCCTTGAGCAGGTCGGCCTTGAGGTCGAGCAAGATGGGCGACAAGGGTGGAGGTGCGGGGGGCGCGCTAGGCGCCTTCTTCTTCTTACTTTCGGCCATTGGTGGCCCTCCTGTTCGCCCTCCGGGACAGCCGGAGGGGTATGGGGTGGATGGGGCGGCATGGTAGCGCCGACCCACCCGCCCGAGCTACTGCAACCGGACCTTCCGGACGTACACGAGGGTGCCCTGCGTCTGGACCAGGCGATCGCCACCGGCCGTGTAGGTCCGGCCCAGGCTGCTGAACCAGCAGCCGATGTAGCTGCGCCCCTCGGTCGAGTTGTTGGGGAACCGCCAGGTCTCCCGCACCTCGAACGGGTTGGCCTGGTCGCCCAGCATCTCGAAGTCGGGCGTGCCGAACGCCTGCTCCATCCTGCAGGTGAACAGGTCGTACCGACCGACCGAGATGGAAAGGCCGCCCACGTTGCCCGGCACCGTCTCGATCGGCTCGCCGGACGTCGCCTGGTTGATCTCGTACACGTGCGAGACCTGCCGGGTCATGTTGACGCCCCAGCTCTGGATCGAGCCGACCGTGAGGCCGGACGCCCGGATCGTCATCGCGTGGGACGTCCGATGGACTGTGTTGGGAGGGTTGACAGGCATGTTTCGTCTCCTTACGCCGTCGCGGCGCTCTCACCCACGCTGAAGAACGGCGAGTCCACCGAGAACTCACCGAAGATCCTCTTGGCCGGGTACCGAAGGTTGAAGAAGAACTTGAAGTCGAACCTGGTCGGATCCGTGCTCGACTGGAACACCTGGATGTCGGACGCGAGGTTGATGTCCCTCGACCTGCCGTTCTCGTCGCGGAACGGACCGATCGCCCCCGACGCGATCAGGGAAGAGAGTGTGACGGCCACGACCGTCTTGATGTCGAAGATGAAGTCGGTCAGGTCTTCCGGCACGATGCCGATCAGGTTGGAGTCGACCGCCTGCGAGACGGTCCGGACCGCGTTGTCCTTCTGGGCGCCCGCCGAAATCTCGGCGAACGAGATGAGACCACCGCCTCCCGGTTCCGTGGTGATGGGGTCGAGCATGAGGAGGCGGCCGGCATCGTTCGTGACGACCAGGACGCCCGCGGGCGCGAGCAAGTGGCGCTCGGCATCCAGGTACGTCTGGAACGTGTCGAGGTCGAACCCGGTGATCGTCTTGCGCAACAGTGAGGTCGCGACCGACACGAAGCTGGTGTGACGGGCCGCCACCGCGACCGCCAGGTAGGTGGAGTTCAGCTCGACGACCGGCTGTGATCCGTCCGGCAGCGTCAGGGTCTTGTCGATGTTGGGCGGGGCGCACAGGATGAACCGGCCGCGCCCGGGGCTGTCGGCCGCCACCTGGAAGGTCCGCTTGGCCGCGTAGATGAACGTGTGGGCCGTGTCGATGTCGCCGATGTCCGTGTCCCTGAGCATCCCGAACCAGCCCCGCCGGAACTTCTTCTCGGTGATGGACGACTTGTTCGTCACGTGGTTCACGAGGGTCGACTGGATCGAGAGCAACTGGGTCGCCGAGAGGGTCTGGGGCAGGGGCGTCACGATCGCCACTTCCGTGATGGCGAAGTTGTCGAGCCCGTTGTTGATCGCGTTCTGGAAGTCGGCGACCGAGTAGACGTCGTCGTCGTTCGAGTCCTCGACCTGCACGACGAAGATGCTGGGCGCGTCGTTCTCGAACGCGATCTGCCCCGCAACCGCGAGCGCGTTGTCGGTCGCGGAATCGCCCACCTGACCGAACACCTGGTCCTGGTTGAACACGCGGAGCGGCACGTTGTAGTCGGTGGAGGGGCGGACGTAATCGTACGAGACGAAGTAGACCGACCCGGTCTCCGGCCGGGTGCCCGTCCCCTCGATCGTGAAGGGGAGCTGGGCGGTCGTGAGGCCCAGCACGTTGAGATGCGCGCTGGCCGTCTGGGCCTGCTGGATCCGGACCTTGGAGGTCTCGCCCTGGGTGGACGACAGGAGGCGGAGCCGGTCGGTCCCGTCGTTCTGCGCGACCGTCGAGAACGCGGATCCGTACTGGCTGTGGTCCGTAAGGCGCGCGTTGATGTCGACGATGATGGCGGCGATCGTGATGGCGGCGCCGACGTCCAGCCGACACTCGACCGACCCGTCGCCGAGCTGCCGGAGCGGCACCTGCGTGTCGTCCAGCTCGAAGATGGTGGTGTGGGCGTCGGACACGCCCTGGTCGAGGATCTGGACCGAGCTGCCCGCCCCGGTCGTCGGGCTGGTGAGCCGGACGCGCGTGACACCCACGACCGACGCGACCGTCCCGTAGGTTGCGCCGTAGCTGGCGGACGCCAGGAGCGCCGCATTGATCTCCCCGACGATCGTGGCGGCCGTGACGGCCGCGCCGATCGTCAAGGTGATGTCGATGTTGCCGCGACCGTCGATGTTGAGCCGGAGGATGTTGTTGCCCGCCAGCGTGCTGTACGGACCGGCCAGCAGGGTGGTCCACTCGGCCGCGATGGCGCCGTCGACCAGGTCGTCGATCGCGATCTCCAGGACGGACGCGGTCAAGGTCGAGACGGTCGTGATGACCGGGGTGCCGACCAGCTCGGCGGCCTGATCGATCGACCAGTCGATCACGTCGCCCGCCACGATGAACGGGAACGCAGACAGACCGAAGATGGCGGCCGCCGAATTGGTCACGCCCGAGTTGATGCGGATCTGCGAGACGGGCCCCTGGGTCGGGCTGGTGAGCCGGACCTGGTCGTTGTTGTACACCTCCGCGACCGACCCGTAGGCCGCCCCGTAGGTGCCGCTGGCGATCAGCGCCGTGTTGATGTCGGACACGACCTCCGCGGCGGTCGTGAGGGCCGGGCTCGCGCCCGCCGTCGTGATGATGATCTGGGCCCTGCCGTCGATCTGGAGGTAGAGCAGGTTGTTGACCGACAGATCGAACGTGTCGTTGATGTGCGAGTTGACCCGCGCGCGATCGTCGAGCTGGTAGTCGATGTTCTCGTCGAACGTGGTGACGCCAGCGAACGAGCCGACCCGAACGGCCAACCTGACATCGTCGTTCGCGAGGTCGTCCCGGTCGGTCGCGATCGCCACGTAGTCGATCGTGTAGGTCGCGCCCGCCACGTACCCGTTGTCGCTGATGCGCACGACCGTCGCGCTGTCGAACGACCAGAGCGCGACGTTCAGCGGGACCCCGTTGACGAACAGGGTCGAGTCGTTCTGGAGCCCGGTGGATGTGTTGGCGAGCGTGGCGGTGTGGGCGCCGGGTGTCGCCGACACCGTCAGCGCCTCCCCGTTGATGCCTCCCCGCCTGACCGCCTCGTTGGTCGCGCGCTTGAGCTTGTCGCCAGGCCCGACGAGCGCGAGCGTCTGGGGGACCGACGCGATCGACAGGGCGTTGGGGACGACGACCTCTTGGATGAGGACGCCTGGATCCGTGTAGGTGGTGACTTGAACGGCCATCTTTCAATCCTCGGAGATGCAGCGGTTGAAGCCCGCGCCAGGCGGACTCATCGTGGGCTCATCCTGGACACCCAGTAGTCGACAACCCATCAGCTCGGCTCCGGAATCTCTTCGCGGTTGAGCGTGATGGAATCGGTGTAGGTCGTCGTGATTGTGATCGAGTCGGATTCGGGCGTGGTGGTCGGTAGGTCGAGCGGGTCGACCACGACCGTGATGGTGGAGCCGGCCCCACCAGTCAACACGAACGTGCCGCCCGCCGCCACGTTCACGATCGCGCCCGCCACATCGCCGAACGGCGCCCACGTCATGTTGCGAGCGAGCCCGACGATCGCGTACGCGAGCGTCCCGACGCCCGCCGGAGCGGTCGCGCCGACCGAATCGATCCGCACGCCCGTGATGTTGACCGGCTGGCTCGCCCGGTTGACCGGCAGGCCGGCCGCCTGGACCGACACCGCGATGGAGGACCCATCCCCGCCCGGCAGCGTGAACACGCCCCCCGCCCCCACCGCTACCGCGGCGCCGGGTACAAGAGCACCGGGCGCCTGCCACTGGAGTGTCAGGGCCGCACCCGCCACGTACGTGAGGGTCCCGACTCCCGACAGGGTCGCGCCATCCAGCGCAACGATCTTGACGCCCAGGATGTTGAGCGGCTGGGTGTTGGCCTTGTAGGTGTGGTCGCGGAGCTGGTAGTTGGGCGGGATCAGGTTGGCCGGGATGGTCCGGTCGACGTAGTCGTAGATGGTGATCGGGACGTTGAACCGGTTGACGTAGACCTTCCCTTCCTTCTCGCCGTCGGGCAGCGGGATGTCGGCCTCGCCGGCCAACGACCAGTCCGACAGGATGACCTGGAAGTACCGCTCGGTCGCGCCGCCCGCCACCGGCTCGGCGTAGACGTGCTCGCCGTAGAACGTGAAGTCCCGGTCGGACATGTAGAGCGACAGGAAGTAGATGAGGAGATCGGTCAGCTCGGTGCGCTCGTTGTCCGAGTCGGCCCCCACGTCGATGCCGATCGTGAAGCTGGCGCCAGTCCCATACCGGTTGGCGGGCCGGCGGGCCGGGTTGTCCGAGTCGTCCGCCTGCCCGACCGTGAACCCCAAGGCTGTCAAGAGAGTGGCGGTCCCGCCCGTCACCTCGATCCGGTTGGGTGTCTCGTGGTCGGACGACCGGTAGTTCCGCGGGTTGGTGGCGGCGGGCAGAGCGATCGGCTTGGTCGCGCGGACCGGCCCACCCGCCACCAGCTCCAAGAACGTGGAGCCGCCGGTCGTGACCGCGCGCGCCCGCGCATACAGCGCCTGCACGTTGATGATGTCGGCGAGCTGCTGGGCCGTTACGGCCGCGGGTGTGGGGAACGGGAACGACGGCAGCACCATCGTGCTGGTCCGGTAGTTCACACCGTCCGGCTTGGTCCTGAACGCCAGAGTCGGGGGCGTCGTGATGTTCAGGATGGCGGATAGGTTGTAGGGCTGCGGGTTGGTCGCGCGGACTCGCGGTGGGTACTGCACGTGATCGACGAACGCGCCCGTCAGCCCGATGGGCTTGCGCGCCCCACCCGCCTTTGTGACCGAGATGAGGGGCAACTTCTTGAGGATGTCGGGGTACTCGCGGATGAGGGTGACGAGGTTCTCGAACGGGTCGGTCGACTGCTGGGAGATCCCGTACTTCCCGATCGTCAGGATCTCGGCGAACCGGGCCGCCGCAACGGTCGGCTGCGCGAAGAACTGGCGCAGCTCCTCGACGAACGAGTCCTTCGCGGTTTCGACCAGTTGACTGAACCGGAAGTTGTCGCGCGTGTCGACCGCAAGGGTCGGGACGTTGCGCTTGATCGCGAGGTCGTCGGACGTGAAAGCCACGGGCCTGTGCGGACAGGCTACCGCGAGATCGCACGGAATTTTAGAAGGGCGGACCCAGCTTGCACATGCGTCAAGATTCAGCTAAACTGACGTAACAGTGAGATTAGACCAGGCCGAAGCACGCAAGCTGCATGAGCAAGGGTTGAATGGTGCCGAGATCGCCAAACGACTCGGGGTGTGGCGCCAGACCGTCACCCACTATTTTCGCTCGATCGGGATCCGGGGCCACCAGTACGGTTTCGTCAAGACGCTCACGGATCGTCAACGCGCCATGCTGTATGGGACGGTGCTTGGGGACGGGCACCTCAGCCGCCGACAAGAGTCGTACCTTGCCATGAAGCACGGATGGGTGCAACGCGCATACCTCACCTGGAAGGTCGAGGAACTTGCGCCGCTGTTCAAGACCACTAAGTTGCATGAAGGGACAACGACGATCCGACACAAGACCTATCGGTTCGCCCAGATACATTCACGAGTACATCCACTACTGGGAGATGCACGCCGGCTGTTCTACACGGATGGCGGCAAGAAGACGGTAACGCACGACGTGCTCGACGCCCTCGACAAGCTCGGGCCGTTGCTTTCGCTCGCACTGGCCGTCTGGTACATGGACGACGGGTCGCTGTACGACGATGGTCGCTACGCGCAGATCACGCTTGGTGGAATGAGCCAGCCAGCATATCGACGGACTGCCGAGTGGTTTTGTCAACGAGGGTTCGCGGGCGCGATTGGCAAGCACACAACCAAGAACAGCGTGGTGTTCCGAATGCACGCTCAAGGATCGCGCAGGTTTGCCAAGACCATCATCCCGCACATCTACCCGAGCATGAGGTACAAGATCCCATCCTCGTTGGAAGACCCACCAATACGATCTGTCTCGACTACTTGTTCCGCATGTGGATCGTTGATTACGCGTCCGAAGTCGCACGCGAGATCCTACAGCCTGTTCTGCTCACGTGAGTGTTACCACGAAGCGCGACGCGCTCGGCTCAAGTCGTTAGCCCGAGAACACGGATGAGAAGGCCCTCGTAGTCCGTGCGGAGTTTAGTCTGCACGTACTCCTCCATCCCCTTCTCAAGGAAGTGGGTGGGCTCAGATCCTGGATGCCACCACGGTGGACCACCAGGGTTACGAAGCATGTGCTTCGCGGTGGCAACTCGGAACGTCTTCTCGCCATCGATTATCAGCGGGATCGTCACCGCCTTGGTGCCGTCCCGCAGATACCAGGCGTTGTGTGCGTTGAGAAGGTACTGCATCTTGTGAGGACGCACGCCTACGGACCTCCAGTAGGCGTAGGGCTTGGTGTTTCCGATGTAGCCCATCGCCTTGGCGACGTCGTACCGGCTGAACCACGACTGGTCGAGTCCGCCACCCGACGGGTTCTTCCACAGGCGCGACGCGTACGCCCGGATGGTCGCGAGCGCCCCCTCAGTGATCTCGCGGATGGCGTACATCTTGTAGACCTCCCAGAAGCGCGGGTCCGCCATACGGGCGAGGAAGTTGTGGTCGGCGACCACCTGGAACGTGATGGCGGGCACCCCTAGCACCTCCGCCGCGCGTACTCGTGGCGGGGCGACAGCGCGACCGATCGGAGCGCTTCTGGTGTGCAAAGACGGAGGGGGATCGAGAAGGACGGGAGCAGTCCCTTCGTGACCTTGATGTTCTTCAGCTCGAACGCTTGGCCCAACGAGGCGACGTGGTTGTAGCCGTAGTACAGCGGCTGACGACCAGCTCCGCAGCAGTTGCAGGTCTGGTGGTTCCAGCAGAGCGTCGTGGTGCTGCTGTAGCTGGTGTCGGGCGCCATCAGAATACCTGGCCGATCATCTCGTCACGCTGGGGTCGCCGGCAACTGAACCCCTGCGAGATGAAGATGCCCTTCGGGTCATGATAGTCGAACGCGGTCAGGTCGTACCGGACCCCCACATGCGTGCCCTCGCGGAACTCGATGAACGCCTTCTGCTGGATCAGGTTGACCTCGGGGGGCACGACGACGTCTGGATCCTGAGCGACCAGGTCGTCGAAGTGGCGGAGTGGCACGGTCCACCAACGATGGTTCCCGTCCGAATCCACCACCCCCATGCCGCCCCGCTCCCTCGTCTTGGTCGGCAACCCCTTGAGCACCCGGATGAACGGCTCGTCGAGCCGTGGGTACCGGATCCGCGCGATCTCGAAGAACGGGCTCTTGTCGGTCACGAGCGCACGCGTGAGGGTCACGCGCAACTGGATCGTCCCTCCCGCCGCCACCGACAGGCTCGGGAGGGTCGCGATCGACACGTACGGGCCCGCGTTGATCGACACCTCGACCAGCACGGACGTGCCGGCTGGTTGTCGGATGTAGCTGTCGACCCGGAACTGGAACGGGTTGACCGACGCGACGACGCCGGGCGCCCCGATCGTGAAGACGGGTGATGTGATGGTTGCGGTCAGCAGGCCGGTCGCGATCTGGAGGCGGTACGGCTGGAACTCGGTGAACAGCGAGGTGCCCACGAGCGTGACGGCCGGGTCGATCGACGCGACGTGCAACTCGTGGTACCCGAACTTCGTGTAGCCCGGCACGATGCCGGTCCCGTAGCAGTTGTGAACCGTGACACCGTTCGCGACGAACTGATGGTCCTCCTCCACGGTCAAGTCGTACACAGGTTCGAGGACATCGTTTCGCTCGACGGACCGGACAAACGGAACCTTCCGCTGCACGACGGGCTCGGGTCCACGTCTTGCCGCCCTGGTGCTCTCCGCTTGGTCAATGCACGCCGCTAGCTTGGCACTCTTGCGCGCGTTGAAGAACCCGACTCGCGTTTGGAACGCTTGCACGTGGGCAAGGGCCGAAATATCCAGTGCGTACAGTCTCCGATAGCCGCGCTCCGAACGCCACGTTGCCTTGTACTCGTGGATTGTTGACCGGATTCCGAGCCCCATCAGGAGTAGCTGCACGTCCTGCAAAAGCGGATAGGAGACGGATGCCAGCGAGAGACTCACCCGGCCGCCGGCCCCACCAACGCTGCCGTCCGTGGAGAACAACCCGGAAAGGAAGCCGCGCACACACTCCACGGACGCTCCAAAGATATGCGCAGGCGCGCGACGGGCAGCGGGGTCCGCGCGCTTGTCCAGCCCCAATGCTCCCAGGAAGTCGGCCAGCCCCTTAATCCGCCAGGAGACCGTCGCCATTGGCGCCGGCTCCGAGAGGACGAGGTTACTCTGCCGGTCCCACTTACGCTCGATCACCTCCGTCTGCGTCCCACACCAGCCGTGTACAACCTCTTGTAGGTGGTCGAGGTCCGCGCGGTCCACGATGGAGGAGCAGACCGTCACGATCGGGTACTTGCCCTTTCCCACCGAACCGTCCCCGAGAACGTAGCCCAGGAGAAGTCCAACATCGAATCCATCGCTATCTGGGAACTTGTAGTCCAGACTCTTGTCCGGACGAGCGGTCAGATCAGAAACGGCCGCGATAGGGACGGGCAGCGGCGAGACTGATTCCCCCTCTGGGGGGGCGAAGTCGAGTCTGTCGCCCTCCTCCAGGTCGCCCACCTCCAGCCAGCCGCGTTCCGCCATACGAATGAAGTGATCTGGAGTCGCACGAATGGAGAGCCCCCAGTTCGTCGTGACCGTCATGGTCTCGCGGATACCGGTCTGAAACGCCGTTGCCCTCCGCCATGCCTTACCGGACCAGACCTCGAACGGTTCACCCACCAAGTCCTCGACAGCGACCAATCCTCGGCCGCGCACGAACACGCGGGTGTCTCCAGAAACGCACGATCGACACTTGCCGTCCGGCTGTTTGCTTGTTTGCTTGTAGCAGGAGCACAGCGGGTAGACCGCGTTCGTGACGGTCGTCTGATCGACCTGCGGGTTGAAGTTGGGGGTGTGGAGCAGCGACCTGGAGAACGTGATCGAGTTGCTGTAGGGACCGCCTGACGACGGCAGGAACGCGCTGTCGATCGAGACGGTCAGGTAGCTGCCGCTCGACTCCAGCTTGAAGATGCCGCCCGCCCGCACGTCGACCGTCGGGGCGGCGGTCCCGCCGGGCGGCGTCCACACGATCGTCCTGGCGGCTCCCGCGACCGTCAGGACCAGGGTGCCGGCGCCCGTGGGTGTCCGGTGGGAGAACGCGGCGATCGCGACGCCGGGGATCGGGGTGGCCTCCAGGATGGCGGACTGGGGGATCTCGTGCCACAGATCGGCCGCCAACCCGACGCCCAACACCTTGTCGATGTGGGCCTTCAGCATCTTGAAGATCGACTGGTCACCTCGAATGCGCGCGTCTACTCCCGTACCGGAGTATCGACCAAGATAACCAACGGCCAGATGCTTACCTTGCACCCGAACAAACCCACCCCGCCCAACACCAGTGGTCATGCTGTTCGCTCTTGGTTGATCGGAAGACCGCGGTCGCGCCGGTACGCGATGTACTCGTCGTCCGTTCGCTTACCCTTGCTCTGATTGCATCGAGCACACGCAACAACGATGTTGCTTGGGTAGTTCGTTGGGCCCAGGTCCTTCCTGGCTAGTGGAATCTTGTGATCGATGTGCGGTCTGGTTACCTCTGCGCCGCAGTAGTAGCAGAGGTGTTGCTGCGCCAACAGTTTCGCAACGACGTCCTTGCTGGTCCATCTGCCCGGTATCGCTCGCTTGGCCGACCGATACCTGTGCGTGATGCCCCTCCGCTTCATCGGGTTCTTCAGGTCGTATCGCCGCTTAATCTGCCTGATGAGATCGGGGTGCTCGTCGGCATACTGTCGGTTCCTCGCCGCAGCTCTGGCGCGGTTGTGCTGATACCATGCCTTCGAGATAGCCTTGACTTTGACGGGGTGCTCCGCGGCCCATCGCTTTGCTGCGGCGCAAGCACAAGATCGACACCGCGTCACGAGCCCCGAACAATCACGCTTGTTCCGATGGAAAAACTTGATCGTCGCCGGACGAACGGCACCACACGCTGAGCATGTTCGCTTCCCCGCGTTCACCGGCTGGAATACCTTCTGCTTGGCAGCATCGTTTCTGCACTGCTTGCAAACCGAAGTGAGACCGAGCGTGCCCATCAAGTTTCGATGAAAAAATCTGAGCGACGCGGGCTTGCGTTCGCCACATTTCGAGCACGTTCTCACGTGCTCAAGAACCCGCGAAAGAGGATCCCAGAGGGTGCGGCCGAAAGCAGTTGAAGCAGCCGGAACGACACACCAGCTTGGATGTGAATCGATCCCATCGTCGCGAAGTTGAGCTTGAACAACGGCACCAACCGATCGAGCCGCTGTTGCAGGAACGATAGAAATGACTGGAGTGGTTGTTGATGGTTGATGCTAAAACTATACCCCTGGTCAGAGTAATTGACAAGATCCGTGTCGATCGAGAACAACGTCTGGCTCTGGAGCGCCACCAACGTGGCGGTGTCGATGAGGAGCTGGCCGTGCGTCTTGAACGGGTAGTTCTCCAACAGGATGTTGGTGTTCGGCTGGTACAGGTTGATGACGTTGAGGCCGCCCTCCAGGTACATGAGGAGCTGGGCGTCCGAGTAGCCACCGAACAGGTTGGTCGCCTCCTCGACGATCTTGACCGCCTTGTCGATCTGGAGCCGGAAGCTCGGCAGGTAGGCCAGGACCCTCGGGTCCAGCACCTTAACGACTTGGAGGACGACGGCCGGCTCGGTCCCGACCCCACCGATCGCCCGCCAGATGAAGAAGAGGTCGCGCACCAGGTTGGTCTCGGTTTGGGTCGGCACATTGACGGGTGCGAGCGGGTCGCCCCAGCCGATGTAGTAGTCGCCGGTCGTGCCGGCCGGCTTGATGATGCGGGTCGGGGGCGACGGCGGCGCGAAGAAGTCGTCCTCGTACAACACCGTCTTGCTCACGTCCATGACGCGAAGGTGCAGGTAGGTGGCGTCGACCTTGTCGCCGTTCGCGTCGAACAACGTGATGTTGATGCGCTGGTCGAAGTTCTGGAGGATCAGCTCGACCGCGTTGGCGTTGAGGAAGGGGGCGGGCACGAACCCAGCCTAGCGCCACAACGTACGGAATTTTAGAAGTCTAGTCGCCAGTGTCGCCCGGCTTGATCCGGGAGGGTGTCGTACCTGGTCGAAGGGCGGGCCCGCGCGTCCCCACGTTCGCCGGCTTGATGAGCGGGGCGGTTGTGCCGGGCCGCATGGCTGGCCCACGCGTCCCCACGTTCGCCGGCTTGATGAACAGGTCTGTGGTCGATCCAGGACGAATACGGCTACGCGTCATCAGATCGTCCCTCGATCCCGTTCGATGACGACACAATCACCATAGCCTGCTCGACCTCACCCTCCCGGATGTCTCCCGCGCGAGCGGACTTGAGACGCCTGACGGCACGACGGATCCGGTACGTCACCTCACCCGAGAGCTTCTCCTTGTCGGCCGCCTGCTGCACTACCGACAGGATGGTCCTGACCTCCTCGACCGTGAACTTCAGCTTCACGAGAGCTGGATCCGCGATCCTCTCATTCACCTCCTTTGCCCACTCACCCACCTCTTCCTTGCCGTAATTAGCAGGCGTGACAAAGGATTCGCACGTGCCATCACCCTCGATCGCCTCGATGGCATCGCTGTTGCGGTCTGTCGCATCGTCCTTCGGATTGTGAGCCGCGAGGAGGGTTCGCAGGTGAAACCGTTCCTCGAATGTCATCGCGATGAACCATACCTGACTCGCCCGCTCCCGCTTCATTTTCGATTCTCCCATCGTTGGCCTCTTGGGGATCGCCCTACCGTGTCTTCGTCGTAGGCGTCAACTCTTGTGCGATAGCGGCCAGCTCCTCCTTGGTCAGCTCTTCGCTGGGGGTGAGGGTCTGAAGTGCCCAATCAAGCTTGTGCTGGAGCGCCTCTGCCTTGACCTTGCTGTCGCGTAGCTTCTCGTTGGCATCAGCGTACATACTGGTGACGGCGGTCGGCTCATCATCGTCGGGTACCGTCTTCTTCCGTTTAACGCGCGCGTGGATCGCGTAGGAGCCACCTTTCTCCTTCCCATCCTTCCCATCCTTCATCGCCGCCCTCTCGATTCTAGGACCGCATCAACGACAGCCGATAGCTTCGCGACCATCGTGTCGAAGTCGTGCTTGACCTCAAGAACCCGATCGGTCACCGCTTTCGCCTCCTCTACCCGTTTGTCCTGTAGCACGTCCTTCTCACGCTGCAGAGAACGATTCTGCTTCCACTGGAGCCAGTTGAACGCAGCGAGCGCGATGGCGGCGATCGATTGTAGTCCGCCGACCCTGAGGACTTCTGTCAGGAACTCCCACACAAAACCACCGTCAGAAGCCCTCGACCTGCTTCACAAGCGCGACCAGGGCCGCAGCCGCGCCGTCGAGAATAGCCTGGTCATCGGGATCGAGAGACCCAGGCGGTAGGTCGACCGAGCGGGTCGCGTAGACACTCCCATCGGACACCCGCTTCAGGATGTAGGAGAGCGTCAAGATGACGCCAGTACCGTCCTCGGTCGGTCGCACGTACACGGCGGTGAAGTCTGCGATCGTCGGCTCGACGATCTCCTCGGTGATCATCTTCGTGGCCATGATACCTCCCTACGATGAGAACGCCGCGAGGCGCCAGCGTGTCGAGGTCGAGTCGTAGTAGAGCCAGACCGAGCTGCCGGGCCCGACCGTCCGCGCGACTCCGCCGGGCAGCGTGAAGCGGTTGGCCGCTGCCGAACCGGCGTCCTCGTTGTTCAGCGTGAACGTGTTGGCAGTCGAAATGTTCAGGAGCAGGATCAGGCGTCCGTCCGTCGGGGCGGGCGGGACCATGCCGGTGACGACAGCAGCAGCTCCGGTATCCTGACGAACGACCGCTGCCGTCGTGAGCCCGGCCGGGTTGTAGTCGTTGTTGGTGGACGCCGCCACGAGGGCGGCCGGGGTGATGTCGTTCGCGAAGTTGATCCCGTCGTTCGCGAAGAGCGTCCCGTCGAATTGCGCGCGGCCTGCCTGTACCCAGAGCGCCAGCGCCGTCGTGATGGTCGCGTTCGTCCCGGCGACCGGAGCACCCAAGATCGCGAACGTCGCCGCAGTGGTGATCGTGCTAGCCGCAACGAACCCGTAGGTCGGCTGCCCGACCCTGTACGCCCTCTGCGTCGCGAGCGCGCCGGTCGCGAACTGGACGGTGCGCGTGAGGTTCCAGAAGACGTCGCTCGCCTCGACGCCGGCCGCGAGCGTCGTGTGCGCTGCGGCGTTCGCGGTCCACATCACCGGGCTGCCGGCCACCGCGACCGTCTGGCTCAGCGTGTGAGCCGAGACGCCCAGCGAGAGCTTGGTCACGCCACCCGTCACGAGCCCGAGCGTGTCGGCCGCGGGGCCGAACATGCCGGTGTTCGTATCAGTGTTGAAGGCGTAGCCGGGTGTACCAACCGCACCGACTGCAGCGAAGACTTGCGTCGACCCGCTGAGGTTGCACGAGGCAGCAGAGATGATGCACCGGTTCGCGCCGCCGGTTGTGATGTTGAGGGTGTTGACCCCGCCGGACAGGATCCCCGTGTCGGGGTCACCGGAGAACGAGTAGGTCGGGGCTCCGACCGCTCCTGCCGGTCCAAGAACGACGAGAGTCGAGGTGAGCGACGCGGTAGACAGCGACAGGCGCGAGACGCCGCCTGTCGCCCAGCCGATCGTGTTCGCGGCCGACTCGAACATCCCCGTGTCGACGTCGCCGCCGAACGTGTAGCTCGGGAGCGCGGCCGTCCCCAGTGGAGCCACGAATGGCAAGATCGAGAAAATGCCCGCCGCCACCGAGATCGACATGGTGAAGACGCCGCCGATGGAAAATCCGAGGAAGTTCGCACCGACGTTGAACATCCCGGTGTCTGGATCGCCCGAGAACGAGTAGGACGGCAGCAGGGCCGTCCCTGCCGGACCCAGCAGTGGCACCGACCACGTGTGCGCGCCCGTCCAGGTCGGCGAGAAAGTCTGGTCCACCGCCATCGAATCGACCGCGACCGTGATACCCGTCCCGGCTCCGACGTCGAACGTCCTGTCGGCCGACAGGTCCCCGCCGCCCGTCAAGCCAGCGCCAGCCGTCAGCGTCCGGGTCGGAGGAACGCCGCCCCCGCCCCCCGCGATCGTGATGATCGTACGGCTCGGATCGGCCGGGTCGGCCGTTGCGGCTACGCCCGCACCAACAAAGTTCAGGGCCGACTGGGTCGTACGGACAAGCACGCCCTCGTCGTAGACATCGAGCGCGGACGATCCTGCTGATCTCGCACCAGTAAGTCGTAGACCCGGCACCTACGCCTCCTCACCCCAAATCTGGATCGGGCCACCACCCGTGATGTTGCGGAGCCGGAAGAAAATGATGGCGTCGTCGATGTCGTCTTGGATGAACAGGCGCGCGTGCGGAACGATCGGCAGCGTGCCGGCCAACGCCCACGTGTTGTCGACCGTGTTGAGCACCCAGACCTCGATGTCGGCCGTGTTGGCCGCGGGCGTCGTAAACACGAGCTTAGCGTGATACCCGCGCGTCCAGATCGGACGGTTGATGTTCTCACGATAGCTCGCGAGCCTGAGCAGTTCGGTAGCGGGCGGAGCCGACACGTTGGGATCGGCGTCGTCGACTACTCCCACCTTCGTCCTGACGAGTCGAAGCTGGAAGCCTTCACCAGCCATCCGTCACCTCGTTTCCAACACGTTGACCGCCCCGTAGACCAGCACGCCCGTCGCAACAGCTCCGAGCAAGAACCCGATTACGAAGTCGTTCCGTTCCCAGAAGCCCGGTTTGGCCGTTTCCTGCGCGCTCGTCCGCGCCTTCGCGAGCTGGTCGGCCGTTTCGTGTAGGAGCCGATCGCGCACTCCCAACCGACCGGCCAGCTCATCGTTGGCGAGCTGGAGGTGCGCGTACGCCAGAAACCGCTGCTCCGCCACGAGAAGGCCGTCGTATGGGGCGGGCTGACCAGCCTCCAGCGGGACGACATTGGGTTCGGGCTGGGCCGCATCCGCGGTAACGGGCAGTTGGGCGGTGGGGACGGGATCGTCCCCGTACGCATCCCCATATGGCCACGCCAACAAGATGGCGATGGCCGCAATGCTTGCCAGCCGGATCAACGCGACCTCGCGGGTGGGTGAGCCTTCGCCCAAGCGGCCAGCGCGGCCAACCTAGCCTTCCTGTCCGGCATGGCGGCCGCCTTGTCCAACTCGGCCTTGAGCGATTCGACGTGCTCCTTGACCTTGTCGTCACCAGCCGATAGCGCATGCTCGACCGCCGCCGATGCGGCCCGGCGCTCCCGCCCCGCCGCCGTCGCGGTTGAGACGACTTCGTGGGCTCCAATGCCCGCGAACGCGGCCCCCACTCCTCCCAACCCCGCCATCAGGATGGTGGCCCATGGCTTGTGCATCGCGAGAGCGCCGAGCGCGCCCGCCAGAAACCCAAGCGCCGAAGCGACGAGGGGCCGGAGCCACTTGTGGTGGGCCGACAACTTCTCCAGTAGCTTCTGGCCCACCAGCGTCTTCGAGAAGTCCATCAACAGCTTGATGACGGCCGCGAGGGTAGCGATCGCACCCCACGCCTTCGCGTTGGTTGCGATGCCGATACCACTGTTGATGATGTCGAGCATGCTTTCCATCAGATAGCTCCTTAGCCCTGGTCGATCGTCATGCTGACGAACTCGATCGTGATACCGAGCTGGTTGACAGCATCCAAGTTGGTGACGCGGACGACGATCGGGAAGCCTTTGACGCCCCACCGGTTCTCGAACTTCCGCTGCGGATTGGAGGAAGGTTCGTTGGGAGGCCAGATCCGGACGGTGTCGCCAGGATCGAACAAGAGAAACTCCTCGTCGGTCAGGTGGGCGGCGGCCGCCCCCTGTGACGTCGGACCAAAGAACACCTCGCTCGTGAAATTACGAGCCTGCGGCACCGCGACCACCAACGTGAACGTGACGGCATCGGTCTGGTTGGTCGCGGGGATGAGCGCGAGGTTGACGTTCACCTGAAGGGACGATCCATCTCCACCCGGGAGCATGAGGAAGAAGGAGCCGCTCGTCCCCCCTGAAAGGGGAACGTCCGGCCCCGGCTCCAACGCGCCAGGCGCCTGCCACCGGAGTCGCCGCGGATTCGCGAAGAACGCGAGCGTCCCGGGCGCCGCACCCGTCACCGTATCCTGTGACGAGCTGACGATCGTCACACCCGTCACGTTGACGAGCGCGGACGGGGTCCGATCACCATTCGTCCGGGCGGTGAACGGACGGCCGTAGACCGTCAGCTCGCGGAACGCCCGGTCTTCCATCGGCATGACGATGTCCTTGGCCGAGGAGGGCGGCACAAGCGCTGGAATCGCATACCAATTGAATCGCATCGTACCCGCCTCCTTCGACTACTCGACCATCGCCTGGCGACGGATGAAGTCGTCACCGTCATCCTGAGCGACCGGCGCTTCCTCGGGGCCCGGGACCTCCTGCAACTTCTGGATCTCGGTGGTGGCCCACCGCTTGACGCTCGGCCAGTACGACTTGGCCCGCACGTGCTCCAGCTCGTCCTCGCTCAGACGACCGAGCGACTGGAGGTCCATGAGGATCTGGCTGGCGGGCCTGATGTTGTTGCTGTCGAACGCGACCCCATCGCCGGACGACCGCTTCTGCTCGTCTTGGATGTCCTGCTGGACGTTGTACATGAGGATGCGGACGCGGTCACGGATGACGTCCTCCTCGTTGACGAAGAGGTTTGCCTCGACTCGCTGGCGCTCGCCGTACCGAGTGGCACCAGCAGGGCCGGAGCCCGACTCGACGACCCGGTGGATCGGTTGAGGGGCGGGACCCGACTCCACCGTCTCACGAAACGCCCGACGCGCCTCCTCGGACCGGCGCAGCGCCTCGTCGGCCGTGATGTGCATCGCCTTGGCGCGCTGGTCGAAGTAGGCGCGGTACTCGTCCTCCTCCATGATGCGGAGGTACCGCTGACCCGTCTGCTTGTCGCGCGCGTTGAATGCCTTGCGGACATCCACGCTCGACTTGAGATCCTGGAACGACACCATCGCGGTCAGGTTGATGGGGTCGGGGGACGCGGGGATCGAGACGGACGTGGAGGCGCCGCCCGGCAACACGAACTGGATGACGAAGTTGCTGGGGTGCATGTTCTGCACGTAGATGTCGCGCTCTTCCCGCCAGAACTCCGTCCAGTTGAGGATGTCGCCGTTCTTGTCGAGGTACTGCTTGCCGTTCATCACTTGAGGTCTCCTTTCGACCTGTTCGCGACCGATCCGGACCAACCGGACGGTCGGTGGCTCATACGTGACAAGGCGGACACGTCCCTCACGGAGGAACGAGGTCGCCTTTGCTGCAACGAAGACGGTCGTGAACACACCATCCTTGTCGAGGACGCGGACGGGTTCATCGACTCGTCGGAAGTAGTAGCGGTCGTGTGGCGGCGCCCCCGCGCTCCCCGGCTTGAGCCGGATGGTGCAGAGGGGCGAGTGGGCGAACACACGAGCCTCATGATCGCGCAGGAGGATTCGGGCGCGCCCGTTCGACACGTAGTAGAGGAAGAGGCGGTCGGGTCCGATGACGGCAACGAGGGGGCGCCCGTTGCCGTTGCTTCCTCGTTCGCCGTTCGACCCCACACCTACGCGCTCCCCAGCTTGTAGACCATGCAGGCCGGAACGAATGGACGGATCAAAGAGAAGAAGCGATCATGCGACCGGCTCGACAGCCGGAGCGTGAAACCAACGCCCTGTCGATTTTTTGTCAGCTTGAGCCCGAACCGTTCGGCCAGGAAGCCGGCGAGTACATCGATCGACTCGATGTCGAACGAGTTGGTCGCGAACGAAATGCTTCCGTTCGACACGTTGCGCCAGCCATCATCCAGGTACAAGAGCGCCAACCCGAGTGCGTCGAGTGGCTCTAGCGTTTCAGTAGTGAGAACGCGCTTCTGGCCGTCACGGTAGACCGCGTCGTGCAGCATGGAGAAGTGCGGGTGTGAGATCGTCCAGGTCCTGTAGAATGGCTTGGCCGGCTTCTTGGCGTGGCGGTACGGACCGTTGATCTCTGCCTGAACCAGCGGGCCCAGAAGCGCCATCTTGATCTTTAGATACTCGACCTGTGACTCGCAGTGGCCGAGCGTCAAGTGGGCGTGCCGTTCCAAACTCCAACGGCCCGCAAGCCCCGAGTCGCCCAACACCATCCCGAGGATCGCACCATGTAGCCGTTCCGGGACCTCTGTGGTCCTCCACGTCGGAATGCCAGCGGCCTCCTGACTTTCGAGCACGGCGGTCGGGGCATGCGCATCGAGCTTCATCCGATGCTCCGCGATAGCCGGATTATCCGATCGCCAGTGCGCCTGCATGTGGTCGCGGCGCTTCTGGCGGAAATCCGCGTCGTAACCGTGCGCTTCAGTGGCCTGCCGTTTCGAGAGACCACTCTGGAGCGGGGCCCCTGGGAACCGAGCCGCATACACTTCGAGGGTCATGTCGTGCTGGACGAGGTGCGTGCTGGAGATGTGAAAGAAATGGCGGCCACAGACCTGACAGGCCACCGTTGCGGTCTCGGGCAGCTCGACCAGCTTGGCTTCGCGGAGTAGCGCGCCCGCCGCATAGGCGGTCTTCGACGAGATCCGAACCGCCATCTTCATGCACTCGCGGCACTGCCGATGGAGCTTGCCGTTGCCACGCCTGTAGAAATGTTCGTCGGTTGCCGAAAACGTCTGCCGGCATGTCGAACAGGTGATCTCGGTCGACTCAGCCTTGTGGGCTCGCGGGGCTGCGATGCGGATGGCGGCTGCACGCGACTGCGGCGTTGCAGCAAGCGGCTCGCCCGCATGCCTGGCCCTAGCGCGCTCGCTCCAGCACACGCGACAGCGAGGCTGTAGCCGCCCTTCCTTGCGACGGTAGAAGTGGGTTTCGTCGGCCGGCTTGGTCCCACCGCAGATTTTGCAGGTCTTGACCCCACCGAGCAGCTCGAATTCACGGGCCGCAACTACGGCGGGGTCGACGACGACCCGTACTGCACGGTCGGCCGCCTCCGCCACCTGCTTGCACAGCTTGCACGTCGACAGGAGGCCCGCGGGGCTCGCGGCGTGCTTCGTGAAGAACTCGGTGGTCAGGGGTTTAGGCTGACCACACCTGCGACAGATACGCATACCGCAAGAATAAGTGATCGAGACTGAGCTGTCAAGCAGTAGAGCACTCGGCACACGCCAGCCGTCACCTGGAGCGTGAGAGCTAACGTGTGCCGAAATGCCAATCATCATCAGTGCGCTACGGCTTCGCGCCCTTCGCGACCGCACGAGCGTTCGGGATCCCAAAGCCGATAATCTCACAGAACGCCCATCCCTTGACGGTTTCCTGTGTGACAAATCGGTTGTACGGTTCCGAGAACAGCTCGACCCGCACACCCATCTCTCCGAGGTACTCGGAGCCCGTGACCGCGTAGAAGGTTCCCGCGGGCACGACTTCCTCGACGCCGGTACCAGCCGTCGTGATGATCTGGGCGTTCAGGTAGTTGCCGATGTACCCGGCCAGGATCAGCTCCCTCTCGGTCACCGGATCCACGGTCGTCGACATCGTCTTGATGACGTCGGAGAGTTCCGCACGGTTGATGAGGAACTTCTCGACGATCAGACGATGGCGCTCGACCTGGAACCGGACGTCCTCGAAGGCGCCGGTGCCCAACGTCGTGTACGTCGTGGCCGTGTTGACGGCCGTGGAGGCGCGGTCCAGGAGCAGACGCCCTCGCTTGTCCTCGTTCAGCTCGATCTCCTGACGCGCGGTGTCCTGCGCGCGATCGAGAACGTCGTAGTTCATCTGGTAGATGTCGAAGATGTCGACCGAGGTGAACGCGACGATCTTGGTCTCGTCCGGCTGGATGTACCGACCATGGAGGCGTGCCTCGATGCCCTGTCCATCCTGACCGACGACGAAAGCGACCGAACGAACGTCCTTCGCGATCCTGAACAGCTCGCCCTGCGCGAGCGGACGCACACGGTACACCTTGCGCGCCCATCCCTCGTAGTCGACGATGTCCTTGATCGGAAGGAGCAGTTCCTGGCCGACGAGCGCGAAGCCCTCGCCGGTCGGGTCCTGCATCGCCTGGGCCACGATGTTCATCTTGGCCTGGCGTTCCTGGAGAGACTCGCGCGCCGCCGCCGTCCTGATGAGCGACTGCGACGCGCCCGGGCCCACGTTCTGGAGCAGGTGGGCGATCTGCCGAAGGACATCTCCGTTGTCGTAGGCAGACATCTGCCCCGACTTGTCGAACATGCGGTCCTTCGATTCCGCACGGCCCGACCCCGGACCGACCTTGCGGCCGGCCTGGCGGAGGGGGTTGAGCTGTCCGGACTCGTCCCACACACGTTCCTCCGCCCTTGACTGCGGTGTGTGTCGGACGCTCCCGAGCGGCAAGCCCCTCGAAGCGGTCTTGGGTGTTCCGGACTGGGAGGTCCGGAACGGATTTACTCGTTCCATCTTGTTCCTCCGTTGTCCGTCACGTCACCAGGTTGCCTGTTGCGATCCAGCCCAGGAAGGGGTCGGACGCGCGTGGCGCCTGGATCACTCGACCCAGGATGTCGCCACCGCCCGCGTTCGTCACCTGCCCGGCCGTCACTCCCGTCCCCACGCTGGCCCTGATGACGTCGCCAGGTGTGTACGTGAGTGTCGCGTCGAACTCGCTCGTGAACAGGGTCGACTGTCCCTGGATGATCGCGATGCGACCGCCCTGGACCGTCACGTCGTCGTTCTGGTTCCAGAAGTTGCGCCCCTGGAAGTCCAGGTCGGCGTTCGTGACCGCCGACTGGTACGTGATGAAGACGGTCTGACCCTGGACCACCGTGCCCGGAAGCGGGTTGTTCCACGTGATGGTCCCGTTCGCATTGACCACGTAGTTGGCGCCACCTTCTGCGATGTTGGTGCCGCCGCCGTTCGCAGCCGTGCGAATGTGGGTCGTGCCGATGACGGCCGCGCGCCTGAGCGCGACGGTACCGCCAGCCGCGGGAACGACGGTGGCTTCGTCCACGATGATGGTGTTGCCAGCACCCGTGTCCTTCGTCCACTTCGCGATCCCGAAGACCACGACACCCGGACCGTTCGCGCCGACGGTTGCGTCACCGCGGACGATCTGGCTCGCCGTGTTCATCTTGACGACCTGTCCCTGCCGGAAGGTCGCGTTCGGATCCGCCTCGAACGGGCCGGGTTCCGATGCGATCTTGCAGCGTGTCAGATGTAGCCCTGCCGGGAAAATCTGACTGATGAAAGCCTCGATTGCCATTTCTACCTCACCTCCTCTCCTGGCTCAGATTTAGGAGTTGGACGACCGCTTCCCGAGATGCCCCAGATCCCGGGCTGCCTCGCGCACACGCACGAAGCCTGGTCGTCCGACACTTGCGCGGATCGCCATCCGCTTGTCTTCCCTGTCCTCGACGGTCCGTTCGGACGTCCGGAGGACCGGGTTGCCCTCGATCGCGCGGCTCTCGATCTCCACCGATCTGGCGGACCGGCCCCGCTCGCTCGGCCCCGTCGAAACGACCTGGGTGGCGAGTGCGTGGCGGAGGTCCTGCTCGGAATCGGTGATGACACGATCGTCGAGCGTGTAGAGCGTCTTGGCGCGCGCGATGAGGCTGGCGACGTGGGCGGGCATGCCTTCCTGCATGCCCCGCTCGACCAGCATGGCGGTCAGGTCGGTCTCGCAGCCCGGCCATGACTCGTTCGCGTTGATGTCGAACGGCTTGAGCAGTGCGTCGGCCATCGCGGCCTTGAGCGCGCTCTCCTCACGGTTGAGCCGCTGACGCTCGCTCGCGAGCCGCAGGCACCGCTCGAAACGGCCCATCATGTCCTTGGCCTTCTTCTCGGCCAGCCGCTCGACCCGCCCTTCGAGCGCCGCCATCTTCTGCTCGAACGCCTTCTGCTGAGCGGCGATCTTCCGCTGGAAGAACGTCTGGATCTTGGCGACCCGCTCCTCGTGGTCGTGGGCTTCGTCGTCGAGGATGGCGTCGCCGATGCCACGCTCCTCGTGCTCTTCCTTCATGTTGGATTCGGGGTCGGACGTGGACGACAGCGAATCGGCCGAGACGTCTTCGACGTCCTCCGCGTTGGTGACGCGATCGTCGATCGCGGAGCCAGGTCCACCACCCAGATCCACTTCCTTGTCGGAGTCGGCGTCGGCGGCCGTGTCGGTCGCGGGCTTGGCGCGCGCGTCCTCCAAGGTGTCGTCGGGGTTGTCGAGTGCGGGCGCCTGCCCGTCGATCTCGTCGGCCAGGTTGTCGTCGTGGTGTTCCAGCACCTGCGATCGCTTGGGGAACGGGATCCCACTGAACCGCCGCATCGTCTGGTCGAGCCCGTAGTGCGCGATGTTGCCCAGCAACACGTCGCAGAACTGGACCGCCTGCTTGCGGTTCGCCAGCCGTCCGGGCGGCCGGACCGCGAAGATGCCGGCGCCGGACCGCTCGTCGAACACCCGGAAGTTGCCCGCGCGCGTCGCCTCGACACGGACGTGCATGTACTTGCGGGCGTACCGACGCGACAGCCGGCGGGCCGCCACGCTCATGATGCCGATCTCCGCGTCCGACATGGGCGCGGCGTCTTCCAGCTCCTTCTTGTCCTTGTACCGTTCCAGCGGATCTCCTCCGGCCGCCAGCAACTCGTCGTCCTCGGCGATCGGCATGTCCCCCTCGCCCGCGAACGGCATCATGCTGTCGTCGTCCTGCTGGGCGACGACGGGCGGGGCCGCGGCGGGTGGAGCGGGCGGAATCCCCTGCGCCATGATGAGGTCATCGTCCGGGTCCTTGGGAGGCTGGCTCGGCTGAGCCGCCTTGGGAGGCGGGACGGTGACCGGAGCGGGGGGCTGCTGGGCCGTACGGGTCGTCATGGTCGTTTCCTTCATGTGGGCGAGTTCTTGCTCCAGCTTGACCAGCCGGCTCTTGAGCACGAGCAACTCGGACTCGGCACCAAGCCGCTCGGTCTCGGCGATCTTGGCTTGCAGGGCGAGGACCTCTTGGGTGAGGGCTTTGGGGTCAGCAGGCTGGTCGACCGCCGACAACTCCTCGTAGCAGACGCCCCCGCACCGCTCGTACGCGAGCTTGCCGTCGAACTCCTTCATCTTGTGGTTGGCGATGTGGCGGCAGAACTGGTACCGGTTGGTCGCGCGGTTGTCACAGACCGAGCAGATCGTGTACTCGGCCACGCACCCCATCGAGAACGCGTCAATCGCGCCCGTCCGGATCCCGTCCGCGTAGACCGGGTCCTTCGACGCGTCGACCGCGATGAGGCACTCGACGTACTGGTCGTCCGGGTTGGTCCGGTTGAACGTCGAATCGACCACGAACCCGCGGGCCGTCCGGGGGTTGTCGGCCCTGTGGTTGATGTGGTTGGGCTTGTAGTCGAACGTCTTGTAGACGTGGCGGGCAAGCCGGTGGTCGAACCGGAGCAGCTCTTCGATGGGGAACGCGTCACCGTTCTCGTTGGGGGAGGGGCGGTCGGGTGACAGCTCGGCCGTCACGGCCCGCGCGACCACGAAGCAGTAGTCGGCCGGATTTTTCGAGATGTCGTACACATCGGCCACGAGCATGAGGGCCGACTGGAAGTCGATGGCGGACGGAAAACCGCCGCTGTACGCACTTGGCGCACTCGACTCACCCGATTGGGCACGATGGCGAAGCTGGCCGTCGTCCAGGGAACCGACGATCACCGCACGAGCGGACTTGCGGAACATGTCGACACGGGAGGTTACCCCGTGAAGACGCGGAATTTTAGAAGTCGGTTTGCTACTTGCCGGACGGGCGATCGGCGGGCGGGGGAACCGGTGGTGCGGCCGCCCCTCTCGGCGGCGAAGCGGACGTGTGGGCGCAACCGCCCACCACCCCACACACCGAGCACTTCTTGTCGAGCACCCCGATGATCGGGGCCTTCCCACTCTTCTTGAACGACATGGTCGGACCTCCTAGTTGGCGGTGGCCGAGAACATCTCGGCGGCCTTCTGGTCGGCGAGGTCATCGATCCTGATGGTCGATCCCGACTCCGACACGGCACGGACATCGTACGGCCTCTTGATGCACCGGTCGAGCAGGTGGTCCAGGTAGACACGATCGAACCGGACAACCTTGCGCCGGACCGTCACGGTCACGCCCCGGACGTCGCGTGGCTCGTGGACGATGAGGGGTCGATCGACCCACGTGTCAAACGCGCGTTGGAGGGGCCAATCGGCCGCCCGGCACTTGATGACAACCCGGCCCGTTTCAGTGTCGTGGACGACGACCGCGACGTCCACGTCGGACTCGCGGTTCCGGATGATGGCGAACCGACGGGCCATCACAGCGACTCTGAAGACGACGATGGTGGATCCTGCATCATGAGTGCGGTGCGCCCTGATGGTCGGCACGGCTCGCACTCACGCACGTCTGGCGCCCAGACACGGCAGCACCGCGGACAGACCCAACCGCCAGGCAGGACGATGCTCGGGACCGGCGCATCAGCGGGCGTGATCGTGACGCTATGGCGCCAGCACTTCCCGCTCGTGATGGTCGCGCAGTCGCGGCAGAACTCCATCACAGCGACGATCCACCGTGGGCCGCCCGTCTCCACTGCACCGCCATCGAGCCGGGCAGCGAGATGGTCTGGCGCTTGGCTCGCTCGCCGCACCCGTCGGTCGGGCACGCCACCTCGAACTCGGGCCCGTTGGCCGTCAACTCCCGGTGTTCCGATGACGATAGAAGGATCTCGTTCCGGTGTTGCGCGGGGCACTCGACGTCGAACAGGGGCATCGGCCCGATGCTAGCGATCCGCGCGACCGCGTGCAAGATCCACCCAACATGGCAGATCGCAAGCGGTCTCAGCAACGCGTCTACGATGTCGACGACCTCGTCACCCTGATGATCGGGGACATCGAGGTTGAACTGCGCCCCTACCACATCTCGGAGGAGCTGCGCGCGAAGCTGACCTACTGGATGGGGCGCGCGTGGGACTCGGGTTGGGCGGCGGTAGTGCTGAACGGTGACAAGAAGGTCTAGTCCGACTCGATCGTCGCGAGCACGTCCCCTTCCTCAGCTTGATCGCCCATCGCGCGCAACCACGTAACCGTGCCGGAGCACGGGGCCGACACCACCGTCTCCATCTTCATCGCCTCGATCGAGATGATGTCGGACCCCTCGGTCATGTGCTGGCCGACCGAGCAGCAGTGCTGGAACACGACGCACCCGTACGGAGCGGTGACGTTGACGATCGCCATCCCTAGAACACGGACCCACGCACGAACACGCGGAGCTGCTCGATCGCCTTGTCGCCGATGTTGCGGACCGCCACCTGCAACGCGCTCCCGTAGATCGTGACGAGCTGCTTGTCTCCGATCGGCGCCTTGGTGACGACCAGTTCGTTGACCTGGCCCGGCTGGTACTTGGTCGACTGGGCGATGCCGTCGTAGTTGAGGCCGGCGAGATCCTCGTCGGTCGCGTCGCGCAGACCCTTGACGACCGGGAAGACGCCCCGGATCTCCTCGGGCAACCGATCGTCGGCTGTGACTGACGCCTTGCTCATCGGATTGATCATATCGATCCGGTTGCCAGCCGGTACGAGCACGACCTCTTCGTTGGAGAACGCGAACACGATCTCGATCGGCTGGTCCGAATAGGTGGTGCCGAAGTAGCGGGTGAAGTTGACGGCCGACCCGAAGATCGAGACCGACTTGCCTGGTGCCAGCGGAGCGACGATCGTGTTGCGTGGATCGTCATCGCCGTACCGCAGCACCGAACCGAATAGGCCGGAGCCCTCGGGGAGCTTGGGGCAACGTCAGTAGTGCGTGAAGGACATGGGCTAACGACACCCTCCTTCACGCACTACCTGGTTTCTCCCTTCCGGCAGCTTGTACCGAAGGTTGGGGTGGATGTAGGGGCGGACCATGTCGAAGAGCACCTCCGATGGACCGACTCCGAACCGAAGCACAGCACAGTTGGTGCCGTGCAGTTTTTTCAATCTGCCTGGCATGCTGCGCGCCGCGAACCAGTCGCGAACGGCAGCGTACTGCGCCTCGTCCAATCCACCAAGCGCGAGGTTGGCAGAGCGGCGTGATTCGGGTGATCGTCGGTCGTGCGCGCTGATTGAGCCATCATCCATGTACCAGACAGCCAGGAGCAATCCGAGCTGTCTGGCTTGATCTAGCCGTGCGAGAACGTCGGAGCTGATCGCCTTTTTTCCGGTTCCGTAGAACAGCGTGTGGTACTCGGTGAGGATCGGATGTGACCTTGAGGCCGCACAGATCGAGCGAAAGCCATCACGCCGGAGGTAGTCGGCTTGTGCAGCGCAATGCGCTAGCGTGATCTGGGCGTTGCTCCGTTTGTTGAACCGCTTCAGGCAGCCATCACCGAGAAGCGTCCCGAGAAGGATGGCTTGCTGTCTAGCAGTCAGGCTCTTGAGCCATTCGTAGCTCTTGCCGTGGATGCCGGCCAATCGCAGGTACCGACAAATGGCCACGCGCGTCACGCCGATGCGCTCGGCGATCTGCTGGCCATTGAGCCCCTCGTCGTGAAGAGCAAGCACATGCGTCTGGCGATCGTTCACGACGTCACCAGCCCCGCCACTTTCGTGACGCCGAACTTGGTCCGGACCCAGAATCCTGTGAATTCCATGCGGGCGTCAAACGATGTGCCGGACGCGCAGTGGAACTCGGTCGTGCCGTTGAACGAGATCCAGAGCGTGTTCATCCCGACGTTCTGGATGTTCAACTCCTTGCCTTTCGGGCAAGGGATCCAGACGGGCGCGCGCGTCACCATCTTGGTGAAGCACTGTGGCGAGCCCGCAACCGTGACGGCCATTCGTGTCTTCCTCTATCGGGCTTGGTTGCCGATGTCAACAGTTAGATGTCGATCGTGCCGGCGATTCGTGGGTGCCCGTACTCCGCCGCCCCCACGGAGACGAGCAGGTTGGGCAGGATGGAGACGTCGACCTGGTCGTGCGTGTGGCCACACAGCACCCGAACCGCCACTCCTTCCCGCTCGATCGCGAAGTCGGTGAGGATGCGGCCGAGCGACGCGTTGCAGTAGAACGGGAGGGTTGCGGCGCTCGACCGCTCGCCACGGTACCGGCTGGCCTCCGGGAACGGGGGCACATGGGTCGCGACCAAGATGGTGGAGGCGGTCGAGCTGGCCAGCAAGCCGGCTAGATGGTCGGCCCCGTCCTCCGCGAGCCCGCGGATGAGCCGGAGGCGACCCTCTCGGTGGAGGCCGGCCAGGTCGTCGATCTCCTCGAAGTCGCGGAGCTGGACGGTACTGTTCACATCCCCGTGGCCCGCATCGTACCAACCATCATGCCCGATCAGGATCGCGCGACCGCCGAGGTCGATGGCGCCCGGGACGGCCGGCAACCACTTGACCGTCCTGGACCGGGCGGTCAGGGCGCGCATCCGTCGCCGGACCGACCCGATCGACCCGCCGTAGTAGTCGTGGTTGCCCAGCACGAAGAAGACGGGACAGCTCACCTCCGACTCGATCCACTCGACCGTCGCATCTACGTCGCCGGCCGTCGAGATGTCGCCGGTCAGCAGGATGGCGTCGGGGCGGGCGTCCTGGAGGGCACGGAAGAACCGTTGGATGGCGGGAGGATCGGCCATGTCGAAGTGGGTGTCGGTCGCCCAGACGATCCGCATGCCTGGTGGTAGCACGAGCTGAACGGACTGGTCAGTAACCGGCGCCTTCGTCGCGGTCGGCGCACCGGTTGCACTGATATCCGAGCGCCACGTCCGCTGGCGTCAAGACGTTCTCGGCCCCGCACGACGGGCACGGCAGGTCGCGCGGGTTGTCGTCGGTAGCGGCCCGGAGGGCCGAGCGGCCCCCCGGTACAGCGAAGTCGATGTCGAAGTCGTCGTCCCGCTCGGACAGGTCGTCGTCCTCATCGTCGTCCTCGTAGTAGCCCATCACGCCGCCTCCTCATCCGCGCCCACCATCACCTCGACGTTGCTGGCGGCGGTCCAGTGGACCTGGCCGGCCGCGTCCTTGACGCCGACCCTCATGGGCGGCTCGGACTTCCAGCCGCCGCGGAACCGGGGCTTGGGTCCGAAATCCTTGCCCTCCCCGTACCAGACCACCGTCCCGACCGTCCCGACCGGGACCTTGCGGCCCTTCACGACCTTGACGGTCCGGCCCTTGCGCGGGACCTTCGCTTCCGCGGCCGCCTGCTCGGCGGCGTGGCGGGCGCGGGCGGCCGCACAGTACGACTCGTAGGCCGCCACGACCTCGGGGGTCGCATCGACGGAGGCGCCGTTCGGGTAGGTCCAGCCACGCGTGCTCGCGTACCCGACCCGCTCGGTCGCGCCCTTCTCGGGGCTCCACACGACCGCGTAGAAGTCGGAGTCGTCGCGCCCGTTGTACTCGCCGAGCGAGAGGACGAGGCCCTTGTGCGTCGTCTCCATGTAGAGCGGGCCGAACACCGAGCAGGTGCCGTGGCCGTCTTCCCAGCGCTCGAAGCACTCGGGCGACCGGGCACCCGAGACGTCGTACTTGCCGGCGTGCGGGCACTTCGAGTCGTGCTGAACGAGCCCTTCCTCGTGGCCGCGGTAGTCGCGCACGACCTCCACGGTCTCGGGCGACTCTTCCCACCGCTCCTTCGACACCATCATGCGAACCGCCATCTCCGACCTCCCTTCCAGCTTACAGATACAGCCTAGCACGGCGGCTTGCGTGTGTCAATAGAAAAAAGCATCGCGCATCACTTACCAGGACACGGGTTCGCCGCTTCCCAGGTGGGCCACCCGCCCGCCACGTACCTGCTGCACCCGCACTGGGTACAGACGGGGGCCTGGTGGCCGGCCAGCACCGCCCACTTGTGCGTCGGGTCAGCCGGTCGAGGTTGAGCCGCTACCACGTTGGTTCCTGTATACCACCCGGATGGCAGCCTTGAGCCCGTCCCGCATGCCCGTCCAGTAGACCTTCCGCTGGGCGGACGTCGCCTTGCGCCCCATCGACTCCACGACGGCGATACGAGCTTTGAGCCGTTCGATCAGCCGTTCGACGCTCTCGTCCAGCTTCAGCTCACACCCTCCTGTCCATCAGGATCGGGCGCGACCACTTCATCGAGTGCGACCCGCTCGGCTGCCGCGCGTGCGAGCGCCTCGTCCGACAGGAACACGCACGTCGACGCCAGCGTGACCTGGTAGCCGGGCTCTTGCGCTTCCTCGGCCCAGTAGCCGTACCCGTCCGTCAGGGTCACCTGGTCGCCCTGAAGGACACGCACGACCCCCTTGATCTGTGGGGCCGTCTTGGTGCTGCGTTCCGTCATGGTCCCACCTCGGCTTCGACCAGCTCGATCCAGATCAGCTCGGTCAGGTGGGCGGCGCGGTCCTGCGCGTACTTCGCCACCTTCTCGACCGGGAGACCACCGAGCCCGACCTTCTCCCACGCGTACGGATACGCCAACATGTTCTGGATCATCTTGGCGAGATCCTGCTTGCCCATCAGCTTTGGCACGACACCCCTTCCTTTCAGTAGGCCGGGCCGGAGGGCGGCTGGTGGGGCCGCCCTCCGGTTTCCTTGCACCCGCCACCGGCCCGGCGCCGGACTGCAAAGCCCTAGAAGTCCTCCCCCTTCGCCATGAACTGGAGGGGCCGCTTGCTGCCCAGCAGCCAGCCACCGGCCTGCTGGACCTGCTGGGTCGCCCACGCGCCCTTCAGGTCGGCCTCGTGGGCCGCCCGGGTGATCGCGTTGACAAGCCCCACCTTCGTGAACTCCGGCTCCTTGGTGAACGCGGCCATCAGGATGTCGATCGCGCCTTCCCGACGGAAGCCAGGCAGCGCCAACTTGCCGGCCGTCATGAGCCCGCGGAACACGCCCCGCACGACCTCCTCGCGGGCCGTGTCGGCGGGCACATCTCGCACGACGCCCGCGGCATCCAGCCGGGTGGCCCGCGCGCCCGCCCACGTCTCCGCGAAGTAGCGGACGCGGTCGACCGCCTCGGTCAGGGCGCCGAACAGGAACTCGGCCACGTTGTTGCCGACGTGCCGCTTCTTGCCCAGCTTGACCTCCGCGTGATCCAGGATGATGAGGTTGAGGCACAGGTTGCGATCGAGACCCGCGAACGGGTCGATCGACTGAGTGCCGTCATCCGCGCTTCGCAGCCCCGCGGCCGCCCGGAAGATTTCGCCCGCCGCACACGTCTCCGGCTGGATGTCGGAGTGCCAGCGCAGCACCATCTCGACTCGGTCGCCATCGTACTGCACCTCGCCGCGCGCGTCGCCGGGCGCGACCGACTGTTCCAGCATGATGCGAGCGAGCTGGTCGGTGTCGAGCGCGGTGTACCGTTCCGACACGATCGCGTACGCCTGACGGCCGTTGCCCTGCAACACCATGTTGTTGCGGTGCCGCACGACCGCGACCTTCTCGGCGTCGGTCTCGTTGATCCACGCGTTCACCTCGGCGGCCCGGCGGGCCGGCGGCACGGTCGCCAGGTAGATGGCGGCGGCGCCCGGTTCCGGACACGCGGTCCGCGCGAGGAGCTGGCGGAACGACGTCTCGGTCAGGGCGAGGCGAGCGCCCCCGCGTCCGATCGTTCCATCCGGGTCCATCGTGAGATCCCGGATGCGCGCGTCGGTATCCTGGCGGCGTTCCAGCAGGACGCGATCGATCAGGCGGGCGAGCACGACCTTGGCGAGCGGCAACTTCTCGAACGCTTCACGGGACCGCCGGAAGTTTTCGGCGCCGATGTCGACCACCCGGGTACCGAGCGCGTAGACGGGCGGCTTGGGCGCGAAGCCGGCCGCCCTGGCGGCCGCCTCCTGGGCTTGGAGCCGCTCGACCGCCTCGGGGTCGATCTGGCCGCCGACGATCGCGACCGCGCGCTTCTGGATAGGATGGTTGGGGTCTTGAATCGCGAGGGACTGCTGCTGACTCTGATCCGACATGACTTTCTCCTTTGGTCAACCGGCCCGGCCTCATCGGCCGCTCCAGGATTTCCGAGTTCACTTCACACCTAACGCACCAGATTGCACATGTCAAGGAAAACTACTCCAACTCGATCTTGCCTAGCAGCGAGTTGATGTTGCACTTCTTGCAGGCGTGGTACCCGGCCGACGGTTCCTTCCGATACACGACCGACCCGCCGCACCCCTTGTGGATGCCGACCACGCGGCCGACCTCGCGTTCGGCCATAGCCCGAAGCTCCTGCTCGATCGTTTCCTGCTCGTCTTCCACGAGCTTTGACCAGATACGGTCAAGTCGCCCCGCGAAGTCGATCTCCTCGGTGCGCGTGAGCCCCTTTGTGGCGCGATGCAGCTCCATCTCGTTCAGCAGCTCCAAGTACCGCCTGGCGGGCTCGCTCAGCATGATCACACCACCCACCTTGAATGCAACGATCGCGAGCCATCCTGCGGGAGAGCAGGAGTCGCAACGCGCATGCGCATGGTCAGATCGCGGGCAGTGCTCCGAGCAGTCCGCATTCGGCGCGGGCACGGCGTTCATCGCCGTTTCGCAAATCATGCATTCCAGGTTGATCACTTGCAGACTACCCATGACCCGCCATCCCGAGGCACTTGGCCGCGTCGAGCGCACGGCACCCGCACAGGCACGCCCGCTTGGCCACGTCCTTCAGGAACTTGGGCGCCCGCGCGACCGTCCCATCCCCCTCGATCCGGAACGTCCCGGCCCGCACCGACCAGCCCGCCAGGTACGGCTCCTTGGCCAACTCGTCGACGGTCGGCTTCCGAACCGTCTTGAGGATCGAGCCGGTGATGGCGCCGTCGGCGTGCTCGGTGCGCGAGACCTCCCAGAAGAACTCGGCGCCTTTCATGGTGTACGTGTTCTGTGAACCGGTCTGCGCGACGCACGCGGCTGTCCAGACATCCATCACGCGACCAGCGTCCTGACGGCAACTCCAACCCATCTTCCCGCCTCCCTTCCAGCTTACAGATACAGCCTAGCACGACGCCGGGCAGGTGTCAAGCGTTTTTTATAGGCGGCGGGTTTGTCGTGTTTCTGTCGGGTTCCGGAGCCTGGTCTCAGAAGCGCGGCAACGCCCCCTGCACTGGAGGACGGTGCTTGATGGACCGCTGGACGGAGTCGCGAAGGTCGTCGCGCGCCCGCTTGACCTGGAGGGCGGGGGGCAGCTCTTCGATGGCGGGTAGGTTGGGGGGCGCGAGCGAGGGGGCGAGCGCGTAGTCGGGCGGGTGGCCCCCGCCGCCAGCCGCCACCTGGGACCGCCGTCGGTCCCGGACCTCGTCGAGGATGATGAGGCGGGTGACGGTGTCGCGCAGCCCCATGACGATCAGGTCGCTCGAACCGAGCCGCCGCTCTACGACGTCGTGGGCCCGGTCGAACCGGTCGTCCACCTGGTCGAACCGGCGGCCCGTCTCACGGCGCATCTCCTTGACCGACCGCTCGACCTTGTCGACATCCCGGCCGACGCCATCCAGCCGGGACGAGAGCTTGCCGTACGACACACCCAACCCCGCGACAAGCGCGAGAAAGCCCCAGATTTCCTTCCCCTGCTTCGCAAGGTCGGCAAGGCGCTTCAGCACCCCGCCAGTATACCGGAGCGGCAGTCAGGCTGGAACTATGCCGCCTTCGCGAAAGGCCCCGGCTGCCCCTCACCGCCGACGGTGAGGTGGCGGATGAGCGAATCCTGGGCGCGAAACAGGTCACCCTTGGTGATGGCCAGCTCGTCCTGCGTGCGCTTCAGCTCCGCACGCAGCCGAGCCAACTCCCGCTCGACGGCCTCGGTGTATCCTTCCATGCCATCCATCGTAACACCCTGCTTGCGATCGTCAAGTCAATGGCTTGCGGGCGTCAAGCCTTCCCGGCCAGATCGATCCGCTCGATCACCGCGGCCCAGTGGCCGTCGCCCTGCATGAACGCGGCGATCACATCCCACACGGTGTCGCTCCAGCCCCCGACGTTGAGGATGTCGGGCCGGTCCTTCACCTGGGTGGAGGCGGACGGCTGAAGGTCCAGGCAGACCAGGCGGGCGCGCGGGTTCCGCACGCGGAACTCAGCCCACGCCTTCATCGTGTTGGTCCCGCCGGCCCCGTAGTAGCCGGAGGGCGTGTCGAGCCACGACTGGTTGTCCGACACGATGACGATGAGGTCGGCCAACGCCTTCTCGTCGTTGAGCAGCCGGAGGGGCGCCGAACAGTCGGTCGCGCCGGGCTGCTCGGCGGCGATCCGGGCCGCGTTCGTCATGACGGTGTCGCGCGGGTTGATGTCGGTCCGGCGGATCCCCTCGGCGAACGGGATGACGCGAGCGTCCCGGTTGTTCCGCAGGACTGCGGCCGACACAAGCGCCGCGACGTCGACGCACTGGACCACTGAGGTGGCACCCTTCCGCTCGCCAGTGACGGGCGAACGCATCGAGCCCGAGACGTCCGGGCAGACCACCACCTTGCCGTCGAACACCGGCACGTTCGCGACCGCCACCTCCATGGCGTCCTGGAGGGCCTCCCGGATCTCGTGTGGCAGACCGGTCGACATCTTGAACGCGACCATGAGCTGGTAGGGGAACGCGCGAGCCCGCCGGATCGCGTCGGCGTCACGGAGCCGTGCAGCCACCTGGCTGACCACCGCCTTGTCCTTGAAGCAGCCGTGCCGCTCGAACGTCTGGAGGTTCATCCGGACGGTCTGCCACGACGCCGACAGCGCGATCGCGGTCCACTGGGCGGTCGACAGCTCCGCGGCGGTCAGCATGAGGAACGGGACGTCCGGGACGTCGCCGGCCGGATCCTTCTTCCACCGCTCGAACTGCTGGATGAGCGCGGGCAGGTGGCCGGCCTCGTGGGGCTTGCCGATCAGGTAGCCGTAGAACGCCTTGTGCGCGTCGCTCGCGGGCCGCGGGTGGACCAGCTTGACGACGTCGGCGAGCGACGGATCGTTCCCGACGGACGCACGGAACAGGTCGGTCGCCTGGCGGCCGTTGAGCCAGGTGGTCACCAGCGTCTTGGGCAGGGTCCCCAGGCTCTTGCGGCCCAACTGTCCGGACCGCAGCATCTGGACGAAGTTGCGGACCATCCGGCCGTTGTCGATCACCCGGGGGAACACCCGCTTGAGGACGTCGCGGGCCTCCTGGGTGCCGCGCGCCGCGAGCATGGCGCACAGGAGGGCGGGCATGTCCTTCATGAACCCGCGCTCGCGCGCGTAGACCGCCGCCTTCCCGACGAACACGGGGTCGACCTCGCGGGCCAACCGGATCGCGAGCGCGAGCTGGTCGTCGGCCTGCACGTAGAACGTGCTCGACAGGCAACCGGTCACCGCGAGCTGCGCGAGCGCGTCGCGCGCGGACCGCAGGTACGCGACGCCTCCCGCCTGGTTGATGGTGTCGGTTGCGGGTGGGGTCTGGCCCGGCGGGGCCGACCGGAACAACTGCTTGCTCGCCATGCTGCACCTCCCCGTGGGAGTCACGTTAGTTAGTGCGTCGACCAGGATCGGTGAGACTTCATCATTGCTGTAGTCCCACCAGCATTCGACGCGAAGTACACCCGTACACCCGCGCGTTGCACGTGTCAACCGAAATCGAGGTGATGGCTACGCAAACCCGAGTGCTCGCTCGACCGACCAGCCACGACGTAATCGTGCTCGAATCGTTGTTGGTTGAACGCCAGCAATACCAGCCCACTCGACGAGAGGGAAGGTCTTGCCGTGGTGCGTGAGCCTGACCGTGTTCCTACGGTTCCGAGCTTGGTCGCGACGAGTTGCCCACCTGACATTCCCAGGCACGTAGCCGCGGGAGTTGTCGATACGCTCGATCGTGAGACCAACCGAAGGTCTCGGGCCAACATGCGCGTAAAAACGAGCAAACCCGTTCGGTCCGCGCCACTCCGCTGCAACAGTCACCCCACGACCACCGTAGTCTTTGTAGCTACGGTCACGCGGCACACCGCAACGCCGCTGAGCTATCCCGGAATGGTGGAGCCGGGGGTATCGAAACCCCGTCCGTGCATCCCTCGCGAGAAGCGTCTACGTGCGTGTCCGGGATCCGCCCGGCCGGTTACTACCAGGCGCACACGTCCGGCTCGACATCCAGCAAGTGGCGGAACCGATGGCACGCGTACACCGCGCCCAGCTCGCTCGCTTCCTTGTCGAGCAGGTCGCGGAACTCGTCTGGTGACCAAAACCGCAACGGCGCGTCCCGACGGTACGGGCACGATCGGCACGGCTCCTTGGTCCCGAGCTTCACGTCGCCACTTCCGGCTCGGAGAGGAGCCCGCGGTGCTTCTCGTGCATGTGACGCACGATGCGGCCGCGCGCCCTGTTGTACTTCGGGAGCCCTGAACGGTCACCGAGCCGGCGGAGCGCCTGGACGTCCACATCGAACGAGCAATGGCAACAGAGGATCCTGGTGATGTCGCCATCGCGTCGACCGTTGAGCCGCCGGACGGTGTAGTGACCGGTGGTGTCCATCTCAGACCCTCTTCCGATCGAGGTACTCGGCCACCGCCTTGTCGCGCTCGCGCGTGTCGCCTGGCGCGGGCGAGCCCCACGTGCCGCTCTTGCAGCACTCGCGGCAGAGACCAAGCGCCGACATCTTCCGAAGCTCGGCGTCGGTGCCGTGCCGTTCGATCGGCTTGGCGCATGCGTCGCAGACGGTCATCGCCCTACATCTCCACGCCGCGCGGTCCCTTGTCCTCGTACATGTCGTCATCGATCCGCCTCCCTTCCAGCCTTCCAGCTTACAAGACGACCGTAGCACACCGGACTGCACGTGTCAATCGTTTTCTAGTCCCATCCGCGAGGATCACCCCAGTCGAGCACGACGGCCATCCGGCTCATGTGCTCCCACTGGCACTTGGCCCGCAACCGTTCCTCCGGCCCACCACCCGCCCGCGCGACCTCCTGCTGAACCAGGTGAGCCCAGCGGCGCGCCTCGGGGGTTGCGCGACCGTCAGGCTCGAACAGGACAGACGGCCGCTCAGTTGCCAGCTTCTCCATCGTCGCCCCCTACTGCACCGTCGGGCCCGGCTCGGCCGACTCGGCCATCAGGTCGTCGTACCGGAATTTCTTCCCGAGCGACTGGTCGATCGAGACGACGGCCCTCGGGTCGGGGTCGTAGCCACGGTAGACCCCCTGGTACAGGTAGATGTAGCGGAACACCTTGACGCGCCGCTCGACGAACGCGATGCCAAGATCGGTGATGCGCCAGAACCCAGACGAGTTGCCATCATCCTGCTGGTCGCCCCGCGGCTCCACCAGCCCCCAGTACCGGAGCTTCGCGTAGTCGCCGCCACGCGCGTCCGTCCTCGACTGGATGTGGATCCACCCGCCCCCGTTGGTCGCGTGGTACGTGCGGATCAGCAGCACCGCCATCGTCGAGCCGATCGACCGCTTGTATCGCTGGGCCAGCCCGTCGCAACACGGGCACACCACCTGTTTGCCGGCGTTGACCTGCCAGAAGAACCGGTCGCGCACACCGCCGAAGGGATCGGTCACCTCCACCTTGATCCGAACCGGTCCATTCATTCGGGCGATACCTTCCTTTCCGGCTTGATCTTGACCCACACGGTCGCGCTGTACTCCACGTCATCGATCTCCAGGGCGGCGCCGCACTTCCGGCAATCGAAATCGTCGAACCCGGGCTTCAGACATCCGTCCGTCGTGATGTCCTGGATCGAGACGTCCGCGCCACACGCGGGGCACGGCACAGTGGTCTCGTCGCCGCACGTTCGCTCGTCAGCCATCACGCTTCATCTTGAGCGCCGCCTCGATCCTGGCGACGAACTGTATGGACGCCCCAACCAACTCTTTGGCCACCTCGATGCCGCGATGGTGATGGATCCAGCCGGTCGGATCGATCAGCGGGCCGATGCCGTGCGCATGTTCGAGGAACTGGGCTAGCCGCTTGAGCGGCAGGATGGCGAGCACGCGCGCCTGGTTGACGATCATGTCGGTCACGTCCCTGGACGTGTCCCACGTGATCGCTGGCTCATCCTTCTCTTCCTGCTGTTCCATCAAACGCTCCTCTCGACCGCCCGACGAAGCGCGCCCGCCTGATCGCGCAGCTCCGACATCTTGTCCGGGTCCACCCCCACCTTGACCGCGATGGCGAACAGGACATCGAGCACCAAAAAACGGAAGACCCATCGAGCTTCGTCCGTCCTGGCGCCCATTATCAGCTCAGAATTTCACGTAGCAGGCCAGCCACCATCTGCCGTTGCTTTCTGGGGGTCATCATGAGGTAGAAGCAGAGCCTCGCTAGAACGACGGCTGTTGTCGCAGGCAGGCTCGCCAACTTGGCGATGTCAGTGATGTTGACGCGCAACAACCCCAACCGATTGGACACGGATGCGCAGCTATCTGCCCGCGTAGCATGATAGGTGCTGTCCCCATGAGTCCAACGGATCCTACCACCTGAGCAGGGTTTGCCGGGTTCCGCCTTGCACGTCTGGCACTGAAGCATTGATGGGCTGAGAGAGTCACCTAGCGACTTGATTACGTCGTCGATTTCGATCAACTTTGGCCTCCTACACCGCTGTGCTCGCCCGCTTGACCCCCGTGACCTCGTCGGCGAATTCGCGGACGAACTCGGCGATCTCCTCCTGGTAGCCGAGATCGCGGCTCTGGGCGAACGCGTTGTCCACCGCCTTGACGATGTCGGCGCGCGCGATCCCCTTGGACGTCTTGTCTGTGATGTCGCGGAGGAGCGCGATGGATGTGGCGCGATCGACGATGCCGGCGACCATCGCGCCATTCACCACCTCGCCGAGCGTGAAGTTCGAGAACTTCCGGCCGCGCCGCTCGATCGCGTACAGCACGCGACCCGGAGCGAACAGCTCGCTGACGCCCGTACGAACCAACACGTCCATCTCGGATGCGATCGGCTTGTCGCGCAAGACCAACCGGAAGATGTCGGCGGCCGCCTCGCGGGTCGGGCGCGTCACCTTGACCTTTCGATCGATTCGTCCATCCCGCACGACCGCCGGGTCGAGGATGTCGGGCCGGTTGGTCGCGAGCAGCACGACGGCACCCGAGTCTTCCAACCCATCCATCTCGGCCAAGAACATCGGGACGATCGTCCGCTCGATGTGCGTGGTGATGTCGTTGCCCCGCTTGCACAGGATCGATTCGGCCTCGTCGATGAAGATGACAGCCGGGAAGCCCGCGTTCTTGTAGTGCTCGCGGGACCGCTCGAACATCTGGCGGATCGTCTCTTCCGAGTTGCCGACGAACCGGTTGAGGATTTCGGGGCCCTTCACGTAGATGAACCCGCCGGTCGCCTTGTCGCCGTGGATCCGGGCCAGCGCGGTGGCGGTCGCCTTCCCTAGGAGGGTTTTCCCGCAATTGTGAGCTACAATACCATTCGCGACGAAGTTGCTAGCCTCGTCGACCGTAATGTCGAAGACCTCGGCCTCGCCATCCGGCTCTACCGACACAACACTAACCTCCTTAGCCAGGAAGATTGGAAGCTGCCGGTGTCGTTGATGACGACGAGCGTGTTCCGATTTGGTCAAGATGACGAGGTTGTCAGGTGTGTTGTTGGTCGGGTCCTCATCCTCATGATGAACATCCATGACTGGATCGAGAAAAACGTGGTCCACGGAGAAGACGCCACAGCGAATTACTTCGAGCCATGCGTCCAACGACAGGCCGTTCAGCCGCCCCTCCACGACGAGCCGGTGTTCAGCCAACTGGTATCCGCCGTCGTTTTTTCGAGCATGCGGATGCTTTGCAAGACCAACACCGCTCAACGTCCAATACCCACCAGACAGATACCTCCCACCTGCCATTGGTGCCGCCTCACCGTTGACCAGCACGTGCGATCCTGCAACCAGCTCGTCCGCTCTTGTCCAAACGTCATTTGGTTGCGCGATCTTGTGGTCGGGCGTCACGCGCAGAACCTTACCGTCCGCGAGCGTGACGCGGACGACCGGTCTGGTCCCTCGTTCATACACGGCGACGACCTGCCGGAGCCTGAATTCCCCGTTGATGTAGCAGCGGATCATCGTCGGGATGGCGGGATCCCACCGCACCGCACGACCGCCAGGCCCTCCTGCTCGACGCCGCGTCTTCGCACATGGGTATCGCTGGCCGCAATCTACACAGCGGCCAGCGCCATCGTCCGCATGGCGCCAGGACACACGACGCTGCGAAGTCGAGAACACACCGCCCTGGGCGTTGAACCGGCGGACCAGTTCACGGAGCGGTAGCCGAAACCCCTTGCCCGCTCGATTGATCGTCACCTCCGCATCGCCATCAACGCACCCAGGAGGCCCGTACAGCAGCACCCCCTTGATCCGCTTCTTCCCATAGCGCGCGTACAAGTCGGCGTGGAGGTGGGGCAGCTCGATCGCCTCGATCATCTGGGTCTTGGCGTCCTCCAGGCCACCGATGTCGTCCCACTTGACCCCAGTCGTCCCCTCGAACGTGTAGCGCGACTCCGGCTTGCCCAAGCTCTTGACCACCACCGACCTGGACGGGTCGAGCAAGACGCGGTGCCCCTCCTCCAGGCCGCTGACAGCCGGCGCGACCAACACGACCACCGGGATGCCGCCCGCCGCGTCGACCTCGACGCTCCCGTCCGGCCTGACCGTCCTGACGACGTGTACTTCGCCGGTCGGCACGTTCGGCACGACCGCGACAATCTGGTTGGAGTCGGGCTTGATCGCCACGATGGTGCCGACCCGGTAGTCGTCCTGGTTGTCCGGTAGGGCGAGGTCGAGGGTACGGCCGTCCGCCGCGACCGTGACGGTCGTGCGGTCGCGGTCGACCCGCAGGACAGTGGCGTGCTGATGGGGCGGGGCCTGGAGACGCTTGAGCGCCATGTCCATCTCGATGATGCGGGCGCGCGCCTGCTCCAGCCCCGCCTTCATCTCGGCTTCACGGGCCTCTAGCTCGCGGATCCGCTTCTCCGAGAAGACGATGCGGTCGTCTTCATGCTCCCGACCGTAGCGCCCGAAACTCACCCGTCCGCCCGCTTGTTCCCGTGGCGTGGCGGGCGCGCCGCGTTCTTCTCACGCTTCCGCTCCATCTCGGCGAGCAGGTTGACCCCGCACGCGATCGAGGTCGAGGTCGTCTCCTTGATGACCAATTCGAGCGCGATCCTGACATCGTCCTTCCGGTCCTTCCGCCACGCCTCGACCGCGGCGGTCAGGTAGTCACGGATGGGACGTAGGACCCGTTCGATCGGCTCGAACGGGAAATTGGGAGCCGGCTGCCTGCCCTCCCGGAGCGTCCAATCGGCCCCCCAAAGTCCCCACAGCATTCCGGTCACCCGGATCGCGATATCGGCCAGCTCCTCGCCGAGCGGGTCCTGTCCGGTCCCGATGACGGCCGCCTCCGCCTCCGTCACCTCCGTGTAGGTGAGGATCAGCTTCTTGGTGAAGTTGTCCCAGGTGGGCGGCTCGAACCCGTTCGCGTTGATGATCTCCAGGTTGAGCCGGCCCGACTCCTTGATGTCCATGCGATCCCTTTCCACAGCCGTGCCTACAGTCGTGATCACCTGCGGCATCAGGATCGACCCGAGGTGTCCCGACGCAACCATCTGGTCGAGTAGCTCGGGGTCGGTCGGCAACAGGTTGAACGTCGTCACCACAGATCCTCGGTGAACAGCATGTCCTTGGGCTCGGCGATCTGACCGGCCTCGAACGCCAGTCGGGCGGCCTGCTCGCGGGTCATGAAGCCGTCGTCCGTCAGGAACCCCTGGACCGCGCCGGCCGGAAGCCGCGCGCCCGTCTCCGCGAAGTACAGGGCGATCACGTCGTGATGACGACGTGGCGGCGCGACCGTCCAGATGAACCCGTCGACCAGGATGGCGGCCCGCTTGACCACGGTCAGCTCCATACCATGTGGAACCACTCGACCCCAGACGCCTGCGCCAGCTCCTCCTGCGGGCCGCTGATCCGATATCTCCGGTCGAACACGACCCGCACGACCCCTTTGACGATCGCGTGTTGCAAGCACTTGATGCACGGTGAGAGCGTCGAGTAGAGCGTCTTGGGCCCGTCGAAGTCGCGGGCGAACAAGAGCGCGTTCATCTCGGCGTGGACGGTCCGGTGGCAGCCCGAGTCCTCCCCGATCTTCAAGCAGCCAACACCATCGTCGGTGCAATGCGGTTGACCGGGCAGCGACCCGCAGTAGCCAGCCCCCAAGATCCTGTGGGTCGCGTGCTCGACCAACACGGCTCCCACACCACCCAGCTCCAGCGCGCGCGTGCAGGTGGTCCGGCGGGCCACCTGACGGGCGATCTCGATGTTGACCTCGTCCCAGCTCGGTCGTGCGGTCATTCCGACACCCCCGACGCCAGGCGAAACCGCTCAACCGCCCGATCGAACAGGGCGGCCAGATCGGCCCGCCCATCCAGCATGACGTACTCGTTCGACTGTTCGACGAACTCCTCCCACCGGACCAGCAAGCAGGCGAGCATGGCGGCTTGCTTGCGCATGTCCTTCAGGTCCCAGAGCCACGGGGTCGCCAGCTCGCCGGCCATCCCGTGCTCGCCGTCACCATCGTCAACCTGGACGTCGAGGACGAGCCTGTAGAGCACGTCGCCTTGTTCGACTGGCGGCACGTTCGCGGGCGCGTCACCACGCGAGATAGGCTCGATCCACCTGGTCCGCATCTCGACGTGCGCGTCCAGCACCCACATGCCGACCCGGAGGTATTCGCCTGGTTCCAGGACGGCTTCTTCGATCCCTTGTGTCACGACACACCCAAGAAGAACGTTTCGCTCGCCCGGATGCCGTCTCGCCCGACCTCGACGAGACCGTTGGTTCGCAGGAGCGACAGGTAGTTGCCGAACGTGCCGCCCGACGGTTCGATCCCGACCCGCTTGCCGAGCTGGTCGCGGGTGCATGGGCTCGGGTAACTACCAAGCAGCGTGTCGAGCATGTCGCGCGCGCCCTTCGGCAACCGCGACTTCCACAGGGCCGGCAGGTCAATCTCCGGCAAGGTGGCGGGCGCGACCGCCTGGCCCTGCGGTGTGAGAACAACGCCCTCGTCCGTCCCGTCGATGTAGCCGCCGACCCGCAAGAGCGACAGGTAGTTGCCGAACGTGCCGCCCGCATGCGAGAGGCCCGCGAGCGTCCCGAGCTGCACGCGGGTGAGGGGGCGGGGGTGCAGGGTGGCGAGCGCGACCAGCATGGAGCGCGCCCCCTTCGGCAGCTTCGTGTCCCCGTTCGACCCCGCCTCCCGCTCGCTCATCCGGCGCTTCTCCGCCAGCTTGGCGGCGACATCTTCGGTGGGGGACCACTTGGTCGGGTCGCCCACCTGCTTGCCGTTGCCGTACTGCCGATCGAACGACCGGGTCATGTCGAGGTTGCGGGCGGGCGACTGCGGCTGGTCCTTGCGGAGCCGCTCGACCAAAAGCTCGATCTTCTTGGTCGTCGACTGGACGGCGGTCGACACTTCGCACGTACGCGCGAGGCTTGCCTGAAGTTGGTCGACCTGGTGGTCGAGCCGGCGGATCTCCACGAGCAACTCGGGCGGGACGTATGGGATACGTTCTGGGACCAGCGGCCTGGTGGGCGCCGTCTTCTTGGCCAGATCGCGCTCCAGCTCGGCGATCCGCTTGCGCAGGGCGGCGGGGTCGCGGGCGGCGGCCCGCTCGACCACCTGTTTCATCGCCATCCGGATCTCGTCCAGCTCGACGGGCGCAAGTGTCCTGGCGGACGCGGCCTTCTGGCCGACCGTTGGGGTGGCGGACGCGTCGAACGTCCGCTTCTTGGCGATCTGGAACTTGCCCAAGATCCTGAGCCACTGGGGCGACCACACGCACGCGGTCCCAACCGGCAGCTTGGACAGCTCGGCGGTCGGGACCTGCACGCGACCTTGCGTGTCGACCCCCTTCTCATCGATCCATCCCTCGATCGTCTTGCGTTCCTGCGGGCCGGACGTCTGCAACACGACCAGCACTTCCGCCTGGTTGAGCGCGTCCTTGTTGACCGCCTGGGGCCGCTGCGAGATCAGCGAGAAGCCGATCCCGTAGTTGCGGCCCAACTTACAAATGTCCTCCCAGGCGCCCAGCATCCGCTCCTCCCCCTTGAACGTCCGTTGCGGTACGAACGTCTGGGCTTCTTCGAGGAACAGATGGATGGGGGAACGCGACCCCTTCTTCCGGTGGAACAATTGCTCGGCCAGCGCGGTCACGAATTCCTTGCGCTGACCCTTGCGGAACGACGAGACGTCCAGCACGACCGACGTGCCCTTGTCGACGATCAAGTCGGCGACCAATTGACCATCTTCCGGCTCCAGCGGGACGTCCCCGTGCTCTCCACCGAACACCGGGATCGAAATGCCCGGGCCTTTGCCGTCCGCTGCAACGCGCAACCCCCACCAAACACCGACCGGATCGAGCACGACCACCTGGGCGCCCACGTCCAGCATCGACTCGGCCAACCGGCCCGCCGCGAACGTCTTGCCGGAACCGGAGCGTCCGAGGAACGCGAACTTCTGGGTGACGGCGTCGACCGGGAGGTCGAGCCCGGGCGCGAGCTTCAGGGTGGACACGGTCGGCTACATGTAGCGGTAGGACATGCAGGTGTCAAGAGAAAAGCTGACGCGACCCTTTTGGGTATTCCACTTTGCTGCCGGTCGATTGAATCGCCCACACCTCGACGCCCGCGGCAATCGATCGCTCGACCATGTCGCGGGTGCCACGCGAGGTGTGCAGGTGGTCGTGGAACGCGACGATCAAGTCGGGCTTGCCCTCCGCAAGCATCTGATGGTTGCGTCGCGGACCCGCCGCCTTGCCCAGCTCGCCCCAGCGGGCCGGGTACTCCACGACCGTGATGGCCAACCGGTTGGCGACCTCACCGGCGATCCGGTCGGCCCCACGACAAGCCCCGTGGATCAGGCGGGTGATGCGCCGCTGGAAGTGGAGGGCCGACACGGTCGATTCGATCACGCCCCACGCGTCCCAATCGCGCGACCCACATGCCAGCACGACGATCCCGTCGGCCATCCAACCACTCTACCGTATGATCTGCGGGTACCGCTCGAACCAATCGGCCCACCGGCGGAACACCCGCCACTCGTCCGGGCTGATCTGCGGCCAGCTCCACACGATGAAGCCGGAGATCGCCTCCGACCCATCCACGAAGCTGGAGAGGAAGTCGTGCAGCTTGGCACCCGACTTCGTGCCGAACGCCGGCACGCTCGGGACGAGATGGGTCCAGCCAAGCGCCCGCCAGCTCGCGATGCCTTGATCGATCTGATCGGGAGAAACGTCGTAGAGTTGGGGCGACCCCCATCCGGCCGCCTCGAAGTTCTCGGACGCGACGAACTCGGCCCACGGGAAGTTCTTGTGGTAGTCGGCCATCCCGTAGCTTGTGACGCCGAGCCCGTGCTTGTCGGCCAAGGCTCCGAGCGACTTGTCCATCAAGGTTGCGACGGCAGCCTGCATGGCCGCCTTCGAGCCGGTCGGTGGTGGGGCGTCCGGGTCCGCTTCCTTTTGGCCGGCGCGTGTGCCCGACCCCTTCCACTTATAGCCCAGCTCCGGGTCGAGGATCCACCCGACCACATTGCCGGTCGTGGCCGCCTTCATCTTGTCGACGAACTCGTCTTCCCGGCCGGCCCACGGGTACCCCCATAGCCACGGGTTGATGCCGGCAGTGGCGAACGCGTCACCGTACCGCTTCACGTCTTCGACCGACGTGATCATGGTGGTGCGGGGCTTGCCTTTCGAGACGTCCTGCTGGACCACGTAGAACGCGACGAACGAGACGCCCGCGTCTTTCGCCGTCTTGGCCGCCTGCTTGGGGGGTGGCATCGGACCGGTCGCCCGCAAGTAGATGCCGACTCCGGTTGGGTTCTGGTTGGCCATCACGGATCCTTTTCAGGTAGGCGCCTTGATCGTCGTGTCGCCCAAGAACGTGTTGTTCCTGATGACAAGGTTATCGCCAACCACGATCGCGTTGGTGAATGTGACGTTCATGATGACCCCGATGCCAGAACGCTCGATCGTTTCGATCGCGTCGGCGACATCCTGTGGGAGGGTCATTGGCCCGTGGGCCAGAGAATCGGCAACAATCATGGCATCCCTCTCCGCACCGGCGCGGGTGAACCGACCGGCGGCTTGGCCTCGCGGGCGAGGCGGTCGTGCGGCGGGCAAAAATCCACGTCACGACCCGCCTGTTTGACCGCGCACCCACTACAGAGTGGCGCATCGCACGTGCCCGACGTCGTGTTGGTCAAGGGGTAGTCGCACAGCTTGGAGGACTGGCGGCCGCACCCTGGTGTCGCGCACGTCTTCGACCGCCGACCACGCGAGCACGCGATCGCGACCGTGTTGCCGTCCTTGTCCTTGATGAAGTTACAACCCACCGACTCATCCTTTCATCGGGACGGCGAGGCCGACGGCGAGCAGTTCGGCGTTCAGGGTCGAGTCCGACTCATGCATCACGCAGAAAACGTATGCGAGATACCGGCCGTACTTGTCGTCGGGGTACGGCTTCTCCGACTTGACCGCGACGACCCCGGGGCTGGCGGCCGCGTTCTGGTGCCGGGCGACCCACTGTTCGACGAACTGCTTGGCCTCGACCGCTTTGGCCCGGATGGCGGGATCGGGGTCGCGCATCTCGGGCGTGTTGATACCGGCGAGCCGGCATCGTTGCCGAACCGTGATGCGAAACCCGAGATCGATGTCGACGTCGATGGTATCGCCATCCACCACGTTGATGATCCTCGCCTTGTACTCGTACACGCCGGTCTCCTAGCTGTTCAGGTCGGTGTGCTGGTGGCACGTGTGCTCTTCGTGGCCGCACGATGGTCGCCCGAACGCCCGGTGGTAGCGAGACCGAACCCACATCCAGAACGTCCGGAGGAACGGGACGACCATCAGGATGGGCGAACAGCTCCTCATGGCAGAAGTGGCAGCCCATCAGTTCTTCACCTTCTCGACGGTCTGGTCGGGAACGCGCAAGTCGACCGCCCGGCACCTCGGGCACATCTGCTTGACCGTCACGGTCGAATCGATCGGGCCAGGTCCCTCGAACCGGACTACCCGCTCGCGCTTCCGGAGCGCCACCACCTTCAGCATGTCGATCGCGGCCCACGCGATCCGTAGGGCGGCGAGCACCAGGAAGAAGGTGAGCCACGGGTTCTGTACGGCCCACTCGGCCATTCAGTTTCTCCCCGGGTTGATCGCGGGCGGACGACCGTGTGGCTCTTCCGCTTTCTCGGTGGGCTCGCTGCCCGAGCATCGCGCGCACAGGAGCATGGCTGGATCGTTCGCGTCGATCGGGTCGACCCAGAACGACCAACCGCACCGCTCACACTCGACCTCGACGGTCCCGCGTGGACGGAGGTCATCCAAGATAGCAGCCTCGGGCGTCGCCCTCTTCCTTGAGGGTTCGGCGGTACAGCCGCGCCATGAACGCCTCCGCCTCGTCCCGGGCCATGCCGTGGCCAGTACCGTGGTCCACGAGAACCGCGGCGTACTTGACCGCAGCCGCGACCGCCGCCCATCGGGCCGCTTCCCGCTCCGTCTCCTCGCTCACCACGGCCCCACCTCTTCCTTGGGGTCGGGCGCGACCCCCTGGTCGTACGCGACATCATCGCGAAGGTCCGGCACCTCGCCCTGCTCGGGCTCGAAGATGTCGGAGCGGGCGATGCTCCAAGCACAGTCGGGACAACGGAAGAGCGCGTCCTTCGCCTTGCGCGTCACCATCACCATGACGATGTGGCACGCGGGGCACTCGAACCGGCCCGACTCCAGCTCCCGCTTGGTCGGGCGGTACTGGCGGCCTGGGGCCGTGTGGTAGAGGGCGACCCGATCGACCGCGACCTCGACATCGATATCGGCGCCGCCAAGCCACCGGACCAGCGCGGTCTTGCCGTCCTGGTCGAGCGCGGCGGTGATGCGCCGGTAGTCCGGCTGCGTGATCGCAGGGGTGCCGGCCGCCCCTTTGTGGCACGCGGCCAACACGTTGAACTGGACGTCCCGGTACCGATCGACCTCTTGGTTGAGGTGGCGCATGGGCGAAGCCTACCGCACCTTCGCCGATTTGGCCTTGCGTTTTGCCGACCGTTTTGCCCGTTCGGCCTTCTGGCGGGCGGCGTGCTGGGCGGCCAGCACCGCCCAGCAGACCGGGAGGAACGGGACGCGATCGGCAGGCGCGGCCGTCTCGCCATCGACCACTCGGAGCACGTAGCCGTGCCGTTCCCATCCGACCAACCGCATGACGTGTACGTTGCCCTCGGCCATCTCGCGGGTCGGCCACATGGTCCGCTGGTAGACGTGGTCGCGACCATCCTGGCCCTTGTGCAGGGTCTCGACGAGCCACCGGTCCATCAGAACACCAACTTGTCCGACTCGAACCCGGCCGCGTTCCTGTGGCCCCCACCACCGAACTGCTCGGCGATCTTGGCGACGTCCGGGCCTTCGCCGCGCGACCGGAGCGAGTAACGGTAGCGCCCATCCCCCGCCTGATACCATCCGACCGCCCAGTGGGGAGGCTCGCGGCAGAGCCGGTCGAGCGCCTCCGACATGTTCTCGGTGACGTTGATGACCGAAGACGTGTAGGAAACGAATGCCTCGGTCGGTTCGATCGGGTTGCCGTCGAAGTCCACAATGGCGATGCCGATCGAATGACGACCCCACGTCACGGTACGAGCCCGCCGGACCGCCCGCTCGATCTCCCGCTCCTGGGATTGGAGGATCGCTTCACCGAGGCGGTAGTGCGCACCCCACGTCGCCTCGTCGCTCACAGGAACCCCTACGTACTTCAAGGTATCCCACACGGCGAAGTCGTGCGGTAGCGACCGTAGGTACGCGTTGACCTCTCGGCTCTTCGGCAGCTTCCATTGCCATAAGTCCCGGTCGGCCACGTAGTCGATGATCCATGGACGGGGGCCAGCAGGCACAGGAACGCCCCATCCAGGTCGGCCGTGGAAGTGATCCCAGGCAAGCTGAGCACCAGAAATGCCCTCCGCAATCTTGACGATCGCCTTGGGCCAGGCCCAGTGAGCTAGCCCTGACATTACACGTCTGCGTTCCCAGACCCCAGCACCCCAGGCGGCGGAGAACTGCTCGGCGGCACTCTTGTGATGATCCAGTAGTACGAGCTGGTTAGCCTCGTCGGCCATCTTGTCTATGAATTCTGGCAGGTAGCTGAAGTCCAGGATGTAGACGTCGCGGCCTTGCAGGTCGTCGGGAGGCGGATCGCCGTACGAGACCGCCCGGTACTCGGCCTCGTCGCCGAACTTGCGCCACGCCGACCACGCGGCCGCGAACCCATCCGGGCATCCGGCGTGATAGAGGACGAGCGGTTTCATCATGAACCAAGCCGCGCGGAAGTTGGAAGTCCGAGAAGGACGCGAAGCCTGTGTTGCGCCTTGTCAGCGCCCCACCCACAGCAGTTCCCAGAGCAACCTTCATGCTCCAAGCACGCATCTGACAGCTCGCGGGCGGCGACTTCAATCCGCTCCATCACGGCCGAGGTCTTCTGGACCAGCTCTACTTGCCTGGTCTCTCCCCTCACGTCACCATCCGGCAACCGATCCCACATGTCGCCCGCCAAATTGGCGAAGAACGCGACCGCCTCTTCCTTCGACTCGAACATGCGAGTTGCCGCATCCGGACGGATCCAGCGGTCTTGCCCAACCCCTATGATCATCGGCTGGACAACCGCGTGTCCCATCGCCACCGGCGTGGAAACC